TAAGCTTTCCAGAACCCTTTGGATTAGTAACAAACTTTTCTATAAAGTTATTTAGTAATTTAAATTGGTTAACTGGACCTTTTACTACATCATTAAACTCTTTAGCAACTCTTGCAGTTCTTACTAGGTTTCCAAAGTTCTTTATTCCTACACCTGGAGCTTCTCCATAATGCACATCTGGGTCTTCTGGGTTGTAACCCCCAAATAAAGCAGAAACTGCATTTCCGAAGTTTGATATACTTGGACCTGATTTTAAAAAGTTAGAAGCTATATTTAAATTCCTTTTTAGTTTCTAACCTATAGGAAGCTAAGAATATTCTTTAAATTTTCTCCTTGCTTCTCGTTTTTCATCAGATTCTACTTTAAATTTATCTCCATTTTGTAATTTTATTACCATGTTATATAATAAAAATCAGTTCTTAACTTCTCATCTTTTAAATCATACTTCTTATAATCTCCATTTTGCATATAAACACAATCCTTAGCATAGTCCCATTTAAAGTATCCCTTATAATTTGGAAGCATACCTACTTTGCCTCTCCTTATTAAATATGCAACTTGCTCGAATGTCATTTTGTTTTTCTTTTAATTAATTTCTTTTTTCTGTCTACATAATCTCCTTTCATATTAGATAGTGTAGGGTTACTATCCACAGTTCTATTAGGTCTAAAGTCAAACCCTTTATTTGGTCTTCCTCCATTTTTCAGTCCTAAAATTTTCATAGTATCAAATTATTAAATTAAAAATTAATTTACTTTGGTTATTCTAAAAATAATACTAAGTTTGAGTAGTTCAAAATTCGTAGACAACAATATAAAAATATAATAGATAAATATGCTATATCTTAGTAGTATATATCTTGGACTTCTCATTAATTAAATTAGAAAACATGCAAAGTAATACTAAGGATTGGATTCAGTATGGTTCTGCTATAGCTATGATATTAAGTGCTATTGTTTTAGCCTTTTTATCTTTCTTTGCTATATAGGCCATTGAGGCTAGCGTACTATGGTACGTAGCTCAAGCTCTTGCTTATGCAGGCGGTATTTTTGGTGTAAGTATTTACATTAAATCTAAATTAGGAGAAGCTACAAGTGTAGTAAATTAGAGAATAAGAGAAGAAGTTAGAGATTAGATAGACAGACATTCTAGAAATAATTAATTATGCAAATCGACAAGAAGAATGGAAGTGTATGTTTTTCTGAGAAGGAACACGTATACTGGAATGAAAATGACAATGCTAAGTACATATCTGTAACAACTTTAATTGAGAGATATGCCCAGCCTTTTGACAGGGATTTTTGGTCAGCATACAAAGCTTTAGAACAATTATTACCTGCTTCAGCTTGGGGAATTGAAAAGAAATCGCTGCTTGCTACTCACAAATTAGATAAGGAACTGCTTAGTACTTATGATATTAGTGAGTTAGATTTTAACAAAGCACAACAAGGAATTTTAGATGAATGGGATAAAACTAATAGAGACTCATGTGAGCGAGGAACCAAAATTCATGCAAAACTTGAACAAAGTATGTATGATATGGGTGCTAACGTGTCCTTAAAGAAATTTGGTGTTGGAGGAAAATTTGTTTGTGACAAAGGTCGAACATCTTTAGACTTAGAAAATGGAGTCTATCCAGAATATTTAATTTCTTATTCGTCCGAAGATAAACTACTAAGATTGGCAGGACAGATAGACCTATTAGTTATTTCAGGCAATCAATTTTATATATTGGACTGGAAGACTAATAAGGAAATCAAGACTAAGTCTGGATTTAATACATAGACTAAGAGTAGTGCTAAAATGTTATATCCTCTTAATAATTTAGATGACTGTAATTTCTATCATTATACATTGCAGTTGTCTACATATGCTTGGATGATACAACAAATAAGACCTGACCTACAACTAAAGGAACTTATCATGGTTCACTTTGACCATAATGATAAGCAAACTATTTATCATCTTGACTATTTAAAAGATGAAGTAGAGAAAATGTTTAAGCACTACAAAAAAGAAGTGCAGAAAGAGAAACAAAGAAATAAATACAAAAGAATAGAGTACTAATGGAAATTGGACAAATAGTTAAAGGGCATGTTAATGAAGTCTTGGGACTTAATGAGGATCTAAAAGAAAAAAGAATGAAAATCTGTCTCAAGTGTCCTCTTTATAAGGATACTTTAGGTGGAATATGTAATAGTAATTTATGGTTAAACCCTAAAACTGGAGATGTAAGTACAGAACAAGAAGATGGTTATTATAGAGGATGTGGATGCCGTTTGCAAGCAAAAACAACATTAGCAACAGCATCTTGTCCAGTTAAAAAATGGTAATGTATTATGGAAACGATCAATGGACATGATTTTAACAGTATTCCTACTGAAAAGGAAAAAATTGCAAGACAAGTATCAGATGGACAGCTTTTTTATGCTAATAAACAGTCGGTAGATGATTTAGTAATTGACCAGGCAAAAGCTAAATTTAATGACCAGGTAGAAGAGTATGTAAAGAAACTTGATGATCATGCTGAGCTTCTTAAGAAGTATCAAGAGTCTTTATGTGATGACTTGGAGAAACTTGAAATTAAGGCTATCGGTGCAGGATTACTAATCAAACCGTTTGAGGAAAATCCATTCCAGACTATTAAGAGAGTTGGTAGTATTATTACTGACCTTGGAGGAATGAAACCTACATATAAGAGTCACGAAACTGGTGATGTCGAAGAGGAAGAGCAGTTTATCCATGTAGGTACTGTAATAGATAATGGACCTGCTTGTAAATGGGTTCGTGAAGGAGATATCGTTATGTGGAGAAAAGTATCTGAAACTCCTGTTCCTTTCTACAAGCAAGGTCTAGTACTTGTAAATGAACAGAGCATTATGACTGCTGTAAACCAAGGTCTTACTGCTCGCTTTAATGAATTAAAGAACAATGGATGATAAAGTATATTTTATGCCTGGTGACTTGGTAACTATTAAATAGGACTTACCAAACAAGCCAGTTATGTTAGTAGTAAAGAAAGAAACTTACATATATAAAAACAAAGAAGATTAGAACTTGAAAGGAATCCGTTGTAGATGGTTTACTTCAGACGGAGTACTTCAAGAGGAAGTATTTAATACGAAAGACCTAATTAAAGTAGAAAATGATTAATAAATTTCAACAAGGAGGTGCTGCTCCACAATAGGGTGGAGGCATTTTAGCTTAGATTCAGCAATTACCACAAGAGCAACAACAGTAGATAATGTAGGCTTTTGGTCAATGGGTACAACAAAAAGGAATCGATCCTAGCCAACTTCAAGATCCAGCTGCTCTTGAACAAGCTCTTGGTCAGTTTATGCAAGAAATGCAACAGCAATAGGCACAAATGGCTAAACATGGTGCTAAGCTTAACTACATCAAGAAACTAAAGCATCAGTGTGCTGAAGATGAGGAACTCAAGTTCTTTGCTAAAGGTGGTAATATTGACTGTGGCTGTGTTAAGAAAGATATGAAAGGTGGTAAAGCAGAACCTAAGAAAAACGCACTACAGCAATTTAAAGACAGTAAGAAGCCATCAAAAAAATGTGGTGGTAAGATGAAGAAACATCAGATTGGTGGAACACTAGAGACCCTTAGACAATCTTTGGGGCTCGAAAAAAAAAATAATTAAGAATTAGCAGGGAGGTAGTGTCAATCTATTTAAAAATCCCTTGAAGGAATCTCCTAAAGAGCGATCATAGGTAACTTATAAAACTCCTGAGTTTGTTCCTACTTATAATAAAACTGTTCCAGAAGTTAATGTTATCTCAGCAAAACTTCCTGGTATAGAAGTAACTGCCACAGATTTATCTAAAACATAGAGATTCCCATATGGAGGAATAAATGTTATATCTAAATCTATAAATGGAGGTCTAGATAGAAAACAACGTACATTTATAAATCCATTTGAAAGCAGTGATTTGGTAGCTAGTAAGTAGGAGGGAGGACTTATTGAAAAATCTGATAATACTAGGGTTCAAAAGCCTATTCCTGGAATGATTTCTCCTGATTCAGAAGTTAGAACATATGATAATATTCCAGTAAGAGTTAGTAAGCATTATCCATATCAAGATAAGTATTATCTTGGAAATCCAGCTAGGCCTATGTATTCTCGTGATAAGAATGTAAAGCTTAATGGAATCTATCCAAGTGTGTATGGAGTTGAATTAGACGTACTTGCTCCAGAATATATACAAAAAATAAATGGTAATGATACTACATACTATGTTCAAGGAGGAGATAAGAATTACTATCCAGTAGCAGGATAGCAAGACCGTCCAGCTTTTAGAGAAGCTTTTAAAAATCCAAAGGCTAGAGGTAACAGACCTAATTACTTTGATACACCTGAAAAAATAGATAAGTGGAAGCAAATAATTGCTAATTGGCAAAAATAATGTTACATATTTTCCAGTATAATAATGTTAATGGTAAGGTTGAACTAGAAAAACCTGAAATTCTACTGATAAGTGAGTTTAAGGCACTAGTACAGAAGAGTAGAAATGTATGTGATGCTGATAAAACTGGAGAAAAATGTTTGAGGGCATTTAAAGAATTTACATATATATGGCTTGCACTTGATTGGCAGTCATTATATGCTGGATATACAGAGCAAGAGCGTCATGAAGAAGCTCTAAAAGACTCTGGACTTACAGAGGAAGAATTCAATGACCCTTTGTTTAGAGCTGCTTGTAGAAAGTATCGTGCTTTACAAGAAAGTAATAGAACTATACGTATGCTACATGCAGCACAACTCACGGTAGATAAGTTTATAGACTATTTTAATAATATTGACCCTGAAGAGCGTGATGCTCAAACAGGAAAGCCTATATTCAAGGTCAAAGATATAATGGCAGAAATTTCTAACCTATCTAAAGTACACGAGGAGTTGAAAACTCTTGAATCTGCGGTTAAGAAGGAGATGGAAGAAGCTTCTCAATTACGTGCAGGTGCTGTAGAAGGTTATTTACCAACTGATTTCTAATGGCCGAAGAAGTTAAGAAAAAACGTGGACGTCCTAAAAAGAAATCTGCATTACTTCCAGTACCTGATGAGGTACAAACTATTATATAGGAAGCAATACAAAAAGAAGAAAAGGAAATTCACGAAGAAGTGCAACAGTACGTTGCAGAGGTTAAATAGCAGCGTTCTGAGTGGGATGTTCCCAAGGACGCTGCTATTACTTTTTTTGATAAAAGATTATCTTATGAAATCACTGGTTATAAACCAATCGATGAAAAGAGAGGTTTAGACTTTAGACCAGAGTGGTTTACAGAAGCTAGAGATAATAAAGAGAGGACAGGAAAATACTGTTAGTTTGTTCCTGGCTCAAAAGCATATGCTGATTTCTGGCATGGTGAGTATGTAAAGTGTAGAGAAGGATGTACTATTAATGGTTATACTATTACAGGTCCACATTACTTCTTCCTTAACTACTACCAGTTGCCTAATACAGATGCAGGTAAAGCAGGTAGTTCCCGTGGAGTTATTTACCCAAGATTCTATGTATATCAATATGAGTTCTTTCATTACTATGAGATATGTAGAATTTTACGTAAGAATTGTGGGCTTATGAAGTCCAGAGGTATCGGATTCTCAGAAATCAATGCTTGCTTATGTGCTTGTATGTACTCTACATTTAGAGGTTCTAATACTCTAATGACTGCTGCATCTAAAAACTACGTTGATAAGACACTTGAAAAGATTTGGGGAGAACTTAACTTCCTAAATGATAATACTGAAGGAGGATTCTTCAAACTTAGATAGGTATCTGATACAGCTTATAAGAAGAGAGCCTCATATTATAAAATAGTACAAGGACAGAAAATTGAAGATGGTTGGAAATCTCAAATTGAAGGTATTGTTGCAGACGATGACTCTAAGATAAGAGGTGACCGTGTAGATTTGCTGGTACTTGAGGAGGCTGGTTCTAATCCAAAGTTCAGACGCTCCTTCATTAAAGGTGAAGCTCTTGTATCTCTTGGAGGTAACAAGTTCGGAATTATCCTTGCGGGAGGTACGGGAGGAGACTCTGGTCCTAATCTGGAAGGACTTAGCAATATGTACTATGATCCAGAAGGTCATGATGTACTGCCATTCTTCCACAACTATACATAGGATGGAGATTGGAAGAAGACTTGTTATTTCATTCCTGCTTATATAGCTCTATATAACGGAGACTATATGGATGAAAGAGGTTATTGTGATGCTAAGAGAGGTAGAGAGTATTATGAAAGTGAAAGAAGAAAAAGAGCTGGAGACCCTAGAGGCCTAGTTGAATATTCTGCTGAGTATTGTTTTAATGCAGAAGAAGCTTTCGCTCTTGAAGGAACTAATAAGTTCAATAAAACTCTTATAGCTGAACAAATAACAAAGATTAAAGTTCTTAAAGAAGGTCCAACTATAGAAAATGGAGAATTTCAATTCCTATTTAAATAGGGTACCGACCATAAAAACTTAAGAAATGTATCTGGAGTTAGGTGGGTTCCTGGTAATACAGGATTAGTACATATAATTGAACATCCTATATGGTTAGGAGTTCATGAAGATGAGGAAGGTAATACTATATCATACGGTTAGAAACGTAACCTTTATGTAGCCGGAATTGATGGTATTGATATTGGTATGGACTAGACATCTGATGAAACTAAAGACCCTTCTAATTTCTGTATAGTTATAAAGAAAAGAGCTTTTGGATTACAAGATCCTAAATATGTTGCTTACTATATGTTTAGACCTGATGATGAAAGACAGGCTTTCTAGACAGCTATGAAACTAATGCTTTACTATAATTGTAGAGCTAATATAGAAGCAACTCGTTTGTCTATGTTAAACTGGGCAAAAGGAAATGGATGGGGAGACTATTTTATGAGAAGACCTCGTGCTACATATCCAGAAGCTACAAGAAAAATAGGTAATGCAATTGGTACACCTGCTACTCCTACTATTATTAATCACCAGACGGACCTTATAGCTAACTATGTAGAAGACTATTGTCATAATATATGGTTTCCAGAATTCCTGGACTAGTTAAATAGATACACTGATGAAAAGAAAGGTAAGTTTGATATTATAGCCGCTATGGGCATGGCGGAACTTGCTGATGAAGAGTTAGGAGGAGTTGTTGCCACTGATGTAGAACCTGATGAAGAAAACACATTCCAAGATATAGGTTATTACAGAGATGAAAATGGAATACGACACTTTGGAGTGATACCTAAAGTTCAGTAGCCTAAAGTAAGAGTAATGCAAGAATTTACTAATGAAGTAGTTAACAGAAATAGAACAAGCGATCCTCGAAAGTATACGTAATGTATATTGTGTCGAGTATACAGGAACTCTTGATGTAGAAGAACTTAAACCTGTAGGATATAAGGTACGTCTTGGTATTTAGAATGCCGATAAGCCTATTACAATTATGGCAGAGCTTCCACTCTAGAAGTTTCTGAAGTTCTTTGTTCAAGAGTTAAGAGATAGACATTTAAATGACATCCATTATTACACAGGTTATAGGGTTCCCCCTGATGACTAGTGTTTTGATACAAGCTGTGCATGTAAGAAATGAAAACAGATAACCAATATATAGAAATGACTAACAAAATTATAGCGGAACTAGTCAAACCCAAGTGGGAACTATAGAAAGCATATAACTATTATAATGGAAAAAGAGATGCTGAACAATTCCGCTACTTAGAAGAAAATTATGGAATAGGAAATCCTACTTCTGTAGAGTTCATTCCTCTAATTCGTAAGCACGTGGATGCCTTAGTAGGTGAATATCTTGGTGTACCAATTTAGCCAAGAGTAACCTGCAAGGATACACGTACTCTTAGTAAGATTACTAGAGAGAAAGAACTTAAAATAAAAACTGAAGTATATAACTTCCTAAAGGAAAGATATAAAAATAAGATCCTTCAATCACTACAAGGACCTCAATAGATAGTAGACTAGAGTATAGAAAGAGATATGTAGGAACTTATAGAAGACCTGGATGCTAACTTTGTTTCAGAATATGAACAAGCAGCATAGAATGTAATCCAATTCATTTTACAAAGTAGAGAGGCTGACATTATTACTAAACATAAGATGTTACTTCTAGATCTACTTATAACTGGATGGACATTCTATAGAGTTAAACCTTCTAGTTCAGGTTCTAATGTAAATGTAGAGGTACTTAATCCTTTAAATACATTTATCGATCCTAATCCAGAGAGTCCATATGTAAAACATTCTCATAGGGTTGTAGTTCGTAAATGGCTTACTAGACAACAAGTTCTTAACCAATATGGTGAGCAACTTAGTAAGGAAGACATTGCAACTTTAAAAGAAGCATGGAGAGATACATTTGATAATGATTCATACTATGTACGTTCATTCGCATATTGTGATGGACGCCCTGCTACAGATGGTATACGAGCTGGTAAGGAGATAATTCCTGGATATCCTGTTGATACTTATCATTCTCATCACTTTGAACTCATTCCAGTTTATGAAGTAGAATGGCTGGAAGCTGATAAGGACTTTACTATGTAGAGATATAAGACTACACGTATTGGTGAGAACATTTATATAATTACAGGTAAGGATGATACAGTAGTTAGAAGTCAAGACAATCCTACAGAATGTACACTATCAGTAAATGGAATCTATTTTACTAATAGAGGTACAGAACCTTACTCTCTTGTATTAGCTTGTGCTACTCTACAAGATAAGTATGACTTACTACACTTCTATAGAGACAATCTTATAGCCTCATCTGGAAGTGTTGGTGATTGGATTGATGTATCAGTACTTCCTAAGTTCTTAGGTAAAGACCTTCCTGAAAGACTTCAAAAGTTCTTAGCTTATAAGAAAACAGGTATGGCTCTTATTGATACTCAATAGGAAGGAGGAGCACTTGGCTCATAGACACCTATGAATACTATCTATAATGGATTTGATGATACAGTCAAGTCACAAGCTATCCAAGCTATTTAGATGGCTATTGATTCAGTAGAATAGACAGCCTCATCAATTACTGGAGTATTCCGTGAAAGATTAAATGGAATATAGTAGCGAGATGCTGTTACTAATGTACAAACATCTGTAAACAATTCATTTACTATTACAAAGTAGTACTATCAATAGATGGACTGTCTTACAGAGGAGATGATGTTAGATATACTTAATACTGCTAAAGTAGTATTTAAGAAAGGAGTTAAGGGAGTCATAGTTCTTGGAGACAAACTCCAGAAAGTATTTACAGCTCTTCCTGAACACTTTACAGTATCTGACTATGATGTTCATGTTACTACGTCTACTGATATTATAAAGGATTCTGAATAGTTGCGTGCTCTTGTTCCTGAATTTGTAAAGGCTCAACTAATAGATCCTGAAGTTACTGTGGATATTATGACTACAAGAGACTTAACAGGAATTAAAGCTAGACTACGTAAAGCCTTATAGAAATAGAAGAAGGAAAACAGTCAAGTTCAGCAACTTACTCAACAGAATGAATAGTTGTAGCAACAACTACAAGAATTACAATCACAATTATAGAAAGCACAAGGTCAAGTTCAACAACTTAATGAACGTAAGTTACAAATTGAACAAGACAAGGTTAATAAAGATTATGAAGTTAAGAAACGTCAAGTGGAAGCCACAGATGCATATCAGACTGAGAAGAATCGTATCGAAGATGAACGTACTAAGTTGGAAATTATGCAACTTAATGATGGCAATCCATATAATGATACAATTAGAAAATCATGACACCTAAGAAAATATCGCAATTAGTAGAAACCACAGACTTAAGTTCTTTAGGTACTTGGATTCCTTTATGTTTAAAAACAGCAGGTGATCAGTATGAAAATAGAAAGATATCGCTTAATTCTATTGTAAATAAAATTACTTAGTAGATTCAGCAAAATATTAGTGACAGTTATGACCAAAGTGAACTTGGAATTCTAAGAAGTTAGATATAGACTTTATAGTAGAATTATGATGATTTATCATCTAGATACTCTACTTTACTTAGTAATCTTAACAGCTTAGATTCTGCAGTACGTTCAAGTACTAACTTTCCAGAACATATTATCAAAATATCTAATGGAACTGAGGTTATATATACTGAGACACTTCCTACTTGTATGAACGGTGAAAGAAAGGAATTGTTAATTGTATCTTCACAGTCTGTTGCTCCTATGTACAGGGTTAGACTGATTCCTTCTCCTGTAACAGAAATAAATGGAAGAAGTTTTGTAATAAACTTTAGTGGAACTGTAGATACTAATAATGGACAATTTGTTGGAGGAAGCTATGGAGACATTAAAGCTAATATAGCATATTATATAAATGGAAGTTTATCTCCTTATGTATATGATAGTGCTGTTAAGTTATTTAATGCTGGAAGTATCCAGAAAACTGATTCTACACAATCCTCAGGAACTAAAGCTATAGAAATTACTCCTCCAAATTTGTCAGAAGATATTTAGACTGTAGAAATAAGACTTACTCTTATTATAGGCAGTACAACTTATACAGAATCTACAGCTAATGCTAGTACAACTAGTGCAACTGCACTTTCTAAATTAATGTATAGTAATGCAAGCTAAATGTAAAGTATGTAAGAATGGAGCTTGTAGTATACAAGTAATAGGGTTAGAAAGAGACTCTAACCAGTATCTTGATGAGGAACAAGTAAGTTTTAGAAACTATACTTTTGAACAAACAGTCACTTTAAATAGTGTTACTTCTCTTAATTCTAAAGAAGAAGAAACAAGAGAATAGTATAGTCTTGTTCCTCATTTTGATATAGATATAGATGAAATTGAAATAAAAACAGATGGACTCAAACAAATTGACCATTTTATTATCCCAACAAAAGAATGGCTTGATTATGTACTTGAAAGAGAAATAACTGCACTTGATTCCTATAGTATTGTTTATTATTTTGACAATGATAAGTTCTATAAATATGTTGCAGGCAAAGAAGTAGAAGTAGGAGTTGATGAGATACTTGAAGTAAATCATGAAAACACTACTGTTATCAAAGAGTCTGTGCATATATTCTAGTTATGCCATTTAGAAGAGTGCTTCTTTAAATTATGTATGTATCTTTTAAATAATATTCCATGTACAGATCCTTGTATTACAGATAAAATAAAAGGATTTAAATTGGATATTCTTAATAGAGATATAGTGTGGATGGCTATCAATGCAATTAAATATTGTATTGAGTAGCAATAGTTCTTTAGAGCTTAGAAACTATTAGAGCATATTGAAACATGTTGGGGAATATGTAAAGATACCAATAATATAAATAAATCTAATTATAAAGGCTGTGGATGCTCTGCTTAATTTAAAAAATAAAGTTATTTCAGACTTTGAAAACTTAATAGAGCAACTTGATAGAGGATACACTAATGTTGATTATTGTAAAATACTACTGACCATATCCTTTATTTAGAATGCTTCAAAAATAGATAAAGTAAATAGTTTATATGATACACTTATAAATCTATGAGAAATAAATTTGCTTGTACTGATGACCTTTTGAATTATTTTAAAAAATCAGATTTATTAAAAGGCCTTACTCTTACAGAACAGGCTCAACTTAGAAAAAATATAGGAATAGTAGACTATACAGGAGAAGGTGGACAATCTTCTCCTATTAGTCTGTCCTATACTCAATTCAATGATTTACAGAGAGCTGGGCAGTTAATTACAGGAGCTTGCTATGTTATAAATGACTTTTAGACCATATATAGTTCAAACACTATGAATAGTCTTGGACAATATGTAACTTGGGGCTCTACTATAAATCCATCTTAGGTTTATAAGTTATATGTAAGAGCAATTTCAAATAGAGAATTAGATAAAGAGATATAGATAGAAGGAAAGGAATGGAAAGTAGAATATGATTCAACCTAGAGAGTTCTTTCTGATGGAATAACTACTAAAGGAAGTATTACTTATTTGGAAGATGAAAATGGAAATAGTGCATACTATGATTTTAAAAATATAAAGTGGAACTGGTCTAAAGAGAAACTAAATGAAGCTGGTATTAGAACTACTAAAAACTTAGCTTTGTATACATTCTCTGAAATTATAAACGAATAGGTTTCCGATTCTTCTGAATTACATAATACTAAACACAATATTATAAAGAGAGACTGCTTTAATAATATATTTATAGGAGATACCTACTATAATACTATAGAATAGGAATGCTCTAACAACATATTTGCAAAAGGGTGTCATGATTCTGTAATTAAATGGAATTCAGTTAATAATAGGTTTAATGAACCTGTAACATATTTAACTGGTTCTATCTATAATAAAAACATCGACACTGGTGATACAGTTTTATCTACAGCTATTAGTAAAACAGTACATAAGGTAAATGATGCTACCATTATATCTTTCCTAGATCCAATAACTTATGCCTATCAAGTAGTAATATTATGATTAATTTTACAGATATATCTCAAGAAAATAATCCTAAAATTGATATATAGCGTATAACTATAAGTAATGATGCTCCTTCAGAAGAAATAAGCATAACTCCAAATAAAATAGACATCGTTGAGTCTGAACCTGAATCTGAAGGATGTATATAGGATGAATGTAAACTTTAGATAGGTTGTCCTACTGAATACTTTTCAGTCAAAAATTTATTTTCAGAACTAACTGATGATTATCAAAGAGCTATTATTAGACAAAATCTAGGTATTACTGATAATTCAGCAGCTGTCTGGGGAAAGATTGAAGGTAATTTGATTAATTAGAAGGATTTAGCTAATTTCATATAGAAAACATTACAAAACGACTCAGAAGGACTTTTGGAAAAAATTAATCTCGAATTAAAGTACTGGAGTCGTTAGATAGAAAATAAGATAGAGTCTTTAGCTAGTAATATTACTGAACTTTCAATTACTCCTAGATATGGAATAGTAACAGATATTCCAATTGATATCTTAGTTACTTGGGAGTATGATTAGCCAGTGCAAGCTCAATCTATAAATGGAATTAGTTTAGATACGGAAGTACGTAGTTACATATTTCATAATATAACAGATACTTAGAATATTAGGTTGTCTTATTATTATAACAATACCTGGTTATCTAGAAATACTTCTTTTGTAATTGAATATCCAACGTACTTTGGAACTTCTAATGATTATTTATAGGATTAGTCCACTATTAATAATAAATTTAATGTTAATGCTTAGGAAAATGAGTACATATATGTACTTAGTAAAAATCCAATAGATTTGTCTGTTAATGGTTTAATTGGAGGTTTCGAACAAGAAGGTTATTCTTATATATCTGAGACTAGATATTATGTATATAAGAGTGTATAGCCTAATTTAGGAAATACTACAATTAGAATTCATGATTCAGAATAAACAAGTTAACTTATGGAGAGGTAATTTAGAACCTCCAACATAGTATCATATCTGGTTAAGAAATGAAAGCTAGCTATTAAGATATGATGAAGAATTAAAGGACTGGGTGGTATTCTTAGATAGTTCTAAAATAGGATAGATAATATCTGATTTTATGGACTAGGTTGAAGACTTAGTAAGTGGTAGCATTAATGGTTACTTAGTAAGAGACCACCCAGTTTTAAATGCAAAAGACATAAAGATTACTCAAAATGGTACATATATAAAGATGAATGATACCACAGAATAGGCATTACTAAAACTCGATACTTTACTTACTACTGAAATACTATGAAAAACAGTAAGTTTTTATATTTTACCAAGAGAAGTACCTTTGATTAGCTAGTAAGTGATTTTCCTGCATGGCTGAGTCCAATATGCTTTATAGAGGACACAAATGAAATATGGTTCAATAACCATTTCTTTCAAGCAGGAAATGAAAGGGTAAGGATATCTGAAATGAATGGAGCTGTAACAGTTTCTCTTTCAGATAGCGGGTTTAATCTAGTGCCAGGTTCTTCTAGTATTGGAATTACATCTAATGAAAACAACATAGTAATATCTTGTAATGCTCTTACAAGAATAGATACAGATAATTGGTTAGAATGGAAGAATGATAGATTATATCATAAAGATTCTGGAGTTACACAAGGAACATATGGACAAAATGCTGATGCTTCTGGTGCTAATTCAATAACAGTTCCCAAAATTACTGTAGACAGTAAAGGACATTCTACCAAAATAGAAAATAAGACAGTAACTATTAGAGACTATGTAGAGCAACGTAAGTCTGACAATAGTAATTCTGATAGACCTGTACTTATAGCAGAAAGAGATACTGACTTTGATGATACTAATACAACACGTAAAGGTAAAAACATTACCTACAACAACATGAACCAAATCTTAAAGGTTCCTAATGTTGAGATTTCAGGTACTAAACAACATAGTGTTGTTGTAAAGAATGGAGACTTGGTTGTAGAGGAAGGTATGATTATTGGTAATATTCAAGGTAATGTAACTGGTACAGCTACTCCTAAAATTCACTTATCTGAAAACCCTGATTATGGAGGTGCATCTAAGAACTTATATGGACACGTAAAGTTGGTTGACCAGATGCCAGCTAATCCATCTCCTTCAAGTGATAACCAAGATCCAAATAATTAGGAAGTAGAAGCAAAAGCTGCTTCCCCTTACTTAGTATATAATTATGTATAGGCAAGCAAAATTAAAGTCAATGCTATTAATGCTTCTAAATAGAAGGTTGATATTAGTGACCAATTTGACTTTACTGATGACTTCGTTGTACAAAATTCTAAAATATCAATAAATTGGATTGAATTATGAGTAAACTAATATATGCACATACCTCTGCGCTTGCGGAAAGTACTTTTACAGGAATAAACAATCCTGATCAAACCATGAATGAAGTGTACCGATCTGTTGCTTTTACAGGTGATGGCTATATGTATACTCATGGAAAGAAATTTAGATTATTTAATGTAGATAATGCTGGATTACAAGGCATATCATTTTCAGCTGCTAACGGTACAGTATCATTAAGTATTGATGGTGCTACAATTGGTTCTGGAGATATTATACAATCTATTACAGGTGATGGAATAGTAATTCCTACTACATAGAATGGAGCTACAGCATTAACCCATAAGACTTATATATCTAGTCCTGGTACTTATGGAGCAAATCTACAAATACCTATCATTACTGTTGATGCATATGGACATATTTCTGCAGTATCTAATGGCACTGAAATTAATGTAACTAAAGTTTAGGCTAGTCCTACTACAACTCTTGGTACATATTATTTGACAGGTGTTACGAATGCAAATCTACAAAATCCTGTATACCATACTGGAGCTTACTTTGATAATGCTGGAAATATTTATGCTACAAACTTCTACCTAAATGGAAGTACTCTAAGTACTATATTTGCTCCATTAGCTCACACATCAGTTTTAGCTACTGACTAGGCTCTTGGACATGTATATCTTTATGATACTTATGATTCTGAGAAAGATATATAGTCTACATTTGCAGCTACTCCTAAAGCTGTATATGCAGCACTTACTGCATCTAAAGCATATACAGATTCTATTCTTGCTTCTTAGGATGCTATGGTATTTGTGGGTACTATTACACATCAAGGAGTTATTACTAACCACAACTCAATAGTAGTAGAAGCTACAGATAATACTACAAATGTTACTAGTGTACCTTATAATGCTGGATGGACATTTAGATTCACTTCAGCAGGAACATTCCAAGGAATCGAGGTTGAAGTTGGAGATATGTTAATTGCTGTTAAGGATAGAAATGAAGTATTTGATATTGATGATTGGTCAGTTATACAGACAAATATAAGTGGAGCGCTTACAGCCTCATCACTTTTAAATGGAATACTATATGCTAATAATTCAAGAGCAATACAAAGCTTGGCTTTATCAAATGGAGTTCTTACTTCAAATGGCTCTACACTATCATTTGTAAATAAGAATACATTATGGAGAGATATTCAAGTTAAGGGTGATTCAATAGGAACTAACACACTTAATCTTAAATAGTCAGGCAGTGTAACTTTAACAGTGAATAATGGAGAAGTAACTATTGGAGTTAATGCTTCAGACATTATATCTGGAGGAGCATCTCTAACATTAGTTAAAGGAAATACGTCATTTGTATATTAGCCAAGTGCTAATGCTACTTTGAATGTAGGAAGTAAATTAACTCTTAGATATGATAACGATGATTGCATTTTAGAACATGAGTCAGCTAGTGTAATAACAGGTAAATTAGGTAAGATTACTACTGATGGTTATGGACATATTTCATCAATAGAAGAAGTTACTTCTTTAAAGAATCCTAATGCATTCAAGATTCAAAATGCAAATAGTGATGTTATAACATATGATGGTAGTGATGCTGCAATACTTAAAGTAGTTAATGGCACTGATGTTAATCTTACACTAGCTACAAGTAATGGAGTAACAACCCTGACTCCTTCTATTACACATAAATATAGACCAGTACAATTCTTAGCAACTGCTTCATCTTCTCCTACTAACCTTATTAACACAGGAGATAGCACTACACTAACATTAGTTGGAGGTGAAAATGTATCACTTAGAAATACTGCTTCTAATGGAGACCCATTATCTGCTGGTACTTTGGTTATTGATGCTGAAGATACTTGGAGAGCAGTAGAAGCCTATAAGTTTGTCAGCAATGTAATGTCTAGATCTTCAATAGGAGTTGCTACACTTAAATTTAGTAATAACTTTATATGGACTGATAATGAAATAGATTTATGCTGGACTGAAATAGATGAAGAAGGACGAGTAACATATGTAAAATAAAATGGGAAAACTTACAGCTATTAAAACCAAAAGTATATTTCAATCTCTGTTAAATAGTTCTAGCATAAATGAACACAATATACACTTTATATTAGATACAGGATAGATATACACTCATGGAATTTATATAAATGGAGCTGCGTATGGAACAGAAGTTAATGGAACTATAAATCTCTCTATTGCTGGAGTTACTAAAACCTTGGCTCTTTCTACACATACACACTCCACTTATTTAGAAAAAGATTCCAATATAGATATAGGTTCTTATATTATAAAGTCTGGAGACAATGAACTCCTAAAATGGTCTAGTAATAAACTTATTTTAGGAAGTCCTACTTATATTACAGGAACTGCACATACAACAAGAAATAGTACAAATTATGATGTTCTAGATACAGGTAATTTTAGTGTTGAGGCTAAGACCAGCACTAATATTCCTCTATAGAATGTTGCAACAATAAAATATGGAGGTTCTACTTTTTAGATAGATTATGTAAGAAGAATTAACGGAGTATATACATTTGATAATATTACATATACATCTGTTGGCACAACTAGTGTAAATAACCAATAGTATGGTATTATTACAATGTATACTGATGGTACCACTCCAGCTTCTTATGCATAGATAAGAGCAGACATTCCAAATGGAAAACTTGAATATAGAACAAGTGGTTCTACTGCTTGGAAAACTATAGTAACTGGTGCACTTCCAACTGTATTTGTTGGTTCGGGTAGTAATCATGCTAGTGGTCTTGTACCTGACCCAGGAGCAACTGCTGGAACTACTAAATTTCTATGTGAAGATGGTACTTGGCGTACTCCATCTTATACAAGTGATACAAACACTTGGCGTAAGATTTTGGTAAATGGTACACAAAAATTAGGAGATTCTATAACTACAGGAAGTCTTGATATTATTAATGGTACTAACACTACAGTTGAATGGACATCAGCAAATAAACTTAAAATAAATGCTACTGATACTTGGAACGCTAATGCTTTAGGAGTAGCGGGTTATGTAGCAGCACCTACTAGAGAAGCTAATGCTAATATGACTTGGTAGACTGATGCTGATGGTAATCCTGCTTGGAGAGCATCTAATAATCATAGTCATAGTTATTTACCTTTAAGTGGTGGTACAATAACGGGAATTATAACCCGTGATGCGGGGGGTTCTTGGATTTATGGTCGTGATAACGCTATTATAAAAACAACACGTACAAGTAGCGAGGGTGGTGATTGGCATCCAGCAGTAGCAGTTAAGACAAGCATAGGTTGTTGGACTTTTGGTAGTGTTGGTGGTGAGCATCTTGGTTTCTCTTATGATACTGATTCGGATTATAATGTTGGCAACAACACTTCTACTGTTATAAGTCTACCTACAGCAGGAAGTAGTGGCACGTTAGCTCTTACATCGCAGATACCAACAAACAATAATCAGTTAACTAATGGAGCAGGATATATTACGTTATCAAATGTAAAGGGAAACTTCTCTTCTTGGGATAACTCACCAATGAGTTGGGGCACTCTTACTACTGCAAATGGATATACTATTGGTGTTCATGCTTCATCTGAAGATGGGGGTGATTGGGGTATGACATATAAAGGTGGTCAAATCTCTATGCAACTTGATGGCTTCTTTTATCAAAACGAAGGCCAATATAGAGTGCTTGACACAAGTGATATTGGAGTAAATATAGCGTCACAAAGTGCACTAAGTAGCTATCTGCCACTTAGTGGTGGTACGATGACGGGTGACTTGAAAATTGGTGGTTCTTACAATCTCTATCATTCGGGCGTTTGGGATAATGGTGTTATTGCGGGTGCTGATGGACACGACAAGGTAGTACTTACATACTTAGCATCTAGTACCAACGGAGCTGTAATCGGTGCTCATAATTCTGCTCTAGGCAATTGGGCACCTCTCAATATTTCTGGTACTACTCTGATATTTAGAAGTAGCGAGACAGAAAAGATGCGTATGGATTCTAGTGGTAATCTTGGTATAGGTACAGACAGTCCAGGATATAAACTTGATGTAAATGGAACAGCTAGAGTAAGAGATAGTTTGATCGTATCATCAAACAATTCTACAGGAGGAGGTATTATATTAGCAGATGATGGAGATATTGTTGATTTGAATGATGCTTACTGTACTATGAGATTCTCTTATGGCGTTAGAATTACTAATGCAAATAGAGGAGGTAGTACTGTACATGAACTTAACGCAAATGGTAAATTGTATAATTATGGACTTTATCATTTATCTTATGGATCTTCGGATTATTTCTTAACATCAGATGGTGGTGCAAAACATTGGTCATGGTTAGATAATTATTATCTTAGATTATTTAGAAGAATAAATTCTAGTGGTGCTTCTACTAATTCTGGAACTATTCCACCATCATTATTAGAATTCAAAAGTGGATATCCTTTACATACTGATCCAGAATTTGCATCTGGTTATAATGATATAAATATTTATGATAACAATGGAAGCGGTAATACATATTTAACAAGAGAAATAAGTTCTAATTGTGGTAATTCATCAGGATATGTTATTAAAGTAACTTCTGGATCAGGAGCATCTCCTGGTTATGGTGGATGGTATTTTGGTGATTAGTGTACAGTTAATACTGATATGACTTGTATATTTAGAGCTCTTATACCTGAAGGTGTATCTGTAGAATGGGCATCTAACTCAATTGGTTCTGGTGGTACTGGATATTGGTTAACTAATAATGTTGGTACTGGTAGATATGAATGGTATGCATATCATGTTAAATGTGGTACTGGTAGTGAAGCAAATACATTCTTCTTCTATGTTACAACACCATGTACTTGGTATTTATCATTTGCAAATACATATAGAAATACTTGGGCTAATTATGATGGATTAAGAACAAGATATAGTGATTATGCAAATAGTACAGGCAATGCAGACACTGTTGATGGTTTACATGCAAGTGACTTTATAAGAAATCTTGGAGGAGACGGAGGTTCTATTTCAGGATTTTATAATACTGCGGCTAGTAATAGAGACTTTTATTGGGGGTTTAATGGTGGAGGATCAAATACGTATGCTGTTCATTGGACAAATTTATAGGCTGGATATGCTAGTAATGCAGATACTGTAGACGGTTATCATTATAATAACTTACCGTATTTGCCTATATCTGGAGGTACTTTGACCGGAAATCTTTCATTTAGTAATAGTGGTACTGAATTTAGAGGTATAAATTATGGTACAATGGGAGACAATGACCAATGGCGTATAGGAGGTGCTGCAACGGCATCAAATTCAGGATACATGGAAATCGCTACAGCAGACGATGGAACTGAACCCATATACGTTAGACAATATACAGGAGTATTTTCATCTTTGACAAGAACTCTAACTTTGTTAGATGCTAGTGGTAATACTAGTCTTCCTGGTGATTTATCATGTGGATCCATAACAACTAGTGGAGTAACAGCAAGTGGTACCTCAAATAGACTCACATTTAGACATTTAGATGGATAGAATTGTGGAGGAGATTATGGACTGTATTTATAGTATCATACAGGAGCTACAATATATCTTGGAGGTAGTAGTTATTATATTACAAATAGTGGAAGTTACTATAATGGTACAAGCGCTTACGCTAATAGTTGTGCTTGGGGAAATGTAACAGATAAACCATTTACTGGAACTACATTCAACTCTGGAGATAATTCTAATCATACACATGATTGTAATGAAGCTTGGCAAAATGGGCATTACTATTATTACTCAAACGGTCCCAGTGGATTAGGAGAGTCAACTGGAGATGGAGCATTATATGTTTAGAATTATTCATCATCTTGGGTTGGACAAATAGCACAGGATTATAGAAACGGAAGACTGTTCATGCGCGGAAAAAATAATGGTTCTTGGACAAGCTGGATGGTTAACCTTGATAGTCAAAATTATTCTTCTTATACAGATGGTCGCTATTTAAGATATGAAGGTTGGTGGAATGATGGAAGTGGTCAAAATGTTAATGATTCATGTGGAATGAACTTCACATATACTAGTCATGGAGCTCCTCATCATTGGGGAACTACTGTTACTTTTGAATGTGATAGAGGTTCATCATATAGATTACAATTACATGGAACTGGCGATAACTATTTATACTTTAGAAACAGAAGTGCAGACTATGGTGGATGGCATTCTAGTGGATGGAAGCAAATTTTAACCAATCAAGATACTTATGTTGCAAGTGACGGTACAAACAGAGGAATAATAAATGGAACTGAAGTTGCTTCTGCTAGACATTTATTAATTAATGGTGTTACATGGAACAGTGACTGGCATTGGTCTGGTCAAAGTGGACAACCTTCGTGGTTATGGGGTAGTAATGACGGAGTTAATATGTATGTATGGAATCCAAGTAACTTTAGTGTAAGTTATGCGTCGAGAGCAGCTTACTTAGATGGGCATGGTACAAATCCAGATAATTCTCATCCTGGATATGGAGCAAGAGTTTTTTATTCTTGGAATATAGGACAGGCTGGTAATTCATCTGCAGGATATTCGAATGGTATAACAATAGGTTCACATCCTAGTGATCAAGCTTATGGATTTCAAATAGTCCAAAATATGTGGGATGACAGAACTTACACTAGAAGATACAATGGTGGATGGCAAGAATGGAAAACTTTAGCTTGGACTTCTGATCTTAATGGTTACCTTGCATTATCAGGTGGCACCATGACAGGAGTTCTATCTTTAGCTTCAAATAGATATAGTAAAGAATCTGATTATGCTCTTAATCTTAATAACTCTGATATAGTTGGAGTAAATAGTATTTGTACAGCTGACTTATCAGATGAATGGGGAGAAGGATTCCAATTTAAACGTTCTAATGGAAACTGGGATTCATTTAGAGCTGCAGATGGCACATTCTACTTTGCAGCTAATAGTGGATCTGAGAAGGATACAGCTGCTATTTGTAGTGCCTCAACTAATTTAAATGTCGTTTATTCTAATAGATTACATGGTGGTAATAATAATAATCTATGGTTACAATCCGCTAACAATGTTTATATAACTCCAAGTTCTGCAAGTATTGATGGTAATAATTGTATAATATTTGGTACTAATTATATGCATATAAAGGGCACTACTAATGCTACTATGACCTCTTCTTCAAGTAATCCACGTATACTATTTTCTGAAAATGGAGACTAGCCTGTATTTTTAACTTATACTGATTATGATGCATATCGTAATCCTGCAGGCTTAAAAGTAGTTGGAGGCACTGATGCTACTCCAGCTTGGTTTGAGGCAGAAGGTAATATGTATGCAACTAATTTCTATACTACATCAGATCGTAATAAAAAGAAAAACATAACTATATTATCAGAACATATCCGCAAGTTTACATTGAAGGATAATAATAAGGATATGTATGGAGTGATTGCTTAGGAGGTTCCCGAAATGTTCCGTGAAGGAGAGGAAGGAAATATGACTGTTAACTATAGCTCTGTATTGTCCTATTATATAGGTCTATTAGAAAATAAGGTAGAACTTTTAGGAAAAGAATTAAATGAGTTAAAACAAAAGTATAATAATTATGACAGAACCTTCAAGTAATTAGATGTGTACTTTACAGTTACTACATCAAGAAAACCTATTATATACGAGCGATGCCTAGATGGCTGCTGAAGATATTTGGGGCACTTCTAATGCTTCATATAATGCATAGCATAGATTATTTACAAAAGCAGATTATGTTAGAGGAAATGATTGGTATGCATCCAATGTACTATCAGGATATAGTGATAATCAATGTATTCCTTTCAGTGTTTTTAAGAACTGGAATTGGTCTCAATTTGGTAATAATACAATGAATTTTACTAGGAACTTAGGTCTTAATACCGGTGGAACTATAAATGTTTATTATTATTCTCCTAATATTAATTTAAAAGTATGGGAAGTTAGCTGGTTATACAAAGGCGGATTATCTGTAGTAAATTGGAATGGTGATAAAGACAGACCTACTGGAGTATGGCAATGTGCTATTGGTTCCCCTAGTACTAATACTGTTCTTTATCAACATACATACGGTTATGGAACATCTAAAAAAGTATATAAGCCATTAAGTTATAATTATAGTACAGGATGGGTGCATTTATTCAGTACAACATGGGGTCATAATGGTCCTCTATATCCATATATATCTGTATGTATGTTATTTAATGAAACTGATTATGGCAGTGCTTATAAACGTGAATGTTCTATAGATGGAGTAGCAGGTACAGGAGATAGATAGTTAAGAACTCTTACTTCTACTGCAGTTTCTTTAAATATTGGTGGATATACACATAGAATGTATTCTATACATGATCCAGTAGCTATCTCAAATAACTCAACTGCTAACATTTATATATATACAGATCCAGTATAATTCTTTAGTTAAAATTTAATAACTTATTTTGATTTTAAAGAATTAATGATATCTTTAAACAGAGTTTAATAAAAAGTAAATACTATGATTGAAATTACTCAAACCTCTCAAAATTATACTGTAACTAATGAGTCTGGTAATTACAAACTCACTATGACTGCTACAGTATCTAAAAATCAGACTATGCCAATGACGGCTAATGGTACTTTTACAGATACAGAAGGTTTACATCTTGGTAACTTTAATTATTCAGAGGATGTAAATGGCAAAGTAAGTAAGAGTATTTATGGTATAGATAAACAGAACATGAGTGCCCTTGAAACACTCTTAGATGAAACTATTACTCAATTTAATGCTAATGTAAATGACGACGAATGAAGCTTTAATTAAACAAAACTTTATTACAAAGATTTTGCTTAAAAAGGATGACAATGAACTTTCTAAGGAATTGAAAGTTAAAATTATGGGTATGAGAATCAAACTCGGTAAGGTTAGAAAAGAGTTTGATGAAGATGTACAAGAAGCAGTTAAAGGTTTTACTCCAGAAGGATTTGCCGAACTTGCTCAAAAACAGGATAAAACAGAAGAAGAAGTTAAGAATTTCGAAGAGATGAATAAGAAGATTAATGATGAGTATCAAGCTTACATTATTAAGAGAGGTCAGGAAGAAGTGTCTATAGATGCTAAATTAACAGAAGATGAGTATAATGAGCTTATCGAAGTTAATGCCGATAATAATGTTGAAATTAATGGCCAAAAAATTAATGCCGCAGACTTCTTGGAAATTCTTTATACTTTATTTGTCGAAGAATAAAATAAATAGGCGGGCAGTTACTGTCCGCCTTTTTTCTTATGAATCAATATTTAGAAGTTATTTCCGAATTTAGACCTAAGAATGGTCAGAAATTTGCTATAGCTGATGTCAATGACTTACGAGGTGGATACATCTAGGTAAATACTATTGAAGAAATGAATGCCTTCCTTCTTACTAACAAGTTAAAGTATGGAATGCTTTGCTATGTTAAGTATGTAGAAGATACAAACCATATGTTCATTTATAGAGGAGAATGGGAAGTATGGGAAGGACAAGGTGGTTCTGGAGGCGGAGGTGTAAATCTTGTAGTAGTTGAAGACCTTACCGAATTGGAAGGTAAGACTGCTTTACAAACTAAAGGACAGCTTATATATGTTGAGTCTATTGATGACCTTAGATATTGGAATGGTCAATACTGGGAATCATTTAGAAAGATATATATTTAGGATACACCTCCAGAAGACAAAGGTGGAATATGGATTGATACATCTGAAAAAGGATATACTTCTAGCTCAGATGTTGTACAAAATATGTTAGCAGTAATATCACTGCTGTAGCAAAGAATTAAGAGATTAGAATATTTTTATAAAGAAATAGATCCTGGAGACTTTACTAACAACCAAAGTACTTCATTAGATGGTTAGCCATCTTAGGAGCCACAATACGGAACCTCAGTAGAGGAAGATAGTGCTACTCAGCAAGAAAATATGTAGACTGAGCCAACAGAAGCTGATGAACCTACAGATATAAATGATAACTATTCTCCAAATACTAAAGTACTTAAAGTTAAAAGTGGTACTTAGGCTTACATGAAGGCACATGCAGATGTATTTGCTGAGAGAGAATTGCTTTGGTGTTATGATACTCAAACATTATGGATTAAAGACCCAAAAACATTACAATTAATAAGAATTGGAGCTACTTCAGGAAGCGAAGAAGATCCATAGCTAGACGATATTATGGACGGTATTATACAAGAAACTATTAGTAATTACAAACGAATTACAGGTATTGAGTTCGTTGACATGAAGAATAACCAAGACCTTTATATGTTAAGAGTAAAGGATGGCAATCTTCACTTGGTAGATAAGACACATAAGGTACTTAGAACTGAATAGAAAGTACTCTCTTCTGGATTATATAGTCCATTGTATTATCCTTTAAATGAGCACTCTTCAGTTGAAAGTCCTTTTGTATATATAAATATGGTATATTGTGGAGGAGATTCAGACAAATACAGTTATAATCCTGTATCTCACAACTTTATAGAGCTCTGTAATATATCTACACAAGATTTAAACTTAAATGGACTTTATCTACACTACTCAGAAGGAACAGCAGATGCATCTGGAAGAAAATGGATAACTCTTCCACTTACAGGGCATATACCTGCTGGTAAAACATTCTTAATTAAAGGTGCTCCTTGTTCTGTAGATAACTCTAATACAACACTTATTCACGTTGGAGAGCCTGATATGTATTGGAATTATGAAAGTACTAAGAACCCTGAAGTACTTGAGATTCCTGAGACATCAGAAACAGATGCACATTCTGTTTGGGATGAGAATAAACTTTTGAAATTAGCACATTCTTGTTCTATTTACTTGAGTGGAGGTTTTGAAGAAGTTACCCAAGAAGATTATAATCTAGAGCTAGCTACTCCTTATGATTCTTCTCCACTAGTTACAACCCAACTATTTAATAAGGGAAATGTAGCTAAGTATTTCATTGACTTACTTGGTATAGGAGAGGGAATGGAAGCCTGTGGTTCTCCATTTAATAATGTAAGAACTGGACTTACTCCTAATAACTGTCTCATATTTAGATACTTTAATATGGACCCTGTTAAGCAGGCTCTGAAAGCTCCTTCAGCACTAGATAATAGTAACAACCAGCAATGGACATATTTTAACTTAGCTAATATAGCTCCACAAGTAGATATTCAAAGATATACTCCAAAAAATTCAAAACAGAATAAGAATATATTCTTCAATAAAGCAATGCTTACTGAAGGACCTAATGTAATTACTTGTTCTTTTGGATTTAATGCACATACTACTCGTTGCTTTAACTGGTTATCTAAAGGATACTATGATGAGTTTATAAAGATATGGCCTGTCGGAGAATCTGAAGACAATGCAGAAATCTTTGAATCATTTAAAGAGGGAGATAATCGTGACGGAAATGGTCGTAATTGGGACAATCCTATCTATAATAGAATAAGAAATGTGGCAACTTCTGGTGAAGACTACACTGTACATAAATTTATCCATGATTTCCCTGAGCCAGTAGATACTCAAGTCTATAATTACAAAGTAGGACGTGATGGATTCTGGTCAGATGTACATCAATTTACAATGCGTAACAGAGACAAAGTAATTGAAAGAGGATTCCAATTCATACAAACTACTGACCAACAAGGTTTCCATGATGAAGAGTATGAAACTTGGGGTGTTACTTCTGAGTTTATTAAGGCTGATGGAGAAAATAATCCTGCACAGGCATATGAATGGCAAATGAATACAGGTGACCAAACACAAAATGGTAATAGACTTAATGAGTGGCTTGCTTTCTATAGATGTGGTAAGAACTTCTATAAGAATATAGAACAAATGTTTACCATTGGTAATAATGACTTGTGTTCTGCTGATCCAAAAGTACTTGGAACTGGAGAAGACCTTAATAAAGTAAACCCTGAGAACATTAATTTCTTCTTCACATTTGAATTTCCTTATGATATTCCTGAAGTAGATAGCACTGGTAAATATATTCCTTCTGTATATTCATTTATATATGGAGATACTTATTTCCTATGTATGAATTCAGAGTTTACACTTACTACATAGCAAGAACTTTACGGAGTTGATAGTAGTTATAGTGTTGACAATGATGCTTCTGGACCTAAGGGTATATATAGCATTATTAAACAATGGTGTGTTAATGACCTACAACATATAGATAATAAGATAAAATGGAAGATTGCATTTACACATGATAATCCATTTACTTTGCTTACCAAAGCTCAGATTTATGGAACATCTAGTGGTGATACTGTTAAGTACAATTACTTAGGAGAAGATATGCAAACTGAGAATATATCTTACAGTAGAGGAGGTTCTCATCTAAATTCCGTAGGTAATTATTGGTTCAGTAAATTCTTAGAGGACAATAACTTTAGACTCTGTATAGGAGGACATAAACATACATATACCTGCTCTCGTCTTATGAGAGATAATCCTGACAACAGAATGAAACCTTATGTATATGATCCAGATTATGATGCTTAGAGTCAAACCTATCCACAGTGGTACAATTCTTTAGGAGATGCTAAAGAACATCTTATACAGTTTGGACCTCTTAAAGATTAGAATGACCATGAGCTTACATATGTTAGATATGTAACATTGTAGGCTACTGGATTTAAGACCACATCAAATAAAGAACTTCCTACAAGAAATATTCCTTGGTTAGAAGCATATTATCCAGCTACTGGAGATGCTCCTACTACTGATAGATTCTCAGCAGATAAAAAGAATGGAGGACAAAACTATCCTCACTATATATTATGGAACATAGGTAAGGGTACTGAAGTTAAAAATCCTACAGGTTCTACAACAGAAAGAGATAGAATTCTTGGTAGAGTATTTAAAGTACAGCCTTCTACTAATAGAAAGAGTGGATGGACTTACTCTTATAATATTCCTTATCCTGCAAACGTTCTAGAAAAGATTCCTGGTAATGGATAGGATAATCCTTCTAATAATATCATAGTGGAATTAAGCTATGATACAGGTGAAGAGCCAAGTGGTGGGGATGACCCACAAGAAGAAAATAATGTATATTCGGTAGTTAACGCAGAGTTAACAGGTAATAACGGAGAACAAGTAACCTTATTAAATAATAACTAATGGCAGTAACTAAGATACTAGTGGATGGAGAGGAAATTAAAAACCTCTCCACTCCAGTTAGATACACGTTAAAAGGTAACGGAAAACACAAAGTGCAATATGTAATGGACACTGATACAATTAAGGCCGAAGCCTTTAAAAATTGTAATATTGAAAAAATTACTATTCCACATACAATAACAGAAATTAAGTAGGATGCCTTTAAAGACTCTGATGTTATAGAGGTAGTTCTACAAGGAACTTAGAAGAAAACACTAGCTGATGGAGTAATACCTCAATAGGCAACTCTTATAGCTAGTCATGAAACTGTAGGATATTATAATAAGTTTAATGCTCAAGAAGCTACATCTAAAACTAAAGACTTTGTCTCAGACATACCTGTAGGGTGTGTTCTTTACGAGCGAAGTAATGGAGAACTTTATACAGCAGAATACGATGAAAATATAACAGACTTAGCTCTTGGAGTTTGTGTTATTCCAAAGGGTATGTTTGATGAACATGCACATTTTATAGGTTTAGAAAATTTAGCTTATGACAACACTGATGGTCACGTAAAGAGCTGTGAAGACCATTATGAAGAGTGGTGTATGTTTGCACCTAAACTTGATAATATGCTATGGCATCAGGATAATATAGAATGCTATTCATAGATACCTTATACTGGACTACTATATCACACAGGTGAGTACAATGGACCAATTCAATATGATACTGAGGACCAAATGCCAGACTTAGTTAGTACAAATAAGCCATCTGGCAATATGAGCTATACAGAAAACGTAGACTTTAGAAGTGGATATGATTTACTTGGAGTCTATGATTGGAGTGAAAAAGGACATACTCCTTTTGTAGAGTGCTGTATGGATGGTGACCCAGTATATGTTTTACCTGGAAGTAATAGTATGAGCAATCCTTATTATAGAGGAAGTTATTATGCTCCATAGACTATTCAAGTACAGGCTACTTCTGATTAGTCAGATCATAAATATCAGTACAGTAGACATTACTATTCTCCCTGCCCTTACATGCAGGTATCTGCAAGTGATGAGGTAACTGCTAACCCAGTACTTATTAAAGAGTTAGCTCCTTCCCAAAACTTACAGAACTGTAAAGGTAATCCTTATAGATTCTATGGTTCAGCTAATGAGTTCTTAATTCCAAATATTATTAGTAGATGTACTAAACCACAAGTTAATACAAATGGAGATTATTATACAGTATGGCAAATGGGAACTGCAGATGGAGGCACTCCTACATTCTTCCCAGCTCCTTATTTATGCTATGAATATGCTCCTGGAACTGGTGGAACTCAACACCAATGGGCTCTTGGTACACCACTAGAATGGATATGCGCATTTACTAAGATAGCTAAGATTTAGAATGTTCTTTAGAATCTAAAATGCCCATTACTTCCAACTAAGCCTGCTGATCTTATATAGGCTAGAAACTTTAATGATTATCATAGTTCAGATTCAGGCTGGTATTGGGGAGGACTTATGGTTAATGATGGAAATTGCTTCCTATTTGATGGTAATTCACAGAGAGTTGAGAGCATGATAACAACTAACCAACCAAGATTAAGTACAAGACCTTTTATTGTAATATGAGTAAAATAAAACATTGGGACGAACAAACCCAATAGTGGGTAATTGATGGAGCCTCTAATGCAGCTAATATTGAACTCTCCAATCCTGGATTTGTAAACGAGGATGGAGAGTCAATATCAGTTGACGAAGGCTTTACTAAAATTGATAATAGATTACACAAGATAGAACAGAATGTAGCTTGGATTTACCAAAACGGAGCCAAAGGAGGTTCTGGTGGAGGAGGTGGTGGAGGTATAGACTCTACTGCTTATGCTATTGACATAGAGGAAGGTTCTAGAGTATATACTTCAGGAACTTCTGTTACTATTCATCTTACAATTACAGGAGGAAGTGTTAAGAAAACTTTCCAAGTAGTTGTACAGGATGATAATGGTAATACCAAAGGAACATATGTAGTTACAGGTCTTACTCGTACAGAGATTACTATAAACAATCTTAGTGATACAAGTAACCACTTAACTATAAATGCTAATTCTGGTTAGAATTATGCTACACCTACAGCTATTACTGTTATAGCAGGAGCTATTAAACTATCTCAATCAACAATTCCTAATAGCACTATATATCCACAAAACACAGTTGGATAGGTAATTTTAAATGCACAAAATAGTACTGATAGTGCTCTTAACATAATAGTGCTCTGTAATGGGCAATAGATAGATAATTTCGAAATTCCTCAAGCTAAAGAAACTCAGTTTAGAATAGACTCAATAATTGCACTACTTGATGAATCTAAAACCTCTTCAATAGGTGAAACTTTTGTATTTGAGATTTATGCTAGAGGAGTTCTTAATGATAATATACTTCAATCAAATACTATTAGTTTTAGCTGTACTATAGTATAGCCAAATACTTTGTATATTCTTACATATGGAGTAGATAAAAGTACTCCCACAAATAATGGAGACTTAGAGCAACTTTCTAAGTTTGTATATGGTAATAGTATATAGTTTAATTATTAGCTTACATACTCAAAAGTAGCTTTCTCTTACTATAATATCTACTATACAGTAACTCCTTGTTATTTTGAATCTGGAGTATTAGTAACAGATGAATATCACCAAGTTAGTGGTGCTATAAATAGAGTAGCAAAAGATTAGAACTAGCAATTCTTATTTAATACTTCATCACTTCCTGATGATACTATCTATAATACGGGTTCTAACCAATTTAAATTTGTAAAAGTAACATTACATGCTGTATCAGTAGATACTGATTCTATTGAGGACTATAAGACATTGTACTTTACATTGTCAGAAGCTACAACTAAATATATTACTGCTACAAACTTTAATAATAGTTTGATTGCTTACTTTAGTCCTGTAATGGGCGTTCCTAGTGACACAACTTGGAGATATGACAATAGAAACTCTAAGTTCCCATATAGTAGTCAAGGAGCAGTTCAATAGAGATACATTTCCCTACTTGGACATAACCTTAACTATTTTATGTCTTAGACAGATATGTAGGGTATACACCTTACAGGTCAATCTTGGGCAGACCTAGGTATTAATCTGTTCTCGGACGATGATAATGAAGTTAACTTATTTAAAGGCAATGGATGGTCATTATCATTTACATTTAGAACTGATGCTAATGTTGATGATACCGACGTAGTTGTAAGTATGGGTAAGTACAGAAATGGATAGTTACTTGCTGGCCTTGAAATTACTGCCACTAAAATTACATATGCTGTTCAGACTACTTAGTATGAAAGAAACATTACTAAAGGTGATTTGATTACAATTGACTTAGTAGCTCAAAGATATGTTGGACCTGGTGATGTAGAAACTAATCCAACTCACTGGTTTATTAAAACTTATCTTAATGGAGTACTATCTCTTATTACTAGTCATACACAGAACGAGATATTTAATACTGATAATAGTGGTGCATATGGATGGTACTTTACTGATTATATGCATCTAGGAGGAAGAGTTATAAATGGAAGTATTGAAAATGCTGCTTCTGTACATATTTATGATATAAAAGCTTATAGCTCTGCTCTTTCCGACAATGAGATTATTCAAAATCAGGTTTCTTCTTACATATATTCAGAACTTGGTCCTAATAGTAATCCTGATATGTCATTATAGAATGAATTACTGCAGAAGAACTTTATTGAAATTGGAACTGATGGTAATTATCATAGCATTCTTTTTGATAGCTAGGACGAGACATAGTATAAAGATGCAACTTCACTCTTAAATAGCTTAGTAAGTGCTTTAGCTGAATCAAGAATACCTTATCCTATTGTAGTAGTAAACCAATTAGAAGCTGATTCAAACTTCTTAGGTATTACAGAGTCTAAATTTAATGAGGATCTTAAGGAGACTGTAATGAATTCAAGATTCTCAATTAATATAGACTACTACACTATGGGTAATCAAACTCCTACTCGTATTTAGAATCAATCAGGTACTGGTATGAGTATAGGTATCCAGGGTACATCTTCTCTTAGATATAATAGTAAGAACTATGAAATCTATATGGGACAAGATGACATGGGTAAGGATGTGCTTGTTCAGATGAGAGAAGATTGGCTACCAGAAAATCGTTATACTCTTAAGGCTGACGTTATGGACTCTTCTCATGTTAATAACGTACTTATTGGTAAAATTATTAATGGACTTGTAACTACTAAAGACTCACAAGGTAATGAAGTAGCTATTAAACCTCTTGATAATACACCTCCAATGTCTAAGAGTGGATATGCTTGGGCTAGTAAAGTTAAGCATACATCTGAAGGTTATCCTTGTATCTTGTTTATAAGATTTAAGGCTACAGGAAGTAATACATACAATACTCGTTGTATGGGTATTTACAACTTTAACTTAGGTAGATATGCTTACTTTAACTTAGGTCTAAAACTATTATCAAGTGTTACATATGCAGATACATCTGAAACTTATCCAAGAATGATTTCTGATTATACAGAAAATCTAGAAATTGAGGAAGGTGCACCTGTATATTCTATGGAAGTATAGGAGAACAGTGCCATAGCAATGTTTGACTAGGCTGATCCAGATATACTTGGTGAAGGTGTATTTGAATTCCCTTATAATAGTGATGGTTAGGGTATGACTAATCTAGGTAAGCTTCTCAACTTCCTAGCTTCATTTGGATATAATATAGAAACTGATAAAAAAGTATATATTGATAATGACTGGAAAACTCCGAAACTTAAGAAGATTAATGGTACATGGTAGGAATCAGGTCAATATTATGATAGCTTTGACCCAGTAAACTATGTAAAATCTACCTTAGATTTACATATGAACTGGAATAATATGGTAGGATACTATATGATTGCTATTGTATTTGGACTTGTAGACTCTATGGCTAAGAACTTAACTTTACGTTCATGGGGTAAATCTAGCTCAGGAGATAACATATGGTATATGTGCTTCTATGATATGGATACAGGACTTAGACTTAACAACGTAGGTGCTGAAACAGTTCCATACAATGCACATTTACATAGATATTATACAGATACTTCAGCTATTGCAGAAGCTCGTGTTATTAATCACTGCCCATCTATAGCAGGAGTATTTAACCAGGAATATTCTGGATATAACACAAGACTACAAGAGATTGTAGAAAATATAAATGTAAGTTATGATAGCTCTAATGCTAAAACTTTACAATCAGTATATAAAGATTTACGTACTAACCTATTCCCAGATCCAGAGGCTTTCATAGATACATACTATGGAGGACAAATTGGTTAGGTAGGAGCTGCACTTTATAATTATGACTATTATTTAAAGTACTTACAGGTAGAAAAGACTTATAACCCTGCTACTGGTAAATATGGAGATAACAGCTATAGTTATAGTGAAATATCTTATTTACATGGTAATGGTAGTACAAATGTTAAAGACTGGTTTGTAAAGAGAATTAGATTCTTGGATGGAGTATATGGAGTAACAGGTAAGATAAGTAACCTTGATGGTATTACTAATACACCTCTTTCTCAGAGATGGCTTGATAACAATGCTACATATATTACTAATGTAAGTCCTTCTAGTGTTCAGCTTGTACTACAGGCAGAGAGTCAAATGAGAATAACCATAGCTACATCTGGTGAAGCTAATTCGTTCTGGATTGACTAGACTGCAAGACCTTACAGAATTAACAATGTAGGTGCTAGACAGGTTGTAACTATATATGCTAATACATATCTAACTCAATTAGGAAACTTTAATCAGTTTACATGGGATACTATAGGTTCTCTTACATTCCCTCTTATTAAAGAGCTAAGTCTTAGAGACTAGACAAATATTAAAAGTGATAACTTCTTAAGAAACACCAATAATCTACAATCTCTAGTTAAATTGGATTTGCATAATGTAGTACTTATAGATTCAAACTCTAATCCTGTATATCAACCACTTACTATAGCATAGCAACTTCCAAATCTTGAAGACCTAGATGTATCAGGTTCATCATTTAGTGAAGTACCTCTTTCTTCTAGTAGTACTCTAAGATCTCTAAACCTATCTGAAACAAAAATTAAGTCACTTAATTATAGTAACCAGCCTATGCTTGAGGAGTTAATAATTGATGGTTGTGAAGATTTGGAAACTATAGATTTGAGAGACTGTCCAAAGCTAAAGAGTATTATTGTTCCTTCAAGTGTTAAAACAGTCTTTATAGGTAACTGTGAGGGAATGGAATCTATTACTGCTATTTATAATGGAAATGTTATAGTACAAAGTAATCTAGTATCTGTAACAGTTACTTCTTGTCCTAACCTTAAGTATATTAATCTTACTAATTAGAATAATGTAGATTTAGAGGTTAGCTTAGTAGGTGCTCCTAATTTGGAAACGCTTATACTATCAAGAGTAGTAACTACTAACATTACCTTACCTTCAAAGTCTATATGGACTTCTTTGAAGCACTTAGATTTAAATAGTACTACTATAACCAGTATGAATTACTATGACTCTATAGTTCATAATGATTACTTAGACTTAGATTAGTTTGAACAATTAGAGACTGTAATATTACACGATAACCAAGCAGTTAAATCTCTTAAATGTTCTCAAGCTACTTAGATAGAATTAGCTAGTTCTTCTTTAGTTAACTGTTCTAGTCTTACTAATATTTATGGTAACTTCTTAATAACTGGTACTAGAGTGTTCTCTGGATGTACAGGACTTAGATTAAATAATGATAGTGTTTATAACACTTACCCATTGTTATCTTATCCTGTTCCATTTATAAACAACGAATGGGTATGTAATATTAGATTTGCTAACACTCTAAACTCTTTAGAAGAAATGTTTAGTGGATGTCGTACTCTTACAGGTAATGACTTTACAATGGTTATGTTACTATTACATGATGGTATTACTAACTTAGTAAAGACATTCTTAAACTGTTCTGGTGCTGATGCAATTATTAAGTATGACTTATTTAGACATTGTCCTAATGTAACTAATATAAGTTCGTTCTGTGAAGGTGCCGGAATAAAAGGAGGAATTTACTCTAGAATGCCAGATTATAATTCAAATGATACTACAACATATGGAACATTCGACTTTATAAGAAATCTATAGTCTGCATCTAATGCATTCTTTAACTCAAGTATAGAGTTTATAGATAATGATATATTTGCACCTTATGAAGAAGATGGAGACTTAAAATATTTTGGATTACAAGATGTAGACTTTATGTTTGGTTAGTGTTAGTCACTTAAAACATATAGTAAAGTTACAAGAACTACTATTACTCCTGGAAATCTAAAATCTAAGACATTCTTTACTAATATGAGAGGTCTTGGTAAGTTCCCACAATATATGTTCTTAGGTTGTGAATAGGTTAATATGGATATAGATTCAGAACTTGTAGGCAATATACAGTTTGACTATCTTTTCCACTGGCCTACTTAGTTAAATTCTAGAATTATAAATGAGAGTATTTATACAGGTATAAATCTTATAGGTACAATCCATAATAATGTATTTGGAGGAGTTCTAAACACAGATGGTGAGAACTACATTACTACATTTACTGTAATTGATGGACCATTCAAACAGTCTGGAAATGGAATATATTGTGACTTAAGTACTATGGGATCTATGTTTACTAACATTAGAGACACTATACTACAAGCAAAGAACGTGCTTGCAGGACTTAAGTTTACAAACTCTACTATTCCTACTAATATATTTGAAGGATGTACTAGATTAAATAACATTGAAGGATTCTTTGCTAATCCTGAGATTACAAATGAAGGAGAAGTATTTGAATTCCCTCAAGCTTAGATGCTACAAGATTGTACATCTCTAACTAATGTTTCTGGACTATTTGAGGGAACACATTATCTTAATATTAAGTTATTAGGTAAAGGATTCTAGAATTGTCCTATTACAAATGTCAAAGGTATATTTAAGAAGTCTGGAGTATTTGGAATGATACCTTATCAATTATTCTATACTTCAAATCAGTCAATCGATAATATATCAGAGGTATTTGATGGTTGTTACAAACTAGGATACAGTGCTAACAGAACATTACTTGTAGGAGCTGAATATACACAAGGAGATATAACTCTAACTACTACTTGGGATGATGCAGTTATACAGAATGCTGGAACAAGAGTTCCTTTCCAACTTGATTTTACTGATTTTGATGGAGAAGATACTTGGTATATAGATGGAAGAGACTGGAAGGATATTAATCCTGATCTAGAGCAGTCTTCTGGTTATAGCTAGCTTTCTGACATATTCTACTATGATAATCTTTAGAAAGAAGCTCTAAGCGATACTCGTGATAGAGAGGTAGGTTATCAAAATTATATGTTCCCTGCAGATTACTTTAAATACTGTAGTAGTGCTTGTACTATGGAAGATGCTTTCAAGGGTCTTACATATACAACCAAGAGACTTACAGATGACGGTACAGGTGTTTATAGCCTTGTTATAGGAGAAAAAGATGGACTAGTTGGAAGACTTCCATGTAAGCTATTTGCAGCAAACACAGAAAATAAGATATTTAAGAATATATTTAAAGACTTAGACTTCTGTGCTTTTGTTAACTTTAATAGTTATAAGTTTAATACTCTTAGAGCTGATGCTTCAGAATGTAGAGGTATTAAATTCCCTTATGATTTATTAAAGAATAATGTAGCACTTACATGTATTTCTGGACTATTCTATGGAACTCATATAGAAACAGGTGTAGATATTAATAGTGACTTACTAGTAAACAATATAAATCTTACAGATATAAATAGTTTATTTAGAAATGTATTATTCTCTGAATATACATACTATGGAGTATAGATTGGAGAGAATGCATAGATAGATTTTGAAAATATGTTTAAAACCTGTGGATAGCTACAAGATGTTAGTAGCCTATTTGCAGTTGATAGTCCAGAAGATAGTGATAAAGGCCTTAGATTTATAGGTTCTTCTCTATTTGGAATGAGTGAAAATAATGGTACGACATCTATTAACAACCCACGTATTATTAATATTTCAAATATGTTCTGGAATAACAGAAGACTATAGGGTACTATACCTTTATTTGATGAAGGTTCTTATACTAGAATCCTTATATATAGTAATTATGTAGAAGGAGTAGATAGAGGCAGAATTCAAAATGCTGCAGCCTTTATTAATAGTCACGATGCTTCTTGGATACCACAATCTTGGTTTGAACAATGAGTGAATTAATAAGAACAGATACTGTATTTGGCAAAAGAGCCAATATAGTTGGTAATATTTCGGCAGACTTGGTGCTAGAATCCTTAGGGAATGTCTACATCAAGTCCCGAAATAGTGCCAAAACTCTTGAGGAAGTTATAAAGTCACTAGTATCTGATGATCTTAATACAACTTCCTCTAAAATATAGATAATAGATGGACTTGAGGAAGCTGGAAATTTAAAAGATGGTCTATTAGTATATGATAAATCTAGTAAGATTCTATATCTAACATTAGATGGTTAGTTAATAGAACTTATTAACGTAACTCCAGAAGGAACTGGATTTGTTAAGAGGTCTGGAGATACAATGACCGGAAAGCTTTCTATAGAGGTTCCTAATGGCCCTCCATTATATGTAAATTCTACAGAACTAGTACAAAATCTTAATGCTAATTACTTACAAGGAGAAACTGCTAAGAACTTTACACGTAGAGCTGTTAATGAAATTATAACAGGTAGTTGGAAGTTCTAGGCTCCTACTCAGTTTGGAGCTAATACCTTATTCTCATAGGATGCAGTTATAAATGGAAGTCTTGGTAGCTCAGATTTTGCAGGAGGTTTTGGAGGATATGGATGGAGACTTGAAGCCTCAACTAATACACTTACTATAGATAATCTTGTAGTGCGTAAACTTATGAAAGTATATGAACTAGTTGTTAGTAGAATATCAGCAACTAATGGCTCTTTATGGGTATCTAATGCTGGAAAAGTTTATAAAGCAGAACCCTTATTAATAGTAAGTAATATAGCAGGTTAGTCCGTAAATCTTGATGAGATTTAGACAGCTTATAGTGAAGAATTTACACAAATTACTGGATTTGATAAGGACCAGAAATTCGTGATAGTTACAGACCCTTCAACAGTAACTCTAACTACTAATGATGTGATGAGTTCAGAAGGAAGAGCAATGATAACTCCAGGAAGTGTATATAGTACAGCTAGTAGAAGAACTATGCGTCTTATTACTATTAAAGACCCTGAGCAGTTATATAAGTATGCTGTAGATGAAAATCAAAATAATGTTGTTGAAGCTGCAGTAGACTTTACAAATGTATATTATGGCAAAACAGAAGAAGAAATAGCAGCAATGCAAGAAGAAATAGCTGCAAACAATGAGTATAATCCAAATAATATGGATATGCTCAGCAATGAAGCTTTTTATTCTTAGTTACTGTTTGATCCAGACTTTAAGTTTGATGTAACTCTTCCAATAATTCCTAAGAACTATAATTAGGCATTTGAGATTTCAGAAGAGTACAGAAAGCAATCCTTAAAAGAACATGATGCTAACAAAGCAACAAAGGTTGCAGAAGCTAAACAAGCTATAAATGCCATTGGTATTACATAGTTTGATACTCAGTTAGCATCAGACTTTTTGGCTCCTAATGATGTCATAGTATGTACAAAACCTTATTATAAATACTTCTGTAATGGAAATTTCTATTATATAGAGCTTGATAATGAATTTTTACCAACATTAGCAGTTGGAGATTTATTACGTTGCTAGAAATGGACATATGGAGGAATAAAATATTATGATGCTATAGTATGTGCACATCTTGGTGCTTATTCATTTATAATATAGCTTGGTAACAGTTTCCAAGATAATACTAGTAGAATATATTATGATAATGATACATTACAGACTAAAGTAGAGGAGAATACTGAAATGTATAATACATCTTTGATAAAAGCTGCAGATCCATTTGGAACTGTAGAAAAAGATGATTCTCTAGTTTAGATAGGAAGTTTATGGGATGCTCAGAGACAAAATGCAGTATATATTACATCAACTGATGATGGCGCCCCATACCTTGATGTTCTTGCAGGTATTAACAGACCTGACTACTCTGTAATATATTATGTACCATAGTTTAATACCATTAAATTAAATGCTACTACTACAGGTAAGACTTCTGATAAGGTAAACATACCAGTACCTTTTACAGGTAATTACTATGTTTAGAATGGAGCTTATGAGTATGAGTATATACTTGTAGACCATGTAGAATCTGGAGGAAGTACTCAGACATTGCTACTATCTAAAGGAAGTTCTCTGACAGAAGGTGTAGACTTAAATAGACGTTATTTAAGTACTTATCCAAACTATTATACATAGTTAGCTGATGTTGATGAGTACTATGAAATACTTCTTGAAGATGGAAGTATGATGCTTACTGAGGACGATAACTACTTTATAAATGAAGAAGAAAGATATGGATTAAATTCTATAGCTACCAAAACAACAAAAGTACGACTTGGTAATCTGGATGGAATTCAAGACTCTACATTCCCAAAAGATAAACAACCTTATGGTTATGGTTTATATGGTTAGAATGTATTCCTAGTTGGAGAATTCTATTTAAATAATGGCCGTTCATTAGCTGATATAGGAAATGATGCTATTACTTTTGCTATAGCTGCAAGAGATGCATCGGAGCAAGGTATATATCAATTGTAGCAAGATTTAAAATCTGCCAAAACTGTACTTCAAAATAATATACAAAATGCAATTAATGAGTCTAAGTTATATACAGATGCTGGAATGCATAGAGTAGAAGATAGCTACTATAGTAAAACTTACTTAAAGACTGCAGGACTTAGTATATTTGATGCAGATGTAACAGAACAAGGTGTTACTACAAGAAGACCTGTAATGGCAATATGGGCAAACTGGATAATGATTGCCACAACATAGGAAGAATTAGACGGAGTTGAAGGACATGAACCTACAGCTTTATTCCATGATGGAATAATAGATGCTAATTTTATTAGACTTTATGGAATGCATAGTAAGGAACATACCAAAGATTTCACTTATTACTTAGGAGAAGAAGTTGTAACATATGATTCTTCTGCAGACAAGTTCTATAAATAGGATAATACAGAACTAACAGTAGATGAAACTACACAAGTTAAAAGAGTATATAAATATTATAAATGGGCAATAAATCCTAAGGGTGATGGTTACTTTGCATCAAATAATTTTAATTGGGATGAGGAAGGTAACATTGAAATCAGAGGTATGATTACTCTTGGAGGAAGTGATGATTCAGGCAGTGTTAGGAAAAACATTCTTAGAGTTCTAAATCTAAATGGTGAGGAAGTAGTTAATGTAGGAAACTATACTGCAAATAAAATACAAGATTGGCTTGAATCAAGTCCAGCACAATTCTGGAATTATGATAAAGTATTCAATACCTCCTATGTTACTATACTGGATAAAAGTGGACTAAGTATTTCAAATCAAGTCTGTGAGTTAACATTAAAGGTAGCTAAAATATAGTATTCTTCAGTAATATAGGCATAGTTTTATATACAGCTATTTAATGGAGATACAGCTTTTACTTCTGAAACTGTTACATTATCATAGGAATAGAGTGTTACTTTATCTAGAGATTTAACTAACAGTGGCTAGTATGCATCTCAGACAGTTACAAGAATATTAATCCAGGTTAGGAAATATACAACCACTCCTCTTAGAACAAGAGGTATATAGGATAATGTTCCTACACCATATCCTTATGAAGATATTGTAGATGAAGACTATGAAAGTGGTAGTTCTGGAGGAGGCTCTAGTAGTGGAGGAGGTTCCGCTATGCAATCTATTATATCAGGATATGTACAAGCTAGAGTTGCCACCACACAAAAGACTTAGATAGGTGCAGATTTCTTAGGTGTTAGTCCAGATCCTAATACTTTCCTATGGGCAGGACAAGACTGCTTAATGCAAATTAAAGGAGGATCTCTTAGTGACCCAGGTACTGTTAAATTCTCTGGATTTTAGGTAACAAAGGATGAAATATACTTTGCAATTGGTCAACAAATCGTAGGAGTAAGTGACTTGAGAAGTTATATAAAAACTGATACATTACATACAAGTTTGACTCTTGCATCAATTGCTGATAGAAGAGCACAAAATATAAGTATGTCATTCAACTAGCAAACAGAAGCTGGAAGTGATGATTATAGTTTAGCAAAAGTAGAATAGGATGTTTATTCTATTAGAAACTTAAATATGCTTATAGAGGGAAGAGTATCTAAAACATATATAGTATGGATTCGCCCATCTTCTAATATTGAACCTGGATATACAATAAGTATAAGTAATACTATAATGTAGAACCACGAAGGAACTTTCTTATTATGTTGTACAAGTGATGTCAAGACAATAACTGGCTAGCTCAGAACAATAGAAGTTCCTAGATGGTGGAATACTGATATGAGTACTAAATCAGATACTAACCCTGGAGATGAATGTAATATAAGAGTAGATTTCCCATATAGATAGGTTATTGAGTATGGTAGTGATGATTTTGGATCAGCCTATACTGAAGAAATATTTAAATATAATGTTACTTGGACAAAATTTGTACTACTTTATAAAGAAGACGACTACCTTACTAGAACCCCTTAGGGATTTAAATTAATGTATTTAGGAAGCAATCGATGGAAACTTTTAAGATGAATATAAAGGAAAGACTATCTCTTTTACAGTTACTTCCAACTTAGGGAAGCATTACTGAGATGGTTGATGTGTATGATTTAGCTAGGGAGCTAAAATTAAGTGATGATGAGAAGGGATTGATTAACTATTCTGAAGATGATAACAATATTAGATGGGATTCTACTAAAGACCCAAATAAAGAGATTAATATTAATTCTAGTCAATATAAGATACTTATGGAATCTATAGATAAATTAGATTCTCAAAAATAGATTCCATTATCTATGATACCACTAATTTTAAAACTAAAACACAATGGCTGATTTTAAGAAATTAATTCCACATGTACTTAAATGGGAAGGTGGATGGTCAAATGATCCAAATGATAAGGGAGGTCCTACAATGAAAGGCATTACCTTAGCCACTTACACTGCTTATCGTGCTAAGAAAGGATTAAAAGCACCTTCACTTGCTCAATTAAAAGCTATTAGTAAAGAAGAATGGGAAGACATATTTAAGAGTATGTATTGGGATAGATGGAAGGCTGACGAGATAAAAAGTCAATCTATTGCTAATCTAGTTGTAGATTGGTTATGGACAAGTGGTGTTTATGGCATTAAATACCCTTAGAAAGTACTTGGACTACTAGATGATGGAGTAGTTGGACCTAAAACACTTGCAGCTATAAATGGCTATTAGAACCAAGTAGAGCTCTTTAAACTTTTATGGAAGAGACGCGAACAACACTTTACTGCTATTGCCAACTCCCGCCCAGAGAATAAAAAGTTCTTAAAAGGATGGTTGAATCGTCTAAATGATATGAAGTATACAGATTAATAAGGAATACTCTATGTTCAGATATGTATTATCTTAATTTTCACATATAAGATGCTGCATATTTTGAATATAGAGTTTTCTATATATATTTGTGATGTACTATAAATTAATATGAATTATGCCAATAGGAATTGATGATTTAGACTTTTATGAGGAAGAGCAGTTGCAGGAACCACCTGTAAGTGAATAGACTCCTCCTGAAACTCCTCCAGCTAGTGAGGAAAAACCATTAGATAACCAAAATAATAATACACCTCAACCTGGTGGAGCTACACCTCCTCCAGCAGCAGAGGAAGAAGATATAATTACAACATTATTAAAAGAAAAAGGTATAAATGACCCTACAAAGATTAAATTTGAGGGAGATAATAATGAAACAGTCGACAGAGATTGGAATGACCTTTCTAGAGAAGAGCAGCTTAATATTTTAAGATAGTCAACAACTCAGACAGAGCCTCCAACAGAGGAAAACGATTTGTCAGATGAGGAGATTGAGTTCTTGAATATGTTACGTACTAACAATTTAAGTCCAGCCCAATATTTAGAGCAGGTTAGAAATTCTGTTCAACCAGAATCTACACCAAGCTATACTGTAGATGACTTGTCAGATGATGATTTATACGTTTTAGATTTGCAAGCTAGAGTAGAAGGTATTACTGAGGAACAGCTCGCTAAGTCACTTGAAAATGCTAAGCAAGATGAAGCTTTATTTGCTAAGCAGATGCAAGGTATCCGTAAGGAATACAAGGATTTGGAAGACCAGAATCGTCAGCAGGAAGAACTCCGTCTACAGCAACAGCAAGAAGAACAATATCAGCAATTCTCTAATACTATTCTAGGTGAGATTGACAAACTAAACTCAATCGCTGGACTAGATATAGAATTAGAACAAGACGATAAAGAACAGCTCGCCCAGTTTATCCTTGGAAGAGATGAAGCAGGCGTAAGTAATTTAGGAAAGGTACTAAACGACCCAGAATCACTAGTACTAATGGCTTGGTATGCTTTAAATGGTGACCAAGTAGTAGATGATATTACAACAATGTATCAGAATGCTCTTAAGAAAGCTAAACAAGATGCTTATAATAAGGGACTTGAAGATGGTAAGAAGGGTATTCAACCTGGACACGTTGTTGTAACCCCACCTCAAAAGAAAGAAGAGGCTCCTAAGAAGGAGATATCTTCAATCGATGATTTGGATTTTTAATTTTTAACTTAAAATAAGATTTTAATTATGATTGTAGCTAATTTTGTAACAAACAGATCTACTATGTCTGAAACAAGAACCTACGAGGACTTCTATAAGTTCCTAGGTACTCAGCCTTATAAGTTAGGCGTAGTTTCAAGACTTTACCCTGAGTTAACTGCTTCTTATCTCACAGAATCACTTAGAAACATTTTCTATCAGGATAGAAAACAAGGTAATAAGTATCAGTCAATTGACGCTATGTACTTTGAGTGGGAAGTAGAAACTAACTATATTAAGAGAGTTGAATTCGCTGCAGTTCCTGAGCAAGATGGAGCTGATGGAAGCGAAATCGTAATGGCTTTCAAAGAAAGATATTATGAGAAGTATGACATCTTCAAGATTGATGAAACAGGTCAGCAATGTTTCGTTGTAGCACGTCCAGTTCGTAAGGCTGATGATTACTGGGAAGTAACAGTTCGTCTTATTGACAATGACTATAAGTCAGTACTTGACCTTAGTGGTTGTCAGATTGGTATGACTACAAGATTCCAGTCTAACGCTATGCCTGAAATGCACGAGGAAGGTTACGTTAAGTATCAGTCTAACATTGAGAAGCATAGAAACTACATCACAACTCACCGTGTTGATGATAGCTATTCTGCTCAGTATGGTGCTTTCGAGGACAAGTTCATTTCTATCGGTGAAGGTAAAGGTCAAGGTAATCTAACTGAGACTATTTATAGAATGGATAAGTTAGAGAAGAACCTTCTTGACAACTTCCTATATGTAAGAAATAATGGTTTGCTTTTCAATAAGACTAACGTTGATGTAAATGGCAAGCCAACTATTTCTGATCCAGATACAGGTCGTCCTATCTACATTGGTGATGGTATCATTCCACAGGTTGAAAGATTCGCTAGCAAGTATGCATTCGTTAAGCTAACTATTGATGTATTCAATGTAGTTATCGCTACTTTGAATGAGAAAGCTAAGAAACCTACAGGTAACAAGTACATGTTCATCTGTAATGAAAGAATGTGGAACCTAATCCAAACTGTTCTTGGTGATTTCCTCGCTAAGTATAAGACAGAAGGAACATATATTTACAGTAAGCAAGCTAATGACTACATTAAAGTTGGTGCTACATTTGATTCTTATGAGTATGGTGGTAACCAAATCAGCTTTAAGGTAGATAGAACATTCTCAAGAGAGTATGGATTCCAGAAAGCTTATTGCTTATGCTTAGATTTAACTGCTGATGCTACTGAGGCTGAGCCACCAATCCAGATGTTTACATTAAAGGGTGGTGACTTTATCACTAACAAATACCTTGGTGTAGGTGGACGTAATGGACTAAGCTCTGGTGAGGTTTCAAGTCCAGTTGCTGCTTCTAAGGTTATCAACTGGGGTTACTCAGGTGTTGGTGTATTCAATCCTTACAGAAGCTTCATTCTAAGAGAAGTGTGATAAATAATAGTTCGAGATAAGGGAAGTGGGGCTTATAATCCCCCACTTCCATATTTATAATTTATTCAAATGTTAATATGAGTATGCAAAAAGAAAACTACATAGTTTTACGTAGTGTTTATGGTAAAGTAGGAATAAAATATTATATACAGCCATGTAAAGATCCAAAAACAGGCAGATATCCTGATTGTGTAAAGGCTACTAATTCTTTAGGAGATTTACTTCTTACTGATGCCGAAAGAAATAGTGGAAGATACTTCGTTAAAGAGGGAGAGCAGATTATCGTTGAAGATGGAACAGTATTTAATCTTGACGATGAGATTTAGGCTGCTCAGTGGGAGGCTATCAAGCACTGTCCTCTTATTGCTCCAGAAAGATGGGCTAAAGATTCAAATGGTAACTATCTAATTGATGGTACAATGGATTGGAAAGCTAAGAAACCACGTTATGGTGTTGCTGAGCTTTATGTAGACCGTCCAGGAGAAGAAGTTAAACTACGTGTTTCTAAGAAGAAGAAGATTTTGCAGGCTTCCGACTTCATTATTAATGATGATAATGGTGTAGACGGAAGACTTACAATGGCTAAGATTTTAGGTAAAAAGATGTCAGGTCAGTCTGATGCTGATGTTGAAGATTATCTATTGCAAATAGCCGAGAAAGACCCAGATAAGATTATTAAGCTATACACAGGAGGCGATCTTACTTTACGTATTCTTCTTGTTGATGCTCGTGAGGCTGGAATCATCTTTGTACGCGACAAGATGTATTGGTACAGTGATAAAATTCTAGGTGGAACAGATGATGCAGCTATTACTTGGATGAAAAATCCAAAGAATAAAAAAATCTTAGAACTTATTAAGAAAGATACTTATCCACATTTGTACCCTGATACAGTAGATGAACCTCAGGGAAAAGATAAGGCAAAATAAACTAATAAAGTTTATAAACAATGACCGCAAGACAGGTTTATGAAGGAGTTTTAATTGAATTAAATAAAGTTAATGCTCCTAGCTTACTACTAGAAGATTTTAATTACTTCTTTAACAAGGCCGTTGACTAGTATGTAAATAAGCGTTACAATGCTTATGATATTAATCAGCAAACTACTGATGATGTTAGAGTTTTAAAATCTACAATAGCTCTTGAAGTTCAGAATAACAATAATTCTAACAATGTAGATGTAACTCTGAAGGGTGCTCTTTACAATTCTATTTATGAATTTGACTTACCTTCAGATTACCTACACCTACTAAACTGCATTTGTGAGTATAAGGTTACTAAACCATTTAAATGCTACGATGCAAATACCTATGTACAATTCCCAGCAGAGAGACTTACTGCTGATAGCTGGTCTACTGTAATTAACAACGTTTATACACGTCCTACTTATAAGAGACCATACTACTACTTGCATAACGTAAATAGAGACCTTATTTCTACTACTGCTGGAGATCCTCCTGCAACTACATATAGTGATAGTTCTGCCCATATTTACAATGGAACTAGTGGAAATTCTGTTCCACAGGGCAATATTAATATTCCTACTGACCCTTATGGTTCAGATATTACCGAAATAGGAGTATCTAATATCACTGATAAGAAAGGTAATAAGTATGTAGATCCAACCTCTGTAGATGGAGGTATTAGCAGAATAATTGATATCAAGAATCCTAAGGGAGGTACATCAGTTCAAGCTAATGCTGTAGAAAGAGTTGGACAATTACGTTATGGTAACCCAGGTAATGTACGTATTGAAATTAGATACGGAAAAGATAACTCTCTTTTCCAGCTTGAAAGAGTTTATGTAGATTATATTAAGGCTCCTCAATATATAAGACTAACTCAAGAACAGTTAGACTTAACAGAAGATACTTCTCAAATGATGGAGTTCCCAGATTACGTATGTCAAGAGATTATTAATGAGTTGGTGCACATTGTAATGGAGAATGGTAAGGATGACAGATTACCAGCCCATGCTCAAGTTTCTCAATCTATTGCCAATCCAACTCAGCAATAGGAACAGCCTAAGCGCTAATTTTAATTTAATTTAAAAGTTATGTTTCAATTTACAACAACAACTATCTTAAATAGTCTTCAGGACTATAATGATTCTAGTAAAAACCTTATTGGTGAGGTTAAAGACGGTGCTACCGTAATTGGAATTCACATCAAGAGAGATTTTAAGTTCTTGGCCGCTAATGTTGAGGCTATTTACAAGAGAGCTGCTTATGATCCAGAAATGGCAGAAGCTACTATCGATCTAACAGAAGTTACTGCTCCTGTAGAAGATACTACTTTCAGAATTGCAGTTTATATAAGACTTTCAGGTTCACAGAATTCATATTATGCAAATGACTTCGTTTTCAAAGGCAAGCCATTCTATATTGAGTTCCTCTGGAGAGTAGGTGAGACAGCTGCTAATGTAGCTAAGAAAGTAATCAAGGTAGCTAAGAAATATCAGCAAATGGTTTATGAATATCAGTTACTTGATATTACAGAATCAGCTGGTGTAGTAACAATCAAAGGTACAGATGAATATCAGACTCTTACTAAGGTTGACTTAGAGAAGTTTGATGTAAATGCAGGTCCTTGGCAGGAAGGTGGACACGTTGGTGAGTTTATCCCAGTTGACACTCTTGATGAGGAAAGTGTTTATCATACTGGAGACGTTGTTACTCTAGTTAAGCAGGCTAAACAAGGTTTCGGTACATACCGCAACATGATTAAAGATTACAGACTTCCTACTGCTGCAAATACTCGCTGGACAAAGATTATTCAGGACGAGACTCCAGTTGTAGGTGCAAAATACAATCAGTACACTATTGTACAGTGTGTCAATAGAGGTATTATGGGTGGAGATGCTGTTGGTGAAGTTGCTAAATCTAAGACTACTCACGTATTCTTCGTTAAGCAAGACCTAGCTACAGCTTTCGAAGCTGAACTCGCAAAGATTGGTACAGTTGAAACTGTTTGATTTATATGGGCAGGGGCTCGATTGCCCTTGCCCTTTTTTATTTTATGTATATAAAGAAATTAGCAGACGCAATATACAACGATGTTGTATCAGGTCTTTAGGGATACCATCATAACCCATCCATGTCAATGGAATAGCTGGAAGATGATGTAGTTGATGAGCGTCTTCAAATAATAAGTGAATATATCCATAAAGGAACACTTCCTTTTAAAGACTTATTAATAGCTATCAATTGTATTCCAGTTGATTGTAAAGACCTTGAAAAGTGTAGATGTAGAGAAACTACAGGTACTCCTATGGCACACTTTGAAATGCCTCAAACTATAAATGGAACTCGCTCTATAGATTATATAGGCTCTATAGATAAGCAGCTTCCATTTATGTTCTATACTTCAATATATTAGAAAGACTTCTATCATAAATATAGAAAGAGAGGTAAGGATAAGCCATATGTATGGATTGATACAACTCCAAATGAAAATGGAATGTATGATGGATACATATTTAATGCTCCTATGATTAAATAGATATCTGTAGTTGCTATATTTAAGGACCCAAGACAATTAGAAGATTATAGCTGCTGTAGTGATTTAGATGATGATAACTACTCTGCCCTTAATAATGAGATTAAGAGAAGACTTACCGAGAAGAAACTACGTTATTATCGTCAATTAGCTATGTAGCCTCAACCTAATGATCAAACTTATCAGCCATAATGGAAAAGTTCGGATACGCAATGTTCTTAGCTAATGAGCTTTATGATTTAGAGCTCCTTCCCGATGACTTTGAGGAAATTGGCCTGGTGGCTTTTAATAGGATTGGGAATAAAAGATAGAGATTATATAGATATTGTACTGAAGTAGATTGCAAAACTAATACTATAAAGTTACCTTGTAATTGTGATGAAATTGAAGCAATTACATATGGATTTGAAGATTGGAACTTTGTTTCTAATATGTATCCAAATGGAGATTCTTACTCTTCTTGGGTTGAAGACTATATAGAATCAAGGAAAGCATTTGAAAATCCATTATACATAAGTGGACGTTTTGTAAGATACGAAAGAGTAGGAGATACACTATATTTAGATGGAAGTTATAAAGGCAAGATATTCATTCTTTATAGAGGAGATATTCTCGATGATGATGGTCTTCCAGAAATAACAGAAGAAGAAGCCGATGCTATAGCAGCATTTTGTGCATATACTATTAAGTTTAAGGATGCAATTAAAAATAATAATCCTAATACCATGAAGATGGCTGAATATCTTAAGAGAGAATGGCTAACTAAATGCTCTCAAGCTAGATTACCATAGTATATATCACAGAATGAGTGGAATGAAATCCTAGATGCTAAAGTCAATTGGAATAGAAAAATTTATAATAAATCTTATAAACCTTTAAAATAATGTATCAGAAAGCAATGCCTGCAGGAAGTGCAGGAATAATGGCAGCTTCCTATGGAATGGAAGCAATTTTAAGACCAGCAGAAGTAACTCCTGTAACTCCAGAAGAGCCTGTATTTACTCCTGTGGTTTATAATTTTGAATCATTTGATTCTACAGGTGCTATAAAATATGGAGAAGGTACAGTACAAACTACAGGAAATACATCAGACGGTAGAACTGAAGTTGAGGTACTAACTAATACTTCTACAGATCCAAATGCTATAGATTTTGTAGGTCTTAAATTTTGGATAAATAGTAATGCTTTAGTAAATAGCGATACTCTTTATGTTTTATATGACTCTGAAGGAAACAATACAGGAATTAAAGTAAAAGTTACACAATGAACTACGCAACAGGTTATGCATTTAATACGGATGAAATATTCGAAAACTTTCCTTATGACAAATTGCTTGTAACCTGTGATGACTGTAATATAGTAAATGGTGATTACCATAAAGATAAGTTAGTTAAGCGCGTTTTTAAGGACGCGCTTAAACTAATTTTATAGGACATTATAGAAAATAATGTTACTTTTTAGTTGCCTACAGGAAGTCGCAAAGCAGAAATACATGTGGATAATGTTCAAGGAAAGAAATTTGAAGAAGCGAGAAGACATGGTAAATGGTTAGATGTGGATTTCTTAACTTCCAACTTTACAGGTAATTTACTTGTACTAGATATGTACAGTAAAGAAGGAATGAGAAGACGTAAGCCTATCTATGTAGATAAAATTTTACGAGATAGATTAGTAGAGCTTACTAATGAAGGTAAAATGTACTGTTAATGGAAATAAAGACTATAAATGATTATTATGAGGATGTAAGAAAGCTCTGGCCTAGGCTTCCTGAGAAAGATATAAAGAGAATTTTAAATTTTGGATTTAAATCTTTATATTTACATAATAGTTATGGTGGCGATACACTTATTAAAGATAAGGACTTTCTATGCTATATAGGGTATTTACGTAATAATTCTATATCTCACTATAGCTACTATATAAAGAAATTATGTATAAAACTTCGAGTTCTATACAAAAGACGTAAAATTGAATGGGATGGTTACTATTATTTTGCTCTTACTGATACTTAGTATGAAAACTATATAAAGTAGAAGAAAAGTAGAGGCCGTCCAAGAAAATGGTTTGATTATGGCCAAATTATGCTATACAGAATTAAAGATGAATGCTCTTTAAGTTAGCATAATTGTCGATATATATTTAAGGTTCCTTATCCAAGTGAAATAGGATATAAATCTTTACAAAGAAATTATACTAGTGATAAGGCTGAATTAATAGAAATTAGGGAACCTTTAAAGCTTGAAGATATTTTAATAACAAATTATAATTATTCTATTTTAAATGAAAAAAGAAACATTTAATACATTTGATGGTGGAATGGTTAGGGATTTAAACCCTATTACTACTCCAAATAATGTATTAACTGATGCTCTAAATGCTACTTTAGTTACATTCAATGGTAATGAAAATATACTATAGAATGATATGGGAAATACTGAAGTAGGCACTGCTTTTCTTCCAGCTGGTTATGTCCCTGTAGGAATGAAAGAACATGGTGGTATTATATATGTTGCTGCTTGGAATCCTGAAAGTAAAAAAGGATAGATAGGCTCATTTCCTTCTCCAAAAAGAATATGGGAAAGTGGAGATTGGAATGTTAATGCATCTGGTGCTACTATAGTTGGAGTGCAGTTTAATACTACTGATTTCTATGAAGAAAATTCAGATTTTATTCACACAGAGATAGTAAAGAAGGAACTATTTACATATTCAGATAGTACATCTAAGGATCTGCATCCTGGAGATAGATTTTGTATTACTTTAGAGAAATCTATGAACACACTACTTCATAATTATGTAGTAGAAGATAAAATTGATATACAATTAGCAGTAGTTAAAGAAGACGGAACCATAGAAATAATTGATAATGCTAAAGATAATTGGTTCTTTACCGAAGTCGAAGTAACTGATGAGGATATAGAAGCTACTTCTGAAATGACTGAAGAGTAGAAACAGGAACTTAAAGAAAGTTACTTACCTACTAAATAGACATAGATAGCCTCATCAAGTATTTCTACTAAGAATTGTCAAGTATTTAAAGGTTCATCTTCAGGAAGACTACTATTAATAATATCCATTAAAACTCTTGATTCATTTGACCTTACAAGAACTTATTCACTAGAAGGAGATAGCATAGTAGTTAAGTTTAAGGGAATAGGCACAATTGACAATAATGTTATTACTTCTGAGGCTGGGCAACTTGGACTTTATAAGGATTCTGAAAATGCTAATAATTCTGAAATAACAATAACATAGCCATAGGAAGGAAGTTCAGTTGAATATTCTATTTATCCAAGAATTGATTCTGGAATAATTAAAAGATTTAAACGTTCTGGAGTTATTAATTTTGATAAAATAAAAAAGAGTCAAGATGACTTCCATGAATGGAGATATTTTGTAGCTGATGACTACTTAAAGATTGGATGGGCATATGAGTTCTATAATCTAGATGCATCTAAGCAAATTGAGTATATTGAATTAGCTTTCTATGATTATGAAAAACCTAGTTCTTATCCTAACAGTCCTAGCCAAATAATTCAACTAGTCAAGGATTCTTACAGTGGTAATTTTGAAGAAATATTCAGAAATGAAAGTCTAACTATTTAGAAAGGAAGAATTTATATAGTAGAATTTAGACGTAGAACTACCGATGGGGTTACTACAGTTATTGCAGACAAGATGCTATATTATAGTAAATTATATAACTCTTATTATAATAACTTGTACGCAGATAGTTCTAACATAGATTCTGTAGAGTTTTAGCCTATTAATACTTTATCTGCTCAACTAGATTTTACATCTAATCTAGAATATAGTAAAGATGGAGTTACAAAAGTACATGTTAAAAATCCTGCAAGTACTGAATATCAAGATGTAGGAGGAATCAATGGACTAACCTAGGGCTACTATGTTACAGATGTAGATAACATTAATGATGGCGAAACTGACACATCAGAAAATGCACATGAATATGTGACCAAGTTAACTAATAATTATAGTGCTTCTATAAATCTTACTCCTAAACTCAACTTTGGTGTTGAAGGTATTATAGGACAACCTAAAGATTTAAATACTATTGTAAACAACTTTGGACTTAAAAATGTATCTTCTACTTCTGACAATAGTTGGGTTTCTACTTCAAGTAATGCTGTATTCTCTAATATTTCAGATACAAACATTACTACAGATACTACTAGTATGACTAAAACTATGTCTGGAGGTAATCTAAATATTAATGGAATTAAGTTTAGTTAGAATAGATATGTACAAGGTAAGTCTACTGATGTGCAGCAAAATACCTATTCTATACAGGAACTAGCTCCTTTATATAGTCCACAGCTTTCTACAGAGAAGAAAAGAATGGTATTCTCAGCATTTAATAGAGAGTCACCTATAGTTGTAGCAATGCAAAGAGAGGACTCTTATTATAATTGCACTATACATGGTAATGATGTTATCTTAGGTCCAAATACAGGAGCAGGAGACGATGATGACGCTCTTGATACTGCAGTACGTAGACTCAATGAGTCATTTATACCTACAGTATCAATAATGACTGGAATTGGAGGAGATTATGGATCTCTTTGGATGAAAGGCGGTACTAGAAGAGCTGGTAGTTATATGGGTGGATGGTCATGTGGTAAGAATGAAGTAGATGGAGGAGATAACTTCATGATTGCTGTATGGAAATTTGACAACGGTTACTCTAGAATAGTAAACTTATTCAGTCCAAGAACATGGAAAGCTTAGTCTGGTATTGCATGGCCAAGACTTGATGTAATGCTTAAATGTTTACTTAGTTAGATATTTATCTTACAACAAGTTACTAAGAATGGTAAGTATATTACTACTAACAATAAGTACTATAGATACCAAGAAGGAGAATCACTAATAAACTTTAGTGTAGGAATTCCTGATGGAACTGATGTTTCAGGCCTTACATCTAATATAATGTATCCTTACTCTCCAGATTCTGAATACATCAATACAAGTTTATATGATTTGTGTGCTGTATGGAAAGCAAAAGGAAGTGCAAATAACAAGCTTGCTAATCTTGTTAATCTTGTACCTAAAGTAAATCTTAATTATACAAATAGTATAGATTTACAATAGACTATTAATGAGGACTTTGGTGTAAATGATGTACTAAGATACTATCTTGGAGGTAAATTAGAATTGTCTGCAAGTGATAATGGTAATACTCCTGGAGATATCTATATTGTGGACAAATCATAGAGTACTTATAATAAAACTGTATGTGCTAATAGTAATAGTACTTAGCCTCTTCCAAATAATGATGGCACATTTGAGTGGACAGGAATGCCTATACTTAAAAAGTGCTTATCTAGTGCTTCTACTGGAGAAAGTCTTTATGACTGGAATGGAGGTAGCTGGACAATGAAATATCCATTTAAAAAGATGTTCATTACAAAAGGAGAGTTTGAGGGTTGGACAAGTATTCCTGAAAATGAAAATAATGAATTGCTTGGAAGAAGTTCATTTGCTGAAGGAAAGAGCTATATAGGTCAATGGGTTAAACATACAGACCAACAAGCTCCTGATCTATTCTATAGTGTACTCAGTTCTAACAAATCACTTTATAGTGTTTAATAATGGCTTTAAATCTATAGTTTTCAATTGGGCAGGCAGCTAAGTGCCTAGCTTAGAAAGGAGACCTTGTATATGAGTATAATCCTTTCAAAACTTTTAGAATAAATGGTCCAGATACAGAGCTTGGGGATGAACCTCCAGGCTCTATACTGGATTTAGATACAGAAAAACTACAATTTGATCTTAACCATCCAGTAGATATTATTACATAGCCCTCTTATGATGGTTCTGTTAATCTTATCTTAAATGATGGTATACACTCTCCAAAACTTATAAATAGCAGATTCTCAGTTATAGGAGATGGATAGTATTAGATTGTAGATAGACAAGGAGATAATGATACAAACATATATGATAAAGAATCATTTGATACTGATGTATCTCTATATAAAAAGGCTACTACAATAGCTAAAATTAAATTCATAGGTCTTACCTCTGGAGGAAACTTAAAAGTAGGAAATTACCATTTCTATTTTAAATTAGCCGACTCTGACGGAAATGAAACAGACTTTATAGGAGAATCTGGAATGGTAACTTGTTATATAGGAAACCTTAATGAGCCATACTCTATTTAGGGAGGAATTCGTGACCAAAGTAGTTTTAAAGCAGCCCACTTTGAGCTATCTAATTTGGATTCATCTTATGACCATGTTGTTATTTACTATACACGTAGTTCATCAGATAATCTAAGTAATAGAGAAACTACTGCATTTAAGATATTAAAGGATTATCCTATATATAATTCAAGATGTATAGTGAGAGTTAATGGTTATGAGGATATTTTAGGTGTAAGTATCAATGATATTAATGTCCAATATAATATTATAGATTCTGCTTTTACATAGGAAGCATCACAAAACATGCTTTTCCTAGGAAATGTAAATAAACCTAGAATTCCTTATAAAGAACTTGCTGACCTATCATTAAGAATCTTCCCTACAATCACCTAGGAAGAAGATATTGGATTTGTGGATTAGAATTATAGAGACAGTTCTGGTAAGTATGAGTACTATAATGTAAATAATATATACTATAAATTAGGATATTGGAATGATGAAATCTATCGTTTCGGAGTTGTTTATATTATGAATGACTTTACACTTTCTCCTGTTTTTAATGTAAGAGGTAGAAGTATCCTTGATAGTACAGCTTGTGTTGTTGAGAGTGTATATGATGGCTCTGGAAATAGAGTGTATATTCCAATTGATAAAGAATATAACAGAATAAATTCTACTGATAATAGTAAAGGAGTTTCAAGAATAGTTACCACTATTCCATAGATAAATAGTACTTAGAGAAAAGTACATCCAATAGGTATTAAGTTCAATATAAATAGTGATGTTAAACAAGAGCTTAGTAAATATACAATAGGATTCTTTTTTGTAAGATAGCAACGTATAGCTACTACTCTATGTGAAGCAGCTACTATTGGAGTAGAACAAGTTAGTCACCTTCCTACTCTTCCAGTTAGTGGTAATAAGTATATAATGGAAAGCTTCCTTACTAAGAATAGATTATTATCTCATACATTCCAGGATAGAAAAAATACTATTACTGATGCCTATGTAAATAGTAGTAGTGCAGCAATATGTCCTGAATATGAACTAAACTATGCTTTCTTTAATTAGTTCTTTACAGGTTCTAAATTTCTAGTAAAAACTTCTGTAAATAACTACAGTCAAACATACTGTAATGCTTCTAATTTCCACTTCTATAATATGACATAGGGAAATTCTAGTAATAGTGTACAAGAAGAATTTCAAATTGTTGCCATAAAAGATGGATAGGCACTAGCAAAGAATACTAATTCGCTGTATTCGGCATTAGCAGGTACTGCTGAAGAGGTATTTAGAGTTTCATATTTTCAATTTAAAAGTCCTTCTGAGAAAGCTACAAACTTACTAAGAGGTGTGTATGGACCTTATATAGGACTTGAAGGAAGTATAGGACTGCCAGGTAATATGTAGTTGATTGATATAAAGATTCCTAACTATAATGAGGCTAATATGGATGAGTACTTCCAAATTAGATATTAGGACTCTTCTCCTTTCTTCCCAATTTCTGATAGAATAGCTTGGAAAGATGCTAGTTCAGATACTATATATTATAGAGGTGACTGTTTTATAGGTAACTTTACACATAGAATGGTTAGAAACTTTGCAGACCCATCTGCCCCATATAATGATGATATTATTGATATTAATGTATGGGCGGATAAGATGGATTTGTCGGATAAAGACTCATTTGAAAAAGTAAATAGAGGTGATGTAAATGCAGTTAAAATGGGGCACTGGTTTACAACTAAAGTTTGTAGTAATTTAAATATATCTTTAAGAAGTGTAGATCATTCTTGGGCTTCAGAAGAAGGTATTACAAATAAACCTAGAGCTTTCTATCCTCTTTATGCAATGAGTACATCTGGAGAAAATAAAGTTCCAGAATCTAATGTATATAATAAGGGTTACCATAACACTCTTTCTTCAAGATATAATTATGAGACTCCTAATGTTCCAGCTATAAAAGATGTATTTACTACGAGAATAATGTACTCTGACATAGCAATAAACGATGCTTTTAGAAATGGCTATAGAGTATTTGATTTAATGCACTATCGTGATTATACCTTAACATATGGTTCTTTAAAACGCCTGGTTGAATGGTAGAGTAATCTTATTGCTGTTTTTGAACATGGAGTTTGTTTAATACCAGTTAATGAAAGAGTAGTTTCAGGACGAGGTGCAGGCGGAAATGTTTTCATAAACACCTCTAACGTACTCCCTGAGACTCCATTAGTTCTTAGTGATATGTTTGGTAGTCAGTGGGCAGAAAGTGTCTTGAAGACTCCAAATTATGTATATGGTGTAGATACAGTTGGTAAGAAGATTTGGAGAACAAATGGAAAATCTTTTGAAATTATATCTAATTTAAAAGTTTAGAAGTTCCTTATTGATAATATATCTCTTACAGAAACAGAGTCTACCCCAATTATAGGTATTAGAAATGTAAAAACTCATTACAATGCCTATAAAGAAGATGTAATGTTCACTTTCTATGATGATATTAATAATATAGAAGAGAAAGTTTGGAATTTATGTTGGAATGAACTTACAAATAAATTTACAACATTCTATTCTTGGGTTCCTTCTTACTCAGCTAATATTGATAATATAATGTTTACTTTTGACAGGGATACCTCTAAGATAATTACTAAACTTACAGAGTATTATCCTAAAATTAAACTATCTCCTACAACAGAATCATATAGAAATGCATAGTATACAGGAGGGGATACATGGATTGAACTAGGAACACTGAGTATTAATGGTTCAGATTCAAACTACACATTTGAAATCTACAATGATAACTCTAATAATAAGGATTATTTCTATATTACTAATAACAAATTATATGTTTCAAGGGCTGCTTACATAACCTTGAATTTCTGGTCAGCAACAGTAAAAGCTATTATTGTTACTTCTAATAGTGATATTGAAAGAGAAAATAGATATGTTTCAGGAGCTATATATGGAGTGGTTACAGCTTGTAAAGATGCTTATAAGAACACTCTTACTACTTCATTCTGGAAGCATGGTTAGGCTGGACTTATGAAACACAGGGATATCAAACCTTGTTTCTGGTATGGTAAATAGCATCCATTTGAGTTTGAATTTGTAGTTTTAGATAACCCTTAGACTCATAAAGTATTCGATAATTTAGAGATTATAAGTAATAAAGCACAACCAGAATCATTCCACTTTGAAATAGTTGGAGAAGTTTATGATTTTGCAGATGACAAATTAAATATGTATTATAGACAAGAAGCCACTAAATAGGTATTTTAGAGATTAGGTTCTAACATTAAGTTTAATAGGAATTTTACATCTCTACTACCTAAATAGGAAAAGATAATAGGCTCTACCTATAATAAAAAGTCTACATACTTACCTCTATATTATCAACGTATTGAAAACCTAGATAAGATATATAATTCTTATACTTAGATGCAGTACAATAATGGAAAGAATTGGAATAATCTAGTTCCTAGAGATTATTGTCATTTATCTGGTTCTGAAATAGTATATGATCCATAGTTATCTGAGTTTAGAATAGCTACACATATAAAATGTTGTCCTTTAGATGGATATTATGATAAAGAGATTACTAAAGATGAGTACAACTACATAGTATCTCATTTTAATCCAGCATTTAAAAAGGCTTTTGCTTGGACTACAGATAATGGAACTAAATTCTATGAAAGAGTATTCTATGGAAGAATAAAAGGTAATTCTGATTATAAAGAGGATAAATGGTATGTATAGATTCCTTCTATTACATTTATGTAGAAAAATGAAGCTACATGGAGTAAACCACCACTTGTTATAAGTCCTCTCGAATTACCTAGTGATATAACAAGTACCCAACTTAATTAGGCTTTGCTACCAGAGGGTTATACACTTGAAGATATAGATGTACTACCTAATACTTATGAACAAGGAAATAGATTAAGTGGGTGGACTAATAGAAAGGAAACTAAACTAAGAGATAAGTATATGAAAGTACGCATTAGATATACAGGTAATGATCTGGCAGTTATATCTGCTATTAAAACTATTTATACAGAGAGTTATGCGTAAACAATTAATAAAAAGAAAGTAGCTGGGAGGGGTTTTAGGACCCCTCACAGATGCTGCTAAAAACGCTATTGCAGATACTGAAGAAGATACTATTGCCAGTAACCTTTTCGGAAGTTCTGCAGCAGCAAAAAATGTAGATAACTTCTCAGCTAGTAATTGGACTGAGAATTTTAAGCCTACTTCTAAGGTAAGTTTATTGGATAAAATAAAAGGATTTGGACAAGGAGCTTTAAATTCTTTAGGAGGTGTATCAGGTGCCACCAATTTAGCAAGTAATATGTTGGGGTCTATTATAGGCAAGCCTGATATAAATTCTGGAGGGTTCAAGACTGTAGATAATATACTTGGAATAGCACAAAATTTTCCTATTGTTGACCAATATGCATCTCTTTTAAAATTTGGAATGAATACTCTTAATTCGTTAGGAGCTAAGAAACTAAAAGAGGTTAAAGATGACTAGGCTACTGCTGATACTCTTGCAAATACTGGAGGAGGTTACGGTGGGTTTATGAAAGACTGGGATGAGGCTAGTAACCTATCAGGAAAAAGTGTTGGATTTTTTACAGGTTCATCTAAGTACAATAGAATGATTGAAAAAGCTAATGCAGACTTAGCAAAAGTAGAGAAAATTACTAATGCTAATACTACTAATAACCTACTTACTGCTTAGATGGGAGATGTTTGGAATCAAAGAACAATGAATGAAATGAATGGAGGTTTTGGAAACATTTCATTTGGACGTCTTGGATTAAAGGTAGATATCCTTCCAAAAGTACATGCTATTTTAAATACTCCTAAAGTAGTAGCAACTCTTACAGAGTATGAGGAAGAAACTCCTCTATTTAAAGAGGGTGGTAAAATGAATGTAATTCCAGAAGGTTCTCTTCATGCTAGACTTCACCATATGGAAAATGCAGATGGACTCACCAAGAAAGGTATTCCAGTTGTATCTATTTAGGAAGGAGAGCAGCAAGCAGAAATTGAGCTTAATGAGATAATCTTTAGACTTGAAGTTACCAAAAAGATTGAAAAACTTATGGAAGATGGTTCAGAAAGTGCAGCTATTGAAGCAGGTAAACTACTTGTAAAAGAGATATTTGAAAATACTGATGATAGAACTGGACTTATCGACACTCTTAAGCCAGAAGAAAAGAAACAAACTACTGAAGATATAGTAAAGAATCATCAAGTATTTTAGAAAGGTGGAGAACTTCCAAATCTAAAATCCATAGAAGAACTTGTAGATTTAGCTATTAAATAGAGTCCAGCTTTTGTAAAGAGAATTGGAGATGATATGGGATATGCTGAATTTACAGATGAAGAAGGTAAAATTCAGAGAGGAACCCATTTATTAAGCTATGCAGAAGATGATGGCGAATATGTAGTGTATCCAGAAATCTAGATGGAAAATGGAAGACTGCAATATGAAAAAGATTGGAGAAAAGCATTTGACAAAGCTAAGAGAACTGGAAATGTTATAAGATTTAAAGATCGGGCTGATGCAGAAAAGTTTACTAAAGAGTATAAGAATTCTAAATAGTGGAAGAACTACTTCGATAAGTGGAATCAACGCTATGGTTCTTATAAGTATGGAGGTATAATTGAAAAATTAGATACCCTTTCTGATGAAGAACTTCAAGAATTAAGAAAATATTTAAAAATTGAGGAAGCATGATTAATATTACTTTAGGAGACAAATAGTTTAGGGTAGAAGAAGCTGCCTCATATAAAGAAAGAAGAGATGGATTACAGGGGGTTACAGATCTTCCACCTAATTAGGGAATGATTTTCTATTTTGACGAACCAGACTTAGTTGAAATGTGGATGAAAGATACTCCAATACCATTAGATATAATCTTTATAAATAGTGACCAAGAAGTTACAGCTGTTGAAAAAGGCAAGCCAAATGATGAGACTCTTCTTGGACACGATGATACTCTATATGTAGTAGAACTTAATTAGAATTCTGGAGTAAAAGTTGGAGATGAATTGGAATTTGATGATGACCAAGCTCCTCAAATGAAAGTACTTGCACCCGATGGTTCTACTTAGATGGAACTTTGGGGAGGAGAAAGAATAGTATCCCGTAGAGAAACTAAAGTTCTTATATCTAAAGCATTTAGAGCAAGAGAAAGTCATAACGATAAGGACTATAAAGCATTAGGTAAATATATATTTAAGGTATTTAAAAAATAGGATTCACGAGAACCAGAATATGTTCAAAGTCCTGAATCTAAATCTTAAATATATAAAAGTTGCTAACGAAGTTGTAAATAGATGTATAAATTAATATATTCACTGTACTTAAGAGTTTAATTAAACTATTTGATTTATGAAATTTAAGACATTAAAATTTTAGGAAGGTGGAGCAATGCCTCCACAAGAAGCACCAGCAGGCGCACCTGAAGCAGGTGGAGCACCAGCAGGCGCACCAGCAGAGGAAGGTCCTGAAGCTGGAGGTCAAGATCCACTACAGCAATTAGTTCAGATGAGTATGCAGGCTCTTTAGAGTCAAGATTGCCAAGCAGCAATGGCTGTATGTCAGGCCTTTGTTCAGTTAGCACAGCAGCAAGGTGGTGCTGAACAGCAACCAGAACCACAAGGCGAGCCTGTTTATAAGAAAGGCGGTAAATTCGCTAGACTCATAAAGAAATGATAACTGAATTGGGGTGTACGTTAGCTCGTATACCCCATTTTTAATATATAACATATGGCAGATCCAAAAAATCCTTTTGATTTCGGTACAGGAAGTATCGATAAAGACCAATGGCTAAAGGATATAGACAATGAATAGGAAGGCTTTGTATCACAATATGCAAATGCAGCTAATAAGCATAGAACTACATTGCTTAGATAGGCTTTCCAGGATTTGAGAAATCGAATAGCTAGTGGTGACATGCTGAGCCGTACTGCGGATGGATAGTATCAATTCGGTTCAGCATTAATAAGTGGAGATAAACACATGCAAGAAGCTTATCAAAGAGCTCTTGGATTTATGGGAAATCTAGCAAGGAGACAAATCAATACTCCTGCTCCAGAACCCGAAAAGAAAAGTATAGGAAACATAGAAGAAAGATGGATAAAGTCGCTTAACCCATCTGGAAATTATAATAAAACTGCTTACTGGAAGAATCAAACTGATGAGGAAAGAAGAAACAACCTAAAAACTTTCTTAAACAATGAACTTACTAAGGTAAATAATCATGAGTATAATGATTATGGAGGTTTTAATGATGAGGCTACCCTTACTAATAGACTTAAGTCAGTACTAACTGCTTTAGAAAGTCAGAAAGCTAATGATTGGACTCTTCAACAGCTTGGTTTTACAAAGAATTGGTTACAGCAACCAGAAGAAGAAAAAGAAGAGGAGGCACCAAAAACTAGATTAGAGCAAGCACAAGAAAACTATCAAGCAGCAATAGCTGATTAGCAAGCCGCTTAGATAGAACAATAGACAGCTGCTTTAAATACCCCATCTCCAGTAACAAAGTCTGTATTTTAGGACGATCCTAACAAATTCTGGAACTATATGTCATATAAAAGATAGGAACAGAATAGAATAAACAATCTTAAATATATAGATGAAAATGGAAATGTATTTTTAAAAGCAGGAGTAGGATTTAACTACGCCCCAATGGGTAATGGAGTAACATCCTATACTAAAACCACAAGAAATACTGCTTGGAATGGACAAGTGGCTAATGCTGCAAGAACTCAAGCAGCTAACTAGTATAACTCTGAGTACAATAAAGAACTTGACTCTTATTTTAAAAACTTAGGAATAAGTTATGAATCTTTAAAAGACAAAAAGTTTACTAATCCATTGATGACTAATTTAGCTAAGTTATTCACATATAAAGCCTCTAAAGATGGTAACCAGTATGTGGCAGCTAATACTATAAGAAAATATTTTACTCAGCTGGAAAATGGAACATATGGATTGAAAGGAACTAATTTCTCTTATGATCCTACTCAAGGTATCATATATCAAACTTCTAACATTGATAATTATAAAGAAGGAGGGGTAATTAAGGCTTAGCAAGGTTATGTTTTTGATGATTCAGAGTATGTAAGTACTCCTAAACCTAAGCAAGTTCAACCAGGTGAATCTATTAAAGGAAAGCCTGTTAAAAGTCCTTTTGATGGATGGTCTGCAGGTGATTATGCTTTACTAGGTAGTGCTGCTGCAGATGTAGCTTCAATGGCTGCTTCATTTGTTCCTGGAGGACAATTAGCTTCTGGACTTATAGGAGCTGGAAGTACTTTAACTTCTAGTATGGTAGACTTCTCTAGAGGTAATCTTAAATCTGGAGGTCTCAACTTAATTCTTGGTTTAGGTGCAGATGCAGCTGGTATGCTGCCTGTTATTGGTACAGCAACAAAGACTGCAAAGATAGCAAAGACTATAGGTAAACTATCAAAGGTATTAGTTCCAGCATTTGCTATGAGTGGTGCTACTGCTGCAGCTTAGGCAACTTCTAAGCTTATTAAAGGTGAGGCATTGACTCCACAGGAATGGCAGGATTTGGCTCAAGGTTTCCAACTAATTGTAAGTGGAGGTGCCAAGGGTATTGCAGGACACAAGAATGCTGCATTTAAACGTACTCAAGCAGAAGGAGTAACTCACTATGATGTAAATCTAAAAGATGGAGCTACCACTAGAATAACTAGAGAAGAATTTGAGGGTGCTAAAAGAAATGATTATAAGGGAACTGCTGAATAGAATATATTTGGAAAAATAAAAGGTAAACCAGTAGTTACTAAAGAAGGTCTAAATAATGCTCATAAAAAGATAGTATCTGAAAGTCTTAATCCTTTAAACTCAGCTTCTACTAGTCAGTACAATTATATGTTAGGCAAAGCTGGAGATAATGGATATTAGATTAAATCATGGGATACTCCAGAATGGGCACCATTAAAGAGCTTATAGGAAAAGCGTTTAGCTTCTATATAGGAAGTTAAGTCTTAGACACCAAAAAGAAAAAGAAAAGGAAAATCTAAGGCTTCTAAAAAGGAAATAGGAGGAATTCTTAAGGCTCTTAGAAAAGGAGGTATTATTAAAGCAGAAAATGGGTGGAACACAACTACTTAGTTTAAATGGGGAGATGGAGACTTTTATAAACAACAAGAGGAACCAGCTAAAACTCCTGTTACAGGGCCAACTATAACTCCTCCAATGAATGATTAGCCTTTTATTCCAGACTGGTATATGCAAAGATTTAATAATAGCTAGGCTATTAAGAACTTGCCTGATCTCACTAAGCATACTACTAATCTTAAAGAAAGATAGTCAGGAACTAATCTTGATTATGCTTATTTTATGAATGATGCTTATGCTAATTCTGGACAAGCTAATAAATAGACAGATATTTAGAACTATTTTAATCAGTCTCCTAATTTAAAGGCTAATAATTTACAAGAGCTAATTAATTTCTACAATAATGATATAGATACTCTATATAGTCCATTTAATAATGGAGGATTTGACTATACTAAGGATGATGCTACTAGTCATAATAACCTATTTAAAAAGGTATATGGCTCTCGTTCAGATAAAACTGAAGGCGGTCAAAGATGGGATATAGGTTGGGATGCAAACGCAGGAACTTTAAAGACTGCAGGTTCTGCCACTCATGCTAGACGCCCTGTCAATTATGAGAAGAGCTTTGAAGATGAACTAATAGAAAATCCAGAGAAAGCTAAACAAAGAGTGGCAGAAGTTAATTATAACAATATAAAAGGTAAGGTTTTTGTAGATGAAAGTGGTAAACTTCATGTTTTAACTCCTGAACAAGAAAAAGCATTGGAAGGAAAACCTGAAGATCAAAATCTAGATGGAAAAGGTAAAGGAAACGTAGTAGCTGAAGAGACTGAACTAGGCACTGCTTTCCCAACTAAAATTAAGAATCCATTTGACCCAACCCTATTGTTAAATAGTACTAAATTGGGGGTTTCTTTATTTGGAAATGCTGATATTTATAAAAATCTTGAAGCTGAATATCCAGAAGCTCCCCAAAATGAGTATATTGATAGAAAGTTGGCTATTGTAGGAGATTAGAGAAGTATCGATGAAGCACGTAATAAGATTGCAGATTTACGTCATATACAAAGACAATAGCAAGGTTCTGACCAACAAGTTAATTTTGCATCTGCATTAGAAACTGAAAGAGTTGGTAGAGATATAATGGATAGTGGCTTTAAGAATGATGCATTAAGACAGTTTGATACAGCACAGAAGTCTTGGAATATAGACAATGAAGATGTACTATATAATGCCAAAATGAAAGGTTTGAATGATGCAGAAAGAAAGAAAAGACTGCTTTCACTAGCGCAAATTAGAGCAGCTCATCGTAGTAGTAATTGGAATGCAATTAAAAATTTTGTAGACGATGATTCATTCTGGGCACTCAAGAAATATCAGACAGAAGTTGATTTAGCTAATAAGGCTAAAGAAGTTCAACTTGGTACTTTGGAACAAAAAGTTGATGATACATTAACTGCTGATTCTAAGTACAAATCTATTCTTGATAAGTACAATGCTGGACAGGCTATTTCTGATGAAGAAAGAGCTTACATTAGAACAAAGAAAGCAGAAGTACTTAAATAGATTAGAGGTTCTTATGCATCTGATTATTATAATTTATATCACGATCCAATTTTTGGAGGCGGATTCAAAACTATGATAGCAAAGAATGGAGGTTCTCTTGAAAAAGAGAAACTTAAAGCAAGAAGTAAAGACAATGATAGATATGTAAGTATGATTAAAGATTTACGTAAAACATCTTATAGACGTAGAAGAAGATGAAATTAAATATAAAGAAATTTCAATTTGGAGGTGAGTTTGCCTCTTTAGCTATTGGATATACTCCAACTAGCCCTCAGACAACAGCGGGAGCCTATGCTCCTGCTATTGCTGAGAGTAGCTAGACAAGTTCTAAAAGTTCTTCATCTTCAAAAGATGATATATCTATAAAAGATGTACTTAAAGTTTTTGAAGGGGTTAAAGGACTTCCAATAGATGTAGACTATGTAATTAAGGATTTTAAATAGATGTTCCAAGATGACGTACTATTTGGAACTACTGGTAAACCAAGTTATTCCAACTTAGTAAGTTACTATCTTAATAATGTTAGTAAGTTTAATGCTTTACGTCGTGGAGAGGAGATGTATGATAAAGCACGTGAACAACTTGTAGCAAATAATAGCTTAGACGAAATAGCTATTGATAGGCATGGAAGAGTACTTGTAACTAATGAAAAAGGAGATTTAGATGCAGTTACTCTTGAAGAATTTAAAAAGGGAGATTATACAGCGCTATCTAATAGAGATTTACTTGACCTTAGATAGACTAAACTTCCATTTGGAGATAATATCTACAGTAATATGACTGGAGTTGGAATGGAAGATGTTATTAAAAAGATTAATAGTGTAGCACATAGCTTCGGAACTTCAGAAAAGAAACTTGAAGGATATACTGTTAAATAGTCTGATGCCATTAAATCTGGATTAGCTGCTATATAGGAAGCTCAAGGACTTGAAGCCTCAGCTATGACAGTTGATGGACTTTATAAGAATTCTGTTATTACTAAGGACTAGAAGTAGCAAGCCTAGTATGCTATGTAGGCTATATATAATAGTCTTACCCCACAAGAAAAAACACTTCTAAGCATACATTCTTAGGGAGGAGATCCAACCGAAACTATATCTAATATAGTATTATCAAGAACTTCTAATACATTTAATTTTGATACTGAATATCAAGCTAGTCTTAATGCTGATGGTTCTAAGAAAGAATCTTCTAGTACTAAGGAGGATAAAGAAGGAAATGATAATCCACTTACATAGATGTTAGAGCAAAAAGGAGGCCTTCCATCAGTTCTTAAGTTTATTACTAAAGAAGGAGAGTTTTCTATGAATATACCTGGAACTCAGTATCCAATGCTTAATAAAGTAAACGGAGATATGAGTATCAATCAAATGCTTCAAGTTAGTGGTATTGCTGGTATTACATAGGGATTTGGTGGAATTACAATGGGAGACCAAAGGGTTCCATTTGAAAACTTAAAAGATATTATGTATGAAAATCAAGGTGGACAAGTTGCTGTTCTTCCAGCTACTACAGACCAACTTGGTAATAAAGTAGTTGATTTATCTATAATGGATGACTACAATGAAATTGTACGTAGTATATAGGCTCCACAAGGTTCAGAAGCATGGAATAGAGAATTAGCAAAAGGACTTAAAGCTAAAGGTCTTGACCAATACTTACAGGGTTCTGATACTTTAGATAGTAGACGTTTTGGATTATTCTTAATGGTCAATGGTTATACCACAGACAGATGGAAGTTTAATAAGGATTCTAAATATGTAGAGTAGATTACTCCTACTAAAGAACTAGAGCAAAGAATGTCTGCTGCTTTAAGTACTGATAAAGATAATAAGAATTATAAAGTTGATATAGATGACTGGGGACTTGGATGGATTGCCGAAGGTTCATATGATGATATTTATAGAGGTACTGTTTATATACCACTTAATCCAAACAGAAATGCCGCTGTTAGTGCATATGGAAGTACAGTTTCTCATCAAGTAGGCCAGTTATATGAAAGAAATTATCAAGATATTCTTTCTGGTAAGGTAGATTAGCAGAAAGATACAAGTAGTGATATACTGAACGAACAATGAAGAAAAATGATTTTATAGTTGCTAGTATAAACAATCCTGATTTCACAGTTGCAGATTTTAAAGATATATCTGAAATGAATTTAGGAAATACCTAGATGTTATCAGAGGAGGAGTACTTAAAAAGTAAATTTATTAAGGAAAATCCTCTGTTCTAGGATAGTAATGGAAATTTTGTAAAACAAAAATTCTCTGATTTTTATAGATAGAAACTTAGAGACTTTAGCGAATTTAGTACTGAAAGTTCTTTAGATAATTATCAATATGGACTTTTCGATACTTTTCGTAAAGCAAAAGATAATGTAAGACCTTTTGGTGTTAGTTTTGAAAGAGTAGCTAATTCAGAGAGAAGAAGTACTGGTATTGTAGGTCCAAATATGTTAGGAGAACGTACCTTATCTGATAGAGAGCTTGCTCAACGAGAAAAGGTCTTTGACTTTGAGAAAGGTGAATTTAGAGATTATACTCCTAATGATTTAGCTTTTACTAAAAATCCATTGTCTTGGATAGGTTCATTATTTGATGACCCATTGGTATTAGCAACATATGATGAAAATGGAACTCACTACGATCCTATTTTAGGTAGACAGGTAGAACATGTTAAAGGTCAAAAGAAATTAAATGACCATGGAGTTCCATATTATGAAACACTTGCAGGACGTTCTGCAGCTAATAAGGATATCCTTAGTGTTACTGATACACTAACTGTAGATGGCTCTTGGATTAATAAGTATGACTTCTTTGATTCTGATGGAATGGATAAGAGTATTGCTGGTACAGTAATGAAAAACTTGGCAGTGATAGCTCCTATATTTATTCCTGGAGCTGGACAATATTATGCAGGAGCTTTAGTAGTAAGAGAGATGGCCAAGACTATGCCAATGTTATATGGTATGGCTGGACTATTTAATAATGATTTAGCTGACTCTAAACTTATAAATACTGTAAGTGCTTTTGGTAATAAATTCACTGGTAATACATCAGATTATGCTAAAGAAAATATGTTTTCTTTTGAAAACTTTGGAAGTCTTGTATCTGATGTAGCCCTACAATGGTCACAATAGCAATGGATTATTAATAACCTATCTAAAATAAATAAGGCTACAAAAGCCACAGAAGAGGCAGCTAAAGCCAAAGCACTTGGGGAATATACTAAACAAGCAAAAGCTTTAATGACTCAAGGAGAAAAAGGAGAGATAGCAATGTCAAGAGTTGCACAGCTTACAGGTGCTAAAGATAGAGCTGCTCTCAATGAATTATTAAAGAGTGACAAATGGATGGCTACTACTTATGGTGGTGCTGCTCTTGAGAAATATCTTACTCCAGCTAGAAATATAATTGCTAATAAAACTAAATTAGCACAAGACCTATCTCTTGGTTATATGGCCATTATTTCTAATGGAGATGTATATCAAGATGCACTTGACCACGGTGCATCTAAGAGAGAAGCAGCTATGTTAGCCTTAGGTAGTACTGTAGGAATGTTTTCTGTTGATAAGTATTTGGGACTTGGAGAAATGTTCTATGATCCAGCTTAGAAAGCAGAAAGAGCTGCTTACAGAAATGCAGTATTAGGAGAAACAAAGAAAATTACAGAATAGCTCAAGCAACTTACTCCTGAAGTAACTGTCGGCATGGGTAACAAGGCCGTTTCAGATACAAAGAAAGGTCTTGGTAAATACTTTATGAAAGGTATACAAGCAGGTAGAAAAGCAGTAGAAGACTATCATAGTGCTATTAAAGAAGGAACTCTTGGATTCTTTGGTAAAGCTCTTGGTGAAGGTTTGGAGGAAGTATCTGAAGAACTTGTAACCGATATTACTAAGCAACTTGGAGAGATAGCTGGACAGTATGGTATTTCTGGAACTACTGATTTAGGTGCTTGGGAAAATATGAAAGATAGATATCTTATGTCATTTTTAGGAGGTGCTATTGGTGGAGGTATATTCTCTCTAAAGGATGGAAACTTTAAAGCCCGTCAAGCATCTGGAGAGTTACTTACTCTTCTTAGATAGGGTAAGGGATAGGAAATTCGTGATGAGCTTAAAAGAATGCATGATAAAGGATAGCTTGGAAGTACTGAACTTTCTTATAAGACAGAGCAAACTTATGATGAAAAGAATAATCCTCAGGCTGTATTCCTAACTGCTGATGATAAGAACCAATCACAAAATGACTATGCTTATAATGTACTTACATAGTCAATAGAACAAATAGAATCTATATTACAAAAGAACCATCTTGTAAAGTCTGAAGACGAACTTTTTGAAAATCTAGTCCTTCAGGATGAAAACTATACTGCTCTTAAAGACTATTTACAAGATGCTTCATATATAACTGGTTATCAAAGAAGATACCAGCAACTTGTTAAAAACATAGTAGCATAGGAATAGAAGATTAGGGAAATGGAAAGCTCAGATAGTGGTGCTAATAAAAATAGAACTGAACTAGATGAAGCTAAGAGAGATCTTAATAATATGCTACTTGAAAGAGATAAATTCTTTAATGGAGATTACTCTCTTGAATACTTACAGAAGATGCTATTTGCTACTAATCTATAGTTAGCAGGAGCATTTATGGACCTAACAAAAAAATAGTTTACAAGATCTATGCTTAATGTAGATTATGATATGTTAGATGGAGGTATGAAAGAGTTTATTGATAAGGCTTATGAACAATAGGTAAAAGATCCATCTAAAATAGAAGAATAGCTTGATAAATCATTTGATTTATTCAAGAAACTACAACCATAGATGGAACCTATACTTTCTAAGCATGCAGGTGGAAGTAAACAATGGGAAAATATTCGTAAGATGCTTGATGAGAAGGGCATTTTAAAGAATGAAGATATGTATACAGTTGATTCAATGCTTCCCGGTGAGGATGAAGAATCTGAATCATATGTAAATAGAGCTACTCTAAAAGAAGGTGAGTCTCAAGCAGACTTTGCTAAAAGACTTAGAGATAGAGCTATGACTGTTGCAGAACATAATGCTCGTCTTAAGATTCAAAAACTTCAACAAGTTCTTGATGAAGCTAAAGTTGATTCTTATGACCCAGCTACAGGTATAACTAAGCCTGCTTCATTTATTGATCCAAGCACACGTCGTTATTTGATGGCTTATCTTGGAGAGACACAACAACACATTAAAAATAGACTTATTGCTCGCACAATAGGAACTGCAGTTAGTAAAGAACTATTAAATGATGCAGATAACTATGACGAAATGATTAAGAAAGTAAGAGATTCTTTAAAAGAACGTTATGAAAGATAGTTAGGACAAGCTTATATGACTTATCTTGGTACACAAGATTATAAAGGACTTACTTCTTTCTATAGTCAGTTAACATCAAAACAGAAGTTCACTCTTGAAGAGGTACTGAAAAATCTTAATAGAGAAGGTTGGGAGGATTTTACTGTTGCAGAATAGTTAGCAGAAATGTTTACTGAAGCCACTGGTGCAGAAGGTGATTTTGATTTTATATAGGCTGCTCAACAGTATGATGACTTATATAATTAGTATATGTCTGAATCTGATCCAGATAAATAGGCTGACCTTAAAGATTAGCTTGATGCACTAGGACAAAAGGAATTTGAAGCCTGGAATCAATCTAAACTTGATACTGATGTTTAGAGTATGGTAGATACTGAGATGAAGAATATTGAATCTAAATTATCTAAACTTAGTAATCTATTTAAAACTGATGCTGACTTAAAAGCTGCTAAAGACCTTGAAGAAAGACTTTCTGTTGAGGATAATCCAGCAGTAGAGCTTGTAAAGCAAATAGCTCCTAAGATTGGAAGTTCTGCAGTAGAAGTTGAAAAGGCACTTGAGTCTATACATAAGCAATTTATGGATAATGAAAAGCCTTATGACTTTGTGTTATCTGGAGACCAAGAAAAATATCTACAAGATGCTTAGAAGCTTATTAAAATAGTTACTGCTATGGTAGCTGCAGCTTCTCGTCCTTCTAATCTTAATGATGGAATGACATATAATAAAGCTGTTAATAAGTTCCATGCAGACCACCAAGGAAAACAAAAAGACTCTGAGTTCTTTAAGAATTTTGAACCTTTGTTTGAAATGGATGAGAAAATAGGTGGACAACTTATTGCTGCATTAAATGGATATTCTAAGGAAATTGATTAGTGGATTGAATTATCAAGAACAAACAAAGCTAATAGTGCTGCTAGTTTACAAAGAGCTTCTGAAGCTTTACATGATGCAAGACTCGATTTTTTAGGCGGAAGTATGACGTCTAATAAGTATCTAGAGAACAGTATTATTGATACAAGTTCTAATTATGCTTTATTTGACTTTGAAAGACAGTTCCATGAAAATGTCAATGAAGCTATAAAGAATGGAACTTCACTAAAAGAAGTATTTGAAGACTTGCTTGCACACCTTAATTAGGATGATGCTATACTAAGTGGAGTTACCTCTAATATTGATGAAGAACTTAAAGAACTTACAGCATATGATAAGTTCATGTATCTTACTTCATTAATTGCTTTAGATCCTGCAGAACAGCTTAAGAAAGAACTTCAATTTACAAAAGACAATCCTAAAGTTGCATCACTTGCTACACAATAGCCAGGTATGTTACTTGGTCAAGCACTAGATGCTAATCCAGATGTTATTAATACTGCTCTGGAAGTATTATAGGACTTAGCACATAAGAAAGGTATTGATGTTCCTGTATTATGGAATGCTACTGTCGTTACAGGTATAGGTGGAGGTGGTAAAACTACTGTAGAAGCTAATTATCTATCTAATGATGATGAACTTACTTGGGTATCAGGTCCAACTGATTCATAGGCAGACGGACTAAAAACTATTCTACCTAAAGCAAAAGTGCTTAGTATTGAAGCCCTTAAAAAGGCTATATATACAGGAGAAATTAAGTCAAAACCTGGAAAAGGGCTTGATAAGGGTTGGAAGCCTAAAATACTTGTTGTTGATGATTCAAAATTTGTAACTAAGGACGCTCCTAAACACTTAGTAATTGATGAAGCAACACACATAGATAACCTTGACTTATAGCTTATATCTAGATGGGCTAAGCTAGCTGGAGTCAAGATAACTTTACTTGGTGATGAAAATCAGAGAGGTAAAGAATATAATTTAAATAGAGAAGCTGTTATAGCTTATAGAACCCCAAGACTTAATTTCTCATTGAGAAATGAAAGTATTTGGAAAGTGCAGAACTAGAACCAACTGGTTCGTATGCTAGATAAAATGAGGAATTCTTCAGGAGAAACAACTGAAGCAGTATTCAAACAAGTACTAGAAGAGCTTCATAATAAATTAAATATGAGTTACTTCGAGAACGAAACTACATTAGAAGGAGATAAGATTACTTCTAAGGTTACTGCTGAAGACCTTTCTAAATTAAGTGGAAGTATTGCCTATATAGGTGATAATAAAACTCTTGAAGAATTTATAAAGACTCATCTAAATCCTGGCACCACTTTTACGGCTATGGATAAAGATTCTGTCCAGGGTAAGGAATTTGACTATGTAATAGTTGATTCTGACTGGGGAGGAAGAATGGCTAAAGGAGCAGATAGTAAATTTAAATATGAAGAGCATATCTTTGAAACTACTGAACTTCTTAGAGATTTATATACAATGATTTCTAGAAGTAGAAAGGGTAGTATTGTAATTGATAATCAAATAAGTAATGTGGTTAATGCTGTAAAAGAGGATTATACTACAAAATATGAGAGACTTGGTGAAGATGTTGTTCAAGCATTTAGAGAGGCTCGTATTGCTTATATAGAGGATATGCTTAATCATATTAAGGAGGAAGAACCTGCTGCAGTAGAAGTGACTGAGGAGCCTGAAACTCCTAAAAAGGAAGGAGAAGAACCTTTAGAGGAACCTGGTACAGAAAATATTCCAGAAAAGAAGAAGGAAGAAATTCAAAAAGTTGAGAAAATGGATTTTGAAAAGAAACCTATAGGTTATAGAGCTTATGGTAATGTTGCTTTTATAGGTAATGTTGTTATAAACGGAAAAGATTGGATACCTCAATCTGGACCTATAAGAGATATTGGTCTATTCTCTCCTAAAGCTGATGGAACTCTTGCTTCTACTTATGAGGAAAAGAGATAGCTAGTAAGAGATCTTAATTTTGTTAAAAGTTTATTCTTATATGACTTGGATATTGATTTATATGATTTACCAATGTCATTAAGAGGAAAAATTACTAAAGAATCTCTAAAGAACGCTTAGTTCTATCTTGTAGCTGAGAATAGGGGATATGTACATAATCTAACTGGACGTACTACTTTAAAATAGGACGAATTAGATTTCATTCCTGGAAAAGTAATAAGCATACAAGCAAGGATTGACACTCCTGCTGGTCCAGCTATTATTACTCTTGGAGCTGTAGCTAATCCTAAAACTTGGATAGATGGAATAAATAAAAATCCTGAACTTTCTGAAGAGTAGAAATAGGAATAGATAGCACAAGCACAACACTATGAAAGTTAGTTAAAAAATCTTATAAATAGTGATTCCTAGGAAATTCATATAAATAAACCTAAATTTAATGGTCGAACAGAATTAGTACCACTTAGATGGAAGGACGTTCTAACAGAAGAACAACTTAAAAATCTTCCAGATCCTAATGCTAGAAGAAGCATTAGAATTGAAGATTTATATGATGATACCTCTGAATTTGATGCTAGAACAGGTAATTCAGTTGTAAGTCCAATACATATAATAACTGCTCCTATACCAGGAATTGATGTAAGTTTAGTTGGACATTCTGTTTTATTTGTTTCTAACAACAACACATTAAATCCAGAACAATTAGGTAGACTATTTATATAGTAGCAAAATGATAGACATGCTGGAAGAGAATCTAAAGCTTAGGTAAGAATGATAGTTCTTGACAATGAGGGTGTATCATTCCATTCTCTTTACAGAGGAAGTTTTAAAGATATATATAGTACAACTCTATAGGATAAGGAGTTTGAATTCCCAATGAATCTACAAGCTACAAGTATTCGTATGCTTGCTTCTTTATGGAACTTTAGAGCAGATCTTAACAGATTTATAAATGCTATGAACAATTCTGGTTATACCAGAGAATAGCTTATAGATATGGCTAAGACTGATTCTGAACTTTATCAGGAACTTCAAAATAAAAAGATTGAAGAATATAAAGCAATGTATGGAAAAGAACCAGAGCAAATACCTGTTATTTCTAATACAGAGTATAAGCAATGGCTCAAAAATTACTCTGATAAAGAAAAAGTAGATAAAGTTCTTAAACTTATTGAATTTAATGAGAGTTCTGACCTTCCTAGATTTAGAGTTGGATGGAGTAATATTACAGGTTCGTATATAAGAAGAATATATGGACTTAAAGAAGGAAATCCTTATTACAAGGATGTAAAGAACTGGAAACCAGAAGAAACAAATGGTATTTATATCAATCCTGATTTGGCTTACCAATATCAAGAGATGCTTAATTACTTATTTGATAATGTAGTTAATAAAATCTATGATACCACTCCTTTAGATGTAAATGAAAGAATCAATTACAAGGAAGGAGAAAAATGGTTGCTTGAATCTAAGGGTATGAAACTTACCATTAATGATGAAGGTAAAACTATAAATATTCCAACTCAGGATAAAGTTAAAGCTTTACCTCTTATTCTATCTAAGATAGCTAATTTCTTATATTATAAAGCTCACTTTGGCTAGGATGTATTTAATGATAAGAAAATCAATAAGAATCTATTTCATATCTATCTTGATTATGAAAATAAGAAAGGAGAAATAGAATATGATTTAGACCAGTTCTTATCAGCAGAAGTAAATGGAGAAACTGTTAAAGGACTTCTTAAGGAAGCTTCATCTAGAAGAGATGTTATAGGACAGAATGAATATAAGTATAAAGATGACTCAATAGGCTATCAAGATGCACGTATTGATAACTTCTTTAACTTAATATTCCACGGAGTTCCATTTGAAAAGCATTATAATGATTTTAATCATAATGTATAGTCAGATACATTAGCTTTATTTAAATATGGATTCCTATCTGATCCTGTACTTATAGCAAGTGGAGGTAGAGCAAGTGATATGATTGCACCTTGTGCTACTAACAGAAAATTATTTAAGTTAGATGTAGTTCCAGGAAATCCTATTCTTGAATTTACATTTGACTAGGTTTCTGAAGCAGGTCCTGAAGTAGAAGAAACTACAGAGCATCCTTTGCTAGCAGAAGCTAGAAGTCATGGACTCGATACTTCAAGATTTAATTTAGATGGTTATACAGATGATGAGATAGTAACTTTCATAGAAAGAAAATTTGATCAACGTGATAGTAAGATATTTGCTAAAGGTGAAGGAGACCTTTCTAAATTAGTAATGAAAGTAGAAGCTGATAAGATTTACACATTAGCAGATACTAATCCTGAAATAGGAAATATTGTTAAATAGGAACCTACTGGAGATGGTAAAGGCTTTACAGTTACTAATGATAAGGGGGTTAAATTCGAAATACATTATGCTGATCATGAAATTACTGTAAGTGAACCTAAGGCTGCCCCTGGGGCAAGAGTTGAAGGAGAAGGTCCAAAAGTTGAAGTGAAAACTGAATTTACAGGAGGTGAGATATTCGATGCTGTTAATGCCTATATAAAGGATAAACCATAGTATGCAGATAGTGATTCACTTACTGAATGGTTAAATGGTGATACTGAGGTTTCTTATGCTTTATAGGACTTGAAAGCATATAAGGAAGATTTAAGAGCTACTTTAATGGATGAAGGAGTTCTTGAAAAAGATGATATAGATAACATAATGAATGAATTAGATGTACTTATCAATAAAATAAATACAAGCGATTGTTGATATGCAATGTAAATTACCAAATTTTGGGAAATTTGACGAAGTAGGAGTTCCAGCAGATATACTGGAACTCCAAAACGTCGATGATATAGTTAAGGGTGTAATTAGTACTTTTAGTACCAATCCAAACTTTAGTACTTCAGAAGAGCAATCATTATCTCCTGAAAAATTTAAGGATTCAGTTGAGATTGCTTTAAATAAGTTAGCTAATGTTTTAGATGCTGCAGATAAAAATAATCCTACCCTTGACCTGAAGAAGGGTGGAAAGCACTCTGAAATGATTCTAGAAAATCTCAGAATGGAGTACTATCCTAAAGGAAACATTACTAGAGACGCAGAAATAGATTTATCTGCCATCATAGATGGACAACTACAAGGTAGAGAAGAAATAGCTACACAACGTCTTAATAAGATGTTGGATAAGTTCTTTGCTAATAATCTACCTGCAAAAGAATATTTTAAAACACACTTTAGTAGGGAGTTAGGACTCTCTACTGTTATTCGTATAGGACAGACCTTAAAGGATAGTTCTATCGTTGATAGCGAGAAAGCACTTAATGAAAACATAGAGAAGTTCTTAGCTAATCAATATCTTATTATTTACAGATATCTTAACTCTTTAGGACTTGCTAAAGGGTTACCTAACTCTATGTTTAGACAAAATACTCCTATAGGAACTCATACTAATACCTTAGATAGGTTCTATAATCTTGTAGTACACAAGAGTAAAATAGGAACCCTTGAAGATGAAATTGAATCTGAATGGTAGAATAGTATTAGTAAGGAAACTGATACAGAAGATGGCTTATTTAAAGCTGTAAATGCTTATTTATCAATAGTTTATTTTGATAAACTTGCTAAAGAATCTATTGGTAAATATATAAGCAGTAATAAGAATCAAGAATATCCAATTGAAAAAGATTCTGAGGGAGTTGTACATTATAAATATAGCTTTGGTAAGGACACAGAAAATAGAGTACATGGTTGGTAGATTGATGTACGTGATGCTCTAAAAGAAATGGGTAATTTTTCTAAATTTCTTATATCTAGTATACCTATTGATGATACTTTCCTAACTCCTGTGAACTACCTTGGAGCATTTACTAATTTATTTGGCAAAGTTGGAGAATTAATTGGAGGTAATGAACAAACAATAAAGTTGTATAATGCTATTGTTTCATTTAATCAAGATCCAGTTAATAAGTTTAGAGAGATTCTTACAATTATTAATAAATATGATTCTATAAGAGAATTCTTAGTAAAAAATAAGATTGTAAATCCATATGAAATGAAAGTATTTGATGCTGTTTATGAACATGTATTTAATGGAAGTAACTCTCTATTTAATATTGAGGCATCATATAACAAAACACATGGACTTACTAATAGATACCCTCTTGTGGAAAGCCTTGCTGCTTAGATAGGTTCTAGTACAGAAATGTCTTATCTATAGACTGTATATAACTATAATACTAATAAGTATGAGACTGTAATTAAGAAGAAATTCCAAGTAAATAAGCAAAAATTTGACATGATTAGTGGTATGAACAAAGATAATTAGCCACTTGAATAGGTAGACTTTGCTTATAAGTTTGTTACTAGAAGTCCAAGTTTTTATTCTATAGACTTTGGAGATTATACACTAGATGTATCTCTGGATTTAGTACAGAATCCTTATGGAATGTTAACTAAGTTTGGAAATAAAGGTGTAAAAGTAACTCTTAAGGATAAGAAAAGTGGTGCTGAATTAGATGTAAAGTCTCTACTTAAAAACAAGGATATTAGCACTAAAGCTAAGAGACAAGCTTTACTTGATAGTACAGCTAGTGACCCATTTATTCAAATACTTGAGTTTATAGATGCATTTACAGGAACAAGTTTCACTTCTAGTTAGGATGGATTGTTAGAATTTGATTTATTCAAAAATAACTATAAGGATTCTCCTATAAATGCTTTAATTACCGCTGTAAGAGGTATGTTGATTAAGGAAATCCACAATCAATTTAACTAGGCAAAAGCTAATGGAATTTATAATTCAGGACAAATTGATAAATTTATAAAAGATTCCAAAATAATTCCCGATTCTGTACTTGGTATTGATCCTACTGATAGGGAATGGAATACTATATGGGAACCATCTGTGTTTGGTCCAGACTTAATTACTATTAGTAAGAGTGAAGAATGGGTCGATAATTATGTCACCATTAAATAGATGATGTCTGGAGAAATATCTAAAGCTAATACTAAAAACTTAGCTGGAGATAGTGTTCCAAACTATGGACTTGCATTTATGGGCTCTGATTTACATACTGTTATAAAGGACAGACAGCACTAGAGAGATACTGCATATGGGGATCTACCATTAGATAGCAATATATTTATGATTGATCCTTCTATTGTTAAAGGTACTGTTATTGATACTGATGTACGTTTAGCTGATGGTACTTCTAAACAAGTTAAAAATATGACTGAGGGAGAGCTCTTCTATCATGCTATAGTTGATAAATTCTTGATACCTTTAGTGCAGAATGAAAATGACAAGTATATGATTATTTAGCCTACTACTTATTCTGATAAGACTAAGTTTGTAAACTATATGATTAGTACTATGTTCAATGGAAAAGACATATCTAAAATGTCCACTTCTGAACTTGAGAACCTATATATAAATACAATAGGTAAGAGTTACCAATCTATTTTACATAGTGTATTAAATGACTATGCTAGAATATTTGACTTAGGAGATATGTATTCTTAGGCGTATACATTTGACGAGTCTGGATTTATTACATCTACTAACATTGATGCAGTTAGAAAGATGGTAACTACTATAGATAGAAAACTTAATGACTATACTGAATAGGAATTAGTAGCTTTAGCTAAAACTAAAGGTGTAAAAGAAATATTAGCTGATACACACTTTAGATATAATGGCAATAGAAAAGCTAATGGTAAATAGCACTTATCATTCAATGAATCACTTTATCATTATGTAGCTAAGGTATATACAAAACAAGGTATAAAGCCAAGACTACAGGATGAAAAAAGAAAGTTCCTAAATCAATTATTAAAGAATAAAGTAAATATTTCTGGAATAAGAATGACTAAAGGAGGTCCAGATCCAGAAAATATATGGGCACAAGCACTTAAGTACTTTGATGAATCCAATTCATGGATTACAAGAGATGGAACATTAGTACTTGCTAAAGTAAATGGAGAGAATATTACTGTTCATGATACTTTCCCAGAAGACACTCAAGTAGAACTTAATCCAGTTCTTGAGAAGTATTTTATGTTAAGTAGTATTCTTGGTAATAACTTACGCATGGTACTTACTGGTTCAGAAATTAACCATAAAAATAAGCATTTAAGCAAGATTAACCCTGCATTAGTAATAAGTAAATTATTTAATGAAAAAGATAAGGTTGCTGACTTAGCAAAGTAGAATGTCAATGTCAAATAGGCTGTATAGGTTACTGCTACTTAGAAAGGCTTAGATCCAGAAACATTCTGGAAATCAATGAGTCTTATTGAAGTCTATGATTTAATTGATAATATTACTGATGCAACAACCAAAAAGATGGTTAAGAAAGCTATTGATGCTAAGATGTATGAAGTTGAATCTACTGGACAAGGAGCCCAATTAAAACGTAATGTTATTATACCTGCTACTATGAGATATTATACTCAAAATAGTTTAAGAGGTATTGGTAAAACAATGCGCCTTGCTATTATGAATGATATTCAAGCAGATGTATTTAACTTTACAGGAGATGATGGTACTGTAGATTCGCATGATGGTGCTGCATATATTAATCCTATTACATCTATTTTAGAAAACTGGTCACTCCAAGAGAATGAAGTAGGAACAGTTAAAAAGCCTATATGGCATTATTATGATAAAGAACATATGACTTCTTCTCTTGTTAAGTTTGCTGCTCATACTATAACAAATAATATGATGCAACAGTCTATGGGGTCAAGAGTTAATATGCTCAATATGTTTAAGAAGATGTCTAACACACCTTGGGCTTTACAAGGTAATATTCTTTTATATGCTGCACATAAAACAGAACAAGAAATTACATTCTCTGATCTAACAGGAGGCAATGATCTATATTATAAAGGAGTTGATGGAGCTAATTATAAGATTGTAGATTTTGGATACGACGAAGGAGTTTATTGGACTGATGAAATTAGAGTAAATGATAAAGGTATTGGTAGTAAGGTAGAACGTAAATATCATTACTTCGATGCTGATAGTAATCACATAATTGCTACTAAGAAACTTGAAGGTTATCACACAATGTCTTCTATTTATGAAGCACATCAAGTATTTGGTGGTATAAATAGTGAATCTCTTATTGGAGAAGGTAGAGATGCTACACTTCAATATTCTGAAGCTTCTAACTATGTTGTAGCTAATCTTATAAATAATGTTACCATTCTTACAGAGGAAGGAAAACAAGCTAAAACCAGATAGCTTGACCAAACTCATTATGAACAACCCCTTAAGTCATTAATGATAGATTATCTATGTAATAATAGTGCTATCAAGAATGGAGCTGGTAATAGAAACGATGCTTCAAGGTTTTATAATAATGAAGCCCTTGATACTATAACTCTCGGAACTGAATATTATGGTATTCAGATGGATGCTGACCACGAAGCTGATGAAGCTGAAATGACTGAGTTCTCTCAAGTTATATCTGCTCTAGATGCTGGAGGTAGACTTCATAACTATGTAAAGGGTATTTATAAAGCTCTTGGTCAGATTGCTCTTGAAGAAGCTTCTCTTGAAATGGATGCTATCAAAGCTTATTAGCAATCTACTTAGCTTAATGATAAATAGTCTTTTGTTAAGAAATTTAAAGAAAATCTTGGAATAAATGCAGATGTAAAAATAGCTCCATTACTTGAAAAAGTTATAAACCGGAGTAATGAAGCTATTATTTAGGAATTTAAGGTACAATTCCCAAATATCGATACTACAAATCTAGTATCTGAAATAAATACAGTTAAATAGAGTTTTGCAGAGGCTCAGGCACAAGCACGTGATGGTCTTTATGATATTATAGGTAGAACTATTATCAACAATATGAGTACTGCACGTGGACAAGCTGGACTAGCAGAATCTATTATAAACTAGATTAAGAGAAGATTTAATCTTACTGATAATCACGTGTTAGATGACTTAAAGATTCCATTCAGTGATGCTAATATATATAGTAATATTCTTTCTACTTTTGCTTCTATAATTACTAATAAATCAATTCGTAAGAAGTATCCTGGTACTGGTGCAGTTCTTTCTCCTGGATTCAATATTATGATGATTTATGATATAGATGGTAGACAGTATCAATATAAAGATTTAGTAAAAGAAGCTACTATTCATTATACATAGTACAAGAAGAGAGTAAAGGACGGATAGGAAGATCCAGAGGATGCTTACTTTAAACCTGTATTTGAGCAAGATAAGGCAGCATTAGCAAACGGTTATTAGTTATCTTCAGAACAATGGAATAAGTAGGTTGTGGAAGCCTATTTAATGAAGAAAACTGATGATTATAATGCTCTTAAATGGAAATACAATGTAGTAGAAATTCCAGGACAAAATCCTGATTGGGACTTACATACTGAAGAATTCATGCCTACAGATAATGTAGGAGTACTTGTAGAAGTAAATGGAGAGTAGCACTGGGAAGATATTTCTCTTGATGCTATATCTGATTATTATCTATTTAAGGCAGATCCTAGAGCATTTATGCAGGATAAACTTACCAAAGAAAATAATGGAGTACCTGTTACAGTAAAAATTCTTAAGTTTAGAAAGAACTTACATAAAGCTCGTAACTTAGCTCCAACTAAGATTTGGTGGGAGTATGTAGGAAAATACAATGGATAGAATACTAATAGAGTAAATAATATATTTAATAGTATACATTTACTTAGAAACTTTGCAGAATCTAAGAAACTTTCTAATGATTAGAGATCCAGAATAAATAATTATATAGAAAGATTAAAGGCATAGGGTATTAAAGAATATGCTAATACATAGGAACTGCTTGATGAACTTGATAAAAATACTTGGAGTAATACTCAAGTTATTGTACATAATACTCCAGCTGAACTTATAATGTCTAATATCTATCAAACTAGATTTAATGTAGGTGTAGATCAATCTATGTTAGATATGGTAAAGGACGGGCCTAAGCCTGCTAAAAATATAAGACAAGTTCATTAGAGTGTAACTCCTGACTTCTACGACCTAGTTATGACTAAAGCCAATGGACATAACACTTACATCTCTTTAGATAGACATTTTGAAACTACTGTAGCTGATGAAGATGGTGAACTCCCAGATGTTCAATATAGATGGACATATTGGAAAGATAGAAGTAGAAAGTCTATAGTAGACCCATTAGTAGTTAATGATGTTTATGCTACAAATAAGGACTAGAAAGCTTTATTTAGAATAGGTAGGGATATAAGACGCCCTGATTTAGCATATAATCAAGAAGGAAAATTCTATTATTATGTTCCAACTTCTACTAATCCAGAAATTATAAGAGTAGAAGATGATAAGAAACTTAACTATGTAAATGGTGAAGTTAGAGAATATGTAGAATTTGTAACTAAGCATGAAGTTAAACAAAAGGGTAAGAGTCATACAGTACTTAATATAGATGTTGAAAAGCTAAGAAGAACTACACAAACTCATTCCAATGAAGAAGTAAATAAGATAATAGAAGAACTTCTCAAGGAAATTTATGAGGCAGACTCTTATGAGACCTTTACTGTTAATAATCAACAAGTTAGACGTACTAATCTAGTTAGAGTTCAAGATGTTCTAAAAGGAATAGTTAGTGATGGATTATTTAGATATGATAATGTTTTACAAAACTATTTGGAAACTATATCTGAACACTTTGGTAAGCTACCTAAAGATAAGGAGTTTAGTAGACCTGATATTAAGTATAATCCAGAAACTGATGCTATTGAATTTAGTGATACTAAAAGTAATGGTGCTATAGCCAAGATTATCAATGATAGAACTAAAGTTCTCAAGGAAAGACTTAATAATAAGAAGTATTATTCATTCCTAAGATCTTAGTATTATACAGCTTCTCGTATTCCTGCACAAACTCTTCAATCATTTATGAATATGAGACAAGTTGGTTATACTGCAGAAGGCTCTAATTTAGCTTATGTATCACACTGGCAGACTTGGTTACAAGGTTCTGACTATGATATTGATAAGGCTTATATAATGGGACTTGCATTTGATGATAATGGTCAGTATATAGGTTGGTCTAGTTTATTTGATTATAATAGTTTAGATACTATAAGAGCTTCTGAATATCTTCCTCTTCCTAAAAATGGTGTTACCATTACTGAAGATGCTAATGGAGTAGATATAACAGAAGAAGCTGCTATACTTAATGAAGTAGAACCAGCTCTAGAAGCGGGAATTGCAGATCCTAAAGTACTTAATGAATATAAGGTTAGAAGACTTTTAGCTTATGTTTCTATCTTTAATAAACTAGGAGAAGGAACTACAGTAAAAGGTGCTAATGAAAAAATACTAGAAACATTAAATTAGCATAATGCAACTAGACTTCCAGCAGATATTAAGGCTCAGGCTCTTAGAAACTTTATTTCTGTACATATTCAGAATACTATTTAGCATATTAGAAATGCTGCAGATTCTTATGTACCTGTAGAAATGGAAGACCTAAGAAAGGCTGCCGATAACTCTCCTAAGGGAGCTGAAGCACTTGAAATTACTCTTATGAACCCTCTTTCTACTTACACTATGTAGTATTAGAATATGACAGGTAAGAATGTAATTGCTATATCTGCTACAGGTCAAAAAGCTGCTTTTATGTGGATGGAGTATCTAAACGATACCATAAAAGACGCTAAACTAGGAGTTGATTATATAGTCAACGAAGTTGGAGAAGTGCTACCTACAGAAAACTCTGACTTAGCTTATGCTAAATTCTAGTTCAAAACTAGTCGTATAGCAGGTAGAAGTAAGTTAGATAAGGACAAAGTTCCTCAAATCAGAGAGGTAACTTCCACTACTCTTCCAGATGTAAATGTAGAAGGTCTAGAACCAGCACTGGCTAATTATATATAGGGAGGTAAGTTAAAAGCTCCTATTCCTATTGATATTTTGATAAGTCAGATGATTTCTGCTGCTACTGATAATGCTAAAGAGCTTATTCTAGCTAAGATTAATGCAGGTAGTAAACTTGCTAAATGTTATTTGTTCCTAATGACCTTAGGATATGACATTAATGATATAGTTAAGTTTATGACAAGCCCTGTAGTATCTTGGATTGATTCATTATCAGATCCTAACATATTCTTAGACTAGGAAATGCGTATCGATGAGGCCATAACTGAAGTAGAAAAGTATCTAAAAAATTATGATACTAATAAAGATACTGAGTATCTTGAGGATGAAGCTGGATATGAAATAAAGGGTTCTCGTGCTAAGTTAGCTTTATTAAGAAGTATAGTTCCTTCTAATTTAACTCCTGCTCAGATTAGAGAAGCTCAGCTTGATCTTGAAGAGTTTAAAAATATAATGGATGGTGCTGATGAATTTAGTACTTTTGGTAGACTCCTTAGTATTAACCAAGGATTACCAGGAAAGGCTGAAGATTTGGAAGGCACCCTCTCTAAGATAAAGAAAATTATTACTAAGAGAGAAAAAGACTTAGGACTTGTTAATAAAGATGGAGTCTTAACATCTACTCCTGACGAAAGATACGCAGATATTGCTGGAGGAATGTTTGACCCTATTAAGTGGCTACAAGACGAAGAATATCAGGAAAGAGTTGCTGAATACTATGATAAGTTAAAAGCAACCCTCAATATATTTGGAATTGTAAGAAAACTTCCTCATTTTAAGAGCATGTTCTAGCTACTTGGAGCTGAGTGTACTGTTAATCAGTTCTCTGTGAAGAGTAGAATTTTAAGTTCATGCCTTGCTAAGATTAGTAGAGAATGTCCTAATTTATTTATAGATGATAAATATTACTCTAGAATATTAGGATTCGCTTCTTCTCTTATGATGCAACAATTCGTATTAGATGGAGACTTTAAAATACCTGTTAGTGGTGCTATTTTAAATAGCGATAGAACTATCACTAATGTAAAGAAAGGAATATTATCATTAGATTCAGAAGAAGGAATTGCTTCATTTAAATACTATTTTGAAAATGTAGTCATTCCTGGATTGAAAGCAGGAACATTTGAAGGCTTTGACGACTAGGAAAGAGAAGCTATTCGCAGAAATGCATTTATATAGGCTCTTACTAGAGGTAATGATCGCGATGTACCTGTATGGAAGACCAATATAAACATTTCTTCAGAATCTTCTTATACAAGAGTTCAGTTATCTAGATTTAGTAAGGGACTTGCTCAATTGCAGAACTATAAAATTGGAAATCAGTCACTTGCAGATTGGTTTGCACTTTATAACTTAATTGTTAACAAGAACCAATACGGTTCTGATCGTCTTACTAAGATATTTGAAACTTTTGTAAAAGAATTTGATATGAAAGGTGATAATGTAATTAATAGATATTTAAAATATGTAGGAGACCATGATTACTCAGAAGCAGATATAAGTTCAGTAATGAACTTTACTGCTATGGACTTGTTCATTTCACAAGCAAGGGTTGTTTCTAACTTAAAAGGTCAGAAAGATCCAGTTGTAATTATGTATGAGGATAAAGTTCCTGTATATTATAAGAATGTTGGTTATGGAAGATATGAAAAGATGGACGATATACTTCCTGCTTTACCAAATGAAAGTTTGGAGCAGCATCTGCACAGATTCTTCTTAAATAGATCTTATTTTGTACTTGGTAAACCTTACACTAATATACTTGCTAGACTAGAATAGTCATTAAAGGCATCTCCTATTACAGCAATAGTAGATTTAATGAGACAAGCTAAGTTATTCTTAGATATTAATTGTGTATGAAGAACTGTACTATAACTTTTAAAATTGGAGAAACTACAAGAAATATAGTAGTTCCCGAAGAAGAATTCTATGGGGCAGAGGGTGAACGCTCTCTGCCTACATGGGATTTTCAAGCTAGATTAGGACAACTTCTAGCAAGAAGAAAAGATGAGTGGAACAGCTTAAAATAGGTTATTATCCAAACTTTAAAGGATAATAGTGCAATTTCTAGAGCTGTAACTTACAGTCAACTTAAAGATAAATAGGGATTAGTTCCTAATGTTAACTTTAAGTATATATAGGATACCTATCCTGAGATAGAGTTTCCTGACATAGATGTACCTATATTACTTATTGATAATCTAGATGCTCAATCTAAATTCCCTGTATCAGGAAGAGTTATAGATAAAAAAGGTAAAGAAATATTTGTTGTTAGAGGAGATAAGGATTCTCTTGTACAACTTAAGGGTTATTTGGAAATCAGAAAGAAAGTTCTTAGTGGTGAATATAAAGAAACACTAGACCAGGAACTTAGTGATGCTCTTAGCTAGATTGCAGCTAAAAAGGGTATATCTCCAGAGGAAACTATACTTCAGTATTTAAATAATACAAAAGCAGAAAGAAAGGCTGGAAAAGAACTTATTAATGGAGTATCAATGTATACATGGATGACTTATATAGGCAATGCCATAAAAGGAACGCCAATAAAAGTAAAATATAAACACCCATTAATTAATGAATTTAATAGAAGACTTACTACAAATAAATATGATTAGAGAGTTATAGCTGTAAGTGAGCTTTTTGGGATTCTAAAGTAGTTATATCCGCATCTGTTTACAACCCAAAAAGAATTTACTAGACTATTTGGTGGAAGAGCTGACATAATGATGAAAGCATTACTAGAAGCTAAGAACTTAACTGATGATGAAGTTGAATTCCTATAGTTACTAGATGATGAACGTAATGCTTATAGGGAAAGACACGATGACGATGAAACTGAGCAATGGGGAATGTCTACACTATTTAATGTTATTAATTAGCTAACAGAACCTGAGGAAAACCCTATATCTCTTAGACCTTTAGCTCTTAAAGATGGAAAGTTTATACTTGAAGACAAATTCCCTACTTTAAAATCCTTATATGGGTATGGTTATGAAACTGTTTCTGCTTTTACAGAAGAAGAAGAAAGAAATGGATATCATATATACAGTCAAACAAAAGAAGTGGGTGACTCTACAATAACTTATTATTATGTTACTCCTTATTTTATAAATGAAAACTTACAAGCTAGAAGATTTGCAAGTCTTAGTGATGCACAAGATTGGATTGATGAACACTTTGCTAATCAAAAACTTAAAGAAAACTCATTCTGGAATCTAAAAGGAGAATATAATGATTTTGGATTAAAAGAGAAAAGCACAAGAACTTTTGAGACTGAAAAATTCATACCAGAAGGTACAGTATTTAGCATGCTAGATATACCAATGGACTTAAGATCCCAAAGTATGCTTGATACTGAATTTCTACTTTTAAATAAATCACTTTAGGAGTTCTATGACTATATAAATACTTTAGACTTTAGTTAGTCTACTAAGGACAGTATTATTAGTAAAATAAATACAGCTGAAAAGGCTACTATTTTTCTTAGTGAACTTAATAAAAGGCTTAATTCTAAAGATGAACAAGGAGTTAAAACTTATCCTAGAAACGATAATGATAAAGTAAAAGCTATTCTTAATGAAATAGAAACAAAATAGCCAACTTATTATTATGTAAGTAAATCTTTTAAAGTAGATGATGGAAAGTATCGTATTCACTATATAGTAACTGATGAAAAAGCTGTTAATGAAAACCGTTATAATAAGAAGACTCCAGTAATACAGTTTTTAAATAGTATTGCTAAAGTTATGAAAGAAAAATTTGGAGTTCCTGTTAATATTGTAGATAGCTAGGAACTTACAGATATGGGAATGGAAGATATTAACCTTATTAAGGCGTTTATTAAGGACGGAGAGATTTATATTAATTCTGACTTAGCAAGAATTGAGGATGCTTTTCATGAATATGCGCACTTATTCTTAGGTGCTTTAAAAGCTAATCCAGACTTTAGGGATAATTACTTAGCTTTTATAGATAAGGTATTATCAACTAAAAAAGGACAAGAGGCTTTTAATAGAAAGAAAAAGAAGTTTTCTAACCTTAGTGACTTTGATATAGCAGAAGAAACTGTTGCAGATTTATATGGTGACTTTATGGAAGGAAATTTACCATTAGATCTAAGTATGTTATTTAGTGCTAACGATGATATAAAGAAGATATAGGATACTATATTTGATAAAAAAGATAAAAGTAAAGCAATTTAGGATTTTGATGGTTCATTAGAGTCTATATGGAAGCGCTTTAATTCTGATGTAACTAAAACTCTAGGTGATAATATTAACTTTATAAAAGACGGGGCTATACAAGTGCAACGTTAGAAAGATAATTGGATTAAAGACCAAATCCGAGAAGGTAATATAAAAGAAAACTGTGAATGAAAAATTGTACATATGATATATTAAGTACAGGAGATGAAGGATTATCTCTATTAGAACTACTGAGATTCGTAGATAAACAGTTTGCAGAAGTTCTAGATACGGAACAAATAGCTTCTATTAGTGATGTAGTATTCTCTAAAAATCCACTTAAGGACTCTATTATTACTAAGCTAGGAGAAATAAAGCATGATTACATTGTAACAGCTGCACGTACTGTTTCTACTTATGATGATGAACTTGGAGGAGATGGTAATACATTATCTTATCAGGAGTTTATTGAAGATCCACAGTGTCTTATAGATGGAGTTCCTCTAGTAAGACCTTATGACAGAGATACATTTAGAAAGGCAGAAATACAGAACCTTGTTGATAATCATGGCTATAAAGAAGCTGCAGCTGCTGCTGAAGTAGATAAAGACTTAGCTAATATGGACCAGTTTAAGCAAGATTCTGTAGTCTTGCACAAAATTATAGATGGACACGGAGCTATATCTACTAAAGTTAAGACTTCTGACTATTTAGAAGGTATCAAAGATATAGTAAGCGGTACAGTTTTTGATGGTCGTAAAGCTTTACTTGAGGACCTTAAGGGTTAGATGGAAAACTTTGTAAATCAATATATATATCGTACTTAGGTAAATCCTAGTATTATAGGTAACGTTGGACTTAAAGCAAAAGTTGAGGCTCTTGGCAAAGAACTAGTAGGACACATTGACTATCTTTCTATTGATGACTCTGGAACATTACATATTTATAATTTTAAGGCCTCTCAGAGACCTATGAATATGTGGTCAAAAGATAAATGGAAAAAGTACAATTACGGTATGGCTTTCCTTAAATAGATGCTAGCTTATAATGGTATCCCAGTTAAGAATATTGAGCTTAATATAGTTCCAGTTAAAATGGAATATAGTGATGGTTTATCTAAAGTTGTTATAGGTGCTCCTCAAAATATATCAGTAAGTAAAACTGGTAATTATTTACTTGAGCAGTATGACAAGCATGCTAGGCATTTTGTGCGTAGTAATGTTGATATACCAAAAGTAACAATTGAAACTTTTGATAAAGCTGACGAAATATTCCAACATATTTTCCCAGTTCTAAATATGCGTAGTGAAGGTACACATCGCTCTGCTGTGGAAATGATTAAGAATGCACCTGAAGCCGGAGAAGCAGAGCCACTTATCATTAGAGAGGTGAATGATGAGAAGGGGCGCTGGGAGGTTATTATAGATGGTAAATCTTATAGACCTAAATCTAATAGAAATAAGAACCTAAATTAGGATATTCTTGATATAGTAGTTCAGCATCTTGACGAAATTTAGGATGAAACTCTTTAGACAGTACACACTCTTAAAGAGGCTATAAATAAAATGAACTAGATTGGAGAACATGGAGTATTTGTACCTGAATCTGATGTAATTGATAAATTAAAAGGTCTATCTTCATCTAGAGGATTTATCAAGATGATGCTTGATACTTACTTTAATGATATTTCTGAATGGGAAGGTAGTGGAGAAAAGAAAAGACCTATATATAGATGGAAGTTACGTGATGAACTTCTTGACTATAACATAATTCTTATGCAAAATAATGATACAGGGCAACTTGATGTAATTTCATTATCTGCATTTGATTGTAATGCTGAAATACCATTTGGTAAAGGAAGACATAATTTACTTGGTGCCTATAAAACTGATGTATAGACAAATACTTTAAAAGGTGATTATGGAAATGCTGAAGTTATTCGTGCTATTGTACTTCTCAATTAGATTCTTCCTACTATGAAGGACATGGATAATGTTCAATTAGGAAGAGTAAAGGTGCTAAGTCATACAGGTACATCAAGAAATTATGCTATAAGTACTATTACATAGAAATACCTTCCAGAAATAATTACAACATTAAAGGATAAAGGTAAACTTGAAGTGCCTAATAACTTTAGAAATCTTAAAAAAGAGTAGTTTGTAGATCCTCTTAACTCTGTAATGTATGAATATTCATTATTAACTAATGCTAAAGGCGAGGGGGAGATAATGAGATATTCTCCTGATAAATTTACAGAGCTTGCAAGTATTATAGAAAGTGATGAGAATCATAAAAAGACCAAACTGCTTAAAGAACTTCTTGATACATTTTATTGGGAACTTCCAACTAGAAAATTTGATGAAATAGCTCGCTATGCTAAAGGTCAACTTGGACATGCAAGAGATTAGTAGATGTGTAAAGTCTACAGAGCTCTTTCAGATGCATATCATCATTATGCAAAAGAAACTTTTAATTATGAAAGAGAGCTAACTGACATTCATAGCTTTATGTCTACTACTAATCACGTTCCTAACTAGAATATACGTATAGTTACTGATAACTTGGCTCAAACTTATAATGCTATTGCAGGAGAAATTGAGAGTAACTATACAAAGAATATTCGTGGCTTTATAATGGACTTTTTAAAAGCTAAGGGATATGGACTTGCTCAAAATGCCACTCTTGGTAATATGAATTCTCTATTTAAGAATATGTATGAACAAGATGAAAATGGTAATAGAACAATGAAGTTTAAAAATCCTTGGACAGATGGGAGTCTTGATGAAGCTGAAGCAACATTTTTGAAGAAGGCCTTATACCAGTTCTATTTAATTAGAAATAAAGGTAATGCTCTTGGCTTTAAAGGTTATGATGATCCTGAAATTCCTAAGTTTATTAAGGAAAAAGCTGGAGGGCATAAGTATTTATGGTGTCCACTTATGAGAGCATCTTCTTCTACTAAAGTAATGCAAAATCTTGATGTTAGTACTTGGAAAGGAAGAGCAAAACGTGCTTGGAAGGTGATTCAAAATCCTGGATAGTATTATGATGAACAAATAGAAAAACTTACTGAAGAAGAAAGAAAGTTAATAAACGAAGGTTTAAAGGCTGATACAGAAAAACTTGGATAGGTAATAAATATGTTTAACATAGGTGATGAGACCAATGAAGCAGGTTCTCGCTAGAAGTTTATTGATGAGCAAGGAGTAGAATTCTTTGAGACTAATGTAGAAAATATACTTCTTGAATATTTATCTAAGTCTATAGAATGTGAAAAGCTAAAAGACTTTATGATTGGTACTCGTTCTCTTCTTTTCCAACTCACTATGATGGGAGAGGAATCTGGTAATTCAGAAATAATGAAGAGAGAGATTAAATATATTAGAGACTTCCTAAAGGTTAATGTATTTAACACTACCATTAAATCCGAAACAGGTAGAGTTCTGACAGGAGCTTTAGCTGGATTAAGAAGTCAAGTAACTCTTATAAACCTTGGGGGTAACATGATATCATTTTTCCGTGATGTATTCCAGGGATTTGAAGAAAATTTCATGAGAACAGTTACTAAATTGAATACTGACCTAGATGCTAAAACTCTTAGTTAGGCTTATGCTTATGTAGTTAGTCATGGAATTACTGATACTATGCATATAAGTATGCTTAGTGCCCTATAGGCTAGATATCGTCTATCTAATATAGACCTTGCCAGTATGGAATCTTTACGTATTGGTAGAGGTGGTGCAGCTAACTACAAGAACTGGGCTTATGCTACTCTTCGTAGACCTGACTTCCTAAATAGAATGACCTTATTTGTTGCTCGTTGTATGAAAGATGGTTGCTGGGAAGGATGGGAACTTAAAGATAATATTCTAACATATAATTGGAAGAAAGATAAGAGATTTAAAGCCCTTGTAGATGGAACTTCTAAAGATTCCAAAGAATATAAGCAAGCTAAAGCTCTTTATATGTCTAAAGTTCGTGAATGGAATTCAGAGCATCCTGATAATCCAATCGATTTAAATCCAGAAACTGCTGAAACTTTCTTACCTGCACCTTATTCTGATAGAGAAGTCCTTGCTATTAAGGAAGTATCTGATAATATCTATGGTGCATACGATAAGTCTCTTAAATCTATGGGAGAACATACTACTCTTATGTGGTTCTTTGGTATGTATACTACTTGGATGAATGGTATTTGGAATAACTATTTTATGAAGCCAGGTAAGTATATTGCCAATCGTTCTAATATGGAACAAAAGATAGGAGAGAATGGAAAGCCATTATTCCTAGATGAAAATGGAGGAATCACGGAGGAAGATACTGGAATGCCTTTATACGAGAATGTTCCAACTATAGTACAAGGTATAGCATATACACTTAGAGATTTATACTATGTTAGTAAGGATGGTGGTATACAAGCAATGAAAGACTATATAAGTGCTAACCCAACAGTTAGAGCTAGTCTAGCTAAATTACTTAGTGATATGCTTGTAACACTATTGTTATTCTCAGTATTTAAATTTGTTTTAGACCCAGCTTATACAGACTATAAAAAGGAAATGAAAGATAATCCTGTTATAGCTAATCTAGCTACAGAGATATTCTATAAAGCAGGAGGACGCTCATATGACTCTTTTAGAGGTCCACTTAATCTTAAAGACTGGCTTGGAGATAATGTAGGTTCTCCAATGTATGAAGTAAATCTAAAAGTAATGTAGGATGCTATTAAATTTGCTACAGGTAGAAAGAGTGCTACTGATGTAATAGTTGGAAACTTTGCAGTTGCACGTACAGGTAAAGATACATATAATGCTTGGAAGAAAGCCCAAGAGTAAAAAAAAAATAAGGGGAACCCGGTATTTCTACCGAGCTCCCCTATTTTTATTTGAAATCCTTTCTGATTTCCTTAACCTTATTAAAAAGGTCTTCAAGTGTACCATTATTCTCTATTACATAGTCCCATCCTTCGTAGTCATCAAGAGCAGTTTCACTAATGTGATTACCTGCACCTGCACCTGGACGATTAATACGTATAAGAATACCTCCACGTTCTTTTACTGCTTCAGCTTCATTTGGGAATCGCACATCTGCTACAATAACTAAATCGTTATAAGTATTAAATAGTGCTTTTACCCAGAAGTCTGGATCTATTTCTTTTCTTACTGCTGTTCCTAGTTTCTGTAAGAACTCTCTCACTGTCATATTAATCCAATCAAGATGTCTCTGCTTAACCTCTTGACTATTAAAATCATCAAAAGGCATATTAAGCAAATCCTGAGATACTTGTTTTAGTAAGTCTGCATAATGAACGACAAAATGGTCATACACGAAACATATGTCAGAATTGTCATAAACAGACCAACTTATTCCAGGATTTGAAAGTAAGATTTGCAGCATTCTGGCTGTTGTATCTTTACCAGCTTGTGCCTTACCTGCTATTCCTATAATCATACGAAAATACGACTTTTAACAACATTAGCCAGAACAGCTCCATCTGCATTAGAATAGCTCTCCTTGAACATCTTAATAATCTTACCCATGTCTTTCTTAGTTGGTCCACCATCGAAATTCTTAGCAATGATATAATCAACATGGGTTTCAATTTCTTGTACAGACATCATCTTAGGAAGAAGTTTCTTTAGCTCATTAGCATATGCTTTATACTCATTAGCTATTTCCTCTCTTCCATTGATTTGGTACATCTGTGATTGATCTGAATAATGCCCAACAAGTTTCTTTAGTACAGCAACTTCCGTATTAGAATTAATATCTTCCCCCTTAGTTTTTCTAAGGACAAGTTCCTGCTTAACCTGCTTATATGCTTCTAATTTAATTGGATTCTGCTCCTTACGAGCTTCAGTGATGAGTTCATCGATATTAATCATAAATATTAAACAACCATGTTACTTTCTTTTTAAGAATCTCTTTAACTTTTGGATTATAATCTATCCATTCCTGATTTGATAGCATAAAGTGGTCTGCATTTGTAATATCACTACCAAATACAAGGTCAAATACAAAGTTATCAAATAACTCTGGAATCACTACATCATGATTAAATGCCCATTTATAACTATCAATATCACATACTGGTATCCATCTTACATCGTCTACCTCACCTTCTTCTCCACCTTCAGGTTTCTTTCTATCAAGTACTTCGTCTTCAAAGATGATAGCAATATGACGTAGAGTTACATTACCATTATTTGAAGTCTCAGGATCGGTCTGAGTGTAAACTTGTAGGAATTTTTCTGGATTTATATCATATCCAGTTTCCTCAAAAATTTCTCGTGAACAACATTGCTGAGCAGTCTCATTGGCCTCTAGGAAGCCGCACACGGCGTTCCAACAACCTTGGTAGTCTGGTGTACCAGAACCACGAAGATTGGCTAGAACTGACCATTCTCCATTCACAACTCTAAATACAAATGCTGCTACAGCACAATAACGTCCACTCCATAGTACCTTACCTGCGTGTGGACCATCAGGAATTTTGTAACTCCAATTCTTCTCCATGTTCATTAAAATAATAAAATACTTCGTCTCTTACAATCTCAGGAATAAATGCATTAAATAAAGGTGGACATTGTCTATATAAACTAGAAGATAGACTACCATTTGGTCTATCAACAACTAGTAACTCCCAATCTTTTAGAATCTGTCCACCATGCATCCAATCATTTATCTGTGGCACCAAATCTTCTCCTACAAGAAGATAGGTTTCATCATTACAATACTTAGTCCTAAGAGCATGTAATGTTGCATAAGAATAGAATGGAGGAAGCATTGCCTCCTCTATTCTATCCACTTCTGCTTTTCCATTAAATTGAGTACATATTCTATCCATCCAGCTACATCTAACATCGAATGGTACTGGCTTGCTCTTTTTAGTTGGATTATGCATAGCAGGAACTACTACTACTTTATCCATACCAAATTCTACAATTCCCTCATTAATAACAGTAAGATGTCCATAATGAGGTGGATTAAATGACCCTAAATAAAAAGCTACTTTCATTTAATACGATAATTTATAAAATCCTTAGATATTTATTCACCTTCTAGTGTTAGAGAGGCTACTATCTTGTTATCTCCTTCGTAATGAAGTTTAATTTTAAGATTATCTTTTAAATACTGTTTTACTTCTTCCATACTATTTTATTTATTAAACCAAGTTTTCATTCCATATGGAGTAATAGGTAGCTCTTCTTTATAAGAATTAACTATAACTCTATCCTCAATACGTGTCACTAGTTCAAGACCACACTTATCAATCGCCTCTCTATATTTAAAACGATTGTCAAGGGAGTTCAAAATGAAGTCCACATCACCATATGTAGCACCAGGAGCTATCTGGTCTAGGTCAGTACCTGATGTATTATCATCAGTTGGCTGCTGATTTATAGATTCCTGGATAGCATTGGCAGCTGCAGGTACATAATGCTTAAGTACTTCTGCAACTTCCCATATTTCATGCTTCCACAAGTAGCTGATTCCTACATTGTAGTCACCAACATCACCATGTATAGTATAGAAACCAAGCATATGTTCAGTCATATTATCAGTATCTATAACCATACCTTTATAATTAGAAGCCAGCTGATATAGGTACATCATACGAAGGCGTGCCATGATATTACCATCACTGATGGTAGTAGCCTTAGATTCTTCCTCATTATCATAGAAGAATTCTCTAAAGCCCTTGTACATTCCACCTAGAAGAACTTCCGCGAAATCATCACACAGGATTTCCCCAAGCTCATTTGCAATTACTACACGTGGAGCAGCCTGAGGTTTAATTGGAAGGCTTCTTCCAATAAATGTAACATCAGGTATATCCTTAGTCGCAAGGTGACATATTACTGCAGATACAGTACTATCTATACCACCACTAAGCCCAAGGACTACACTCTTTAACTTGTTATGCTGTACATAATGCTTAAGCTGTTCTACAGCATCAGTTATCCACTTGTCCCAATTTTTCATATTCTTCTTTTGTTAAAACGGTATTATGTAAATGTTCTAAATTAACTAACCATCTCTTATCATTTTCATCTTTAGTAACTACCCAGCCTTCTTCTTTTCCTTCCTTAACATATATACGTTTTAGATAGGAATTAGTTGGAGGATAGTAACAATAGATTTCCTGACCAATAGTCAGTTTTTCACGAGGTTTAGGAGGATAGAGTGTTATTGCACTCTTCTCCTCCTTAGCCTTTTTAGTTGTTTTGCGAGGCATTTTCTAAAACAATATCCAAGATATTCTGCTGAACAGGACTACCTAAACGCTTGCCTGCATCATCTGAACGCTTAATACAATGGAGTTTTGGACTATTCCAATTCTCTTGTACTTCAATAAGCTTCATCACCTCATTAAGAGGTATAACTCCACAGTCATTAGTAATGTTAGTACCTATACCAGCAACAACATTAATTCTACCAGCAAAGTAATCTCTAATATCCTTAAATTTAGGGAAAGTAAGAGCATTACTCATAACAAGAGTCTTGCTAAGAGGATTGATATTCAATGACTTATAGTGCTCAATGAACATATCTCCTAGAATTTTCTCATCACCAGAATCAATACGTGGACCATCAAACAGCTTACTATACTTACGAGAGAACTGACTTAGGAAGAACTTGGTAGTATAGGTATCAACCAATACTGTTCCCAGATCTCCGTCATAACAACGTACCCAATCTCTCATAGAAAGTTCGTTAGCCTGTTGATAGCCCCAAATTGCTCCATGAAACATAACCCACTCGTGTGGGAATGTACCACAAGGCATCATATCATAATCCAGTGCAAACTTAACATTAGAAGTGCCTACACAAGTCTTTGAGTTATCCTTAATATACTCAATAACCTTCTCGTGAATGTCAGAAGAGAAACGTCTGCGAGTACCAAACTCAGAGAATATCAGATTCTCTTGGTTAGCAAACTCAATCTTCTCTTTCAGATTCTTATACATTAGTTCCTCATTAGGCTCAATATGGTTATAGTAATAATAAGTCTCTGATACAGTGTAAAGGATTGGAACTTCATAAAGTGTTACTTTATAAAGGTAATCAGTTACACGAATATGCAGATGGCCATATTTGTCCAACCATAGAGTAATTTTTTTTGGGTTGAATCGGAATTGGCTGAGCCACTCCCAATATGCCCAGGGAAGGAATCGAGTGAGCCACTTGTTCTTCTGAATTTGCATCAGCTCATGAGGAGTAAGAGATGCATAGTCAAGAGCACTAAGCTCATCCTGAAGTAACTCTAAGAAGTCTTTGTCATAGACAGTGTTATTTCTGTCTACATACTCAAATGTTCCCACTGCATTGGGATAAAGCTTCATATATGCATATGAAGTTGTGAACTTGTACAGGTCAGTGTCTAAAATGCTTAAAATCATAATGGTAAACAATATTTAACGCTAAATTCTTCTAAGATGTTTAATAAATCAGCAGGAAGTCTATCCATAGCCTCAGCAACGATATCATCTGGAACTCCCCAAAAGGCTCCTGCTATAGCTCCAGCCATACAAGCTTGAGTATCAGTATCACCTCTTAAGAGTATTGCTTTACGAATAGTCTCTTCATAAGAATTACTATCTAAGAAGCAACAAATAGCTTCAGGTACAGACTCTTGACAACTTACTTTAAAAGTATATCCAGAATCCATAATGAACTTGGCAGATCGGTCTATACTATAAGAAGGGATCCTCTCATGAATTAAAGAGTAAATAGCATCTTGATTATAATTATTAAGAGCAGCTCTAACAGCTAATGCTATAGCTTTTGCTCCTTTATAACCTTCTTTACTGTTATGAGATACAGATGCTTGAAGTTCTGCATACTTAGATACATCCTCTTCTTTTGTAAAGGCAGCACCTATAGGGCTTACTCTCATAGCGGCACCATTTCCCCAAGAGCCATAAGGCTGTGGATCATCACTATCAAGCCATGCTCCAAAGTTACTTCCATAGCCACGATTTCTATACTTTCTACCAAGCTCTTGCATACATTTAATAAGGGTAGAAGTCTCATGTTTGTCATCCTCTACTAACCACTTAGCTACTGCTATAGTCATTACAGAGTCATCAGAAAATGTAGAGTCTTCCATCCATAAAGGGAAATTAGGGCCTATAGCCACCCCATGACGAAGGAACTCATAAGGGACACCTACCATGTCCCCTATGATTGCTCCTAATACTGGATTTTTTATTACCATACTGCTTCAATAATTGGAATATCAAGTTCTGTTGCCAGAAATCTAAAGTTATTATCATCAAGTGATGCTGTCAAATTATCAAGAATAACAGGATGCATTTCCTTTAGAGCTGCAGCAGTATTCATGACACAAATGTCACCCGCAAGACCACAAATCTGGACCTCTTCACTCTTACTAAAGATACACTGATCCTCACCTGTCAAATCATTGATATTGTAGGCAAGATGGTCAAGGTATCTAGAAGGATTACCATTAAAGGCAGTAAATGCCTCTTTTCTCTGACCCTTCTTGTAGTTAAGCCAGAAGATATTCATGGTTGTAATAGCCTGAACAATAGGTGCATAAATCTCAGCACCATGAGTATCAGCTACACAATGCTCGGGGAACTCACCACCAAAATGTATGAAAGAGCAATGGTCTGGGCAATGCCAATCCTGGGTAGTTATAACCATTCCAACTTCTCCAGAAAGAATGTACTCTACTACTTTGTCCAGTGCTGCAACACCACCTTCTACTGCAAGTTTACCACCCTCAATGAAATCATACTGAGGATCAACAATAATTAAAGTTTTTTTCATAAATATAATTAAAATTTAAAGAGTTATTGCTATCCATATAGCTATTACAAACATAGCTCCAAGGACAAATTCTATAAAATATTCAGCATTATCCCTTTGAATAGAATAAGCTAGTCCACATATAAAGACTAATACAGCCATACAAGCACATAGTACGCTCATAGTCCAAACATGTTAACGTTGTTTTCTTTTTGATACTTAATCTTTTCGATTACCTCTCTCCAACTTATTGGTGTAAAATTGTTCCAGTCTACTCCGACGTCATATTGAGATGGTTGTAGGCTCTTTTTCGCAATAGCTGCGTCCAATCCATCAAACTTATTATGGCTACTGTGAATATGACCAAAAAGCTGGATTGTATAAGGCTTGTACCCTGGGTAACACATAAAAGGATAGTGATTGAGGTACACATTATAACCTTCAATAAAAAGCCTGGCCTGCGGAACAATACTTTCAAATAGCTTCTCATAACCTTGTCTTAAATTCTTTTCATCATGATTACCTACAATAAGATGGATACGTCCATTAAGCTGCCCTAGAAGTGAATGCCATGCCGCTGAACCAGCAAAGCAAAAGTCACCAAGATGATAAACAATATCGTTTGGACCTACAGTCTTATTCCAATTGTCTATCAAAGTTTCATTCATTTCATGGACATCATTAAATGGACGACCACATAGCTTGATTATGTTTGCATGGCAAAAATGAGTATCTGAGGTAAAGAAGATATTATCTCCGCTCTGGTATTTAGTGATTATCTCCATCCCTTGGTATGTTTTTCGTCAAGAGTATACATCGCTGTAAATCTCTTAGCATAACATTCACAATTCTTAAACTTCTTACCTGAACCACAAGGACAAGGCTCATTACGTCCTACCTTCTTAGTTCTACGTACCCAAGGAGTATGCATCTTCATCCACATTCTACCAAAATCCTCATTCTCAAGAATTCCCTTGAAGCCCTCAAGCTTCTCTGCATTTTTATTGTTCATTTTTTCCATATGCAAAATTATAAACGGAGTGTACCCACTCCCAAAAACCTAAAGCATCATCTTTAAATACTGGGAAATCATCTCTTTTAACACAGAAATATCTATCAAGCATCTCTGCATTTTTACCTTTAACTACCTCTCTATATTCATTGTATTTTTGAACAAAAGAGTTTAGTATATTTATCTCATCATTAGATAAGGCTCTTGCCATATCTTGTAGGTTGATAACTAGATACTTACAGTCAATAGACTTAAAGTATTCTACCCACTTCTCACCAAGATCCGTAATCGGTAATATCTTGTCCTGCTCCATCACCTCTAATTTCTATACCGACCCCTATATGTCCAGGTGTAAAACGGTACTGATATAATCTAGCTGGATGTTCTTTCTTGAATTTTTTGGCTTGCTCCATTTCATAATCGTTAAGCCAGAATGTAGTGTTTTTATGGGGTATAATATAATTATCTCTTATATCTACCCATCTATGATTTTTCCACCATCTTTTAATCGAAGTCCACATCAGCTATTCCCTCTACGATATCCCCTAAAATATCTCCTACAATTTCAAACAAAGCTCCAACTTTCGTCAAAGATTTTTTAGTCTTACTCTGTAATTTTCTGAACATTTGAAATAAATCGCTCGTTACGAGAAATACTCTTCTCAATATCGTCAATCTGAGTATTCAGATTGCTGATTTGATGTTTCTTCTCACTAATCTCGGAGTGCATTTCTTCATTAAGTTTCTGACACTTCTCGACAATCTTAGTGAAAGCCGACATAGACTTAGCAATACGGCGATTATAATCGCCAAAAATCAGTTTAAGAATAAATTTTAGCATAAATTAAATTTAATTATTAATATAACCCTCATTGAGGAACATTTCATGTAGTTTATTTGCAAGATAGCGAGCATCAGGATGAGCTGCTACATCACAACGAAGTTTGAAGAATCCTTCCCACTGTTCGATAGTACCTGTCATAACAAGCTCTGTCTTAAGTGCATTTGGAAGAATTTGTCTTGCTTGCTGAGGCACTAGTTTAGTACCATCATCAAGTGTAATCATATCAAGATAGCAATCCTCAATTTTCTGAAGTGTATCAACATATTGAGCAACTGTTCTATCTTCAACTGTTAGCATATTCATAAGAATATCATCTTTATAATTCAACCACTGCTTTCTAGTCTCTCCTGTTAGAGGGTCTATAGTAGCAGCTACATTCTTTTGAATATCGTGAATCCACTGTGGTATTATATAGGTTATCTGACTACCAAACTTAGCCTTATTATAGTTACAATATCTGGTACTTTCCTGTATAAAGCTGAATACTCTATGGCGTACAAATTCATGGCTTACTCCTCTGTCACATGTAAATTTTACAGTTATCCTGCGTTTAAATAGATTGTTCTTAAAGTCCTCTTCAGTAGGTTCTATAATACCATCAAGTAAAGCCTTATATCCATGTTCAATAAGAACTCTATAATTAGTTGTTAAATGTATATAGTCATCTGCCTTTCTAGAGTAACCAAACCATTGATATGGACAATCTATAAAGTTAAGATCATGATAATCTATCAAATCTTCCCAAACTTCCTTAGGGATATCTAAATAACAAGTACCATGTTCAAGAGCTGCTCCATGCCCTCTATTGGTAAGCATATCTACAAACTTCTTCGCAGAATCGTCTGTAATGTGATCTTCTGATTTGTATGCGGTTCTACCACACTTTTCTATGTGTTTATATAGTCCATCAAGTCCTGGTTCTTGCTTGATGATTTCAACAGAGGGTTCAATAAATTTCATTCGTAAACAGTTATAGTTTTTTCTACTGGGTGTACTTCTTGAAGTTCTTTTCCTATTATATCTTCATCATCCCAATAATAAGAGTAATCATATTCAAAGGCATAATAGTGATTATCTAATTTAAATACTATTCTCTTAGTTACATATGATTTTTCTAAGTCATAACTTATAACCTCACTTTCTACTTCTTCAAGACCATGTTCTTTCTCCCAAGCTTCTGCTTTATCTTCAAGTTCTTGCCAAGTATCTTCTTCTTTTACTTCAAATGGGTATTCATCAGGATCCATATCCCAATCACAGTCCCATTTAACTAAGCGATCATATAAAAATTGAGTAAGCTTCACTTTACCATCGATTGTTTGAGAACAACATATCTCCTACGAGTCCCCATATAAATACAATTAGAAGAATCTCTTTCATTAGAATGTCTCTATATTATCTATAGTCCATCCTTCATCTGTAAGTACTTGTAAAAGCTCTGGAGAGATACCTTTCTTTACTCCATCTTCATTACTTATCTGTAAACTAATTCCTTTCATTTCTTTTTAATCTCAAATTTAATTTGAATTGGAGCATCTTTCCATTCTAACTCTTTTATAAAGTTAGGAAGATCTTCAAATGGAAAACCCTCCATCAAAATGGACTGGGAAGGTTGATCCTTCCACAGCCACATTTTCTTAGTACCTCTAATAGGCTTATCTTTACCCATGTAAAGACTTCCATCATAATCACGTGCTACCCACATATTTACCAAGGATTATTAATTCTTCTAAAGTCTTCACCTTCAGGAACTGGGCAGTCCTTCTTCCATTCCATTGGACGGATTTTAAAGAACTTTTCTATTTTCTCCCAAGTAATATTAGCTATTTCCATCTTCTTACAAAGTAGCTCCTTAGCTTCTGGAAATAGATTCAACCATAAAGACTTTCCTCTAAAGTCAAATAAGTCGGGATACATCATATCATACCCAAGTTCTGGTGCAGACAGGACTTTCATTAAAGTAATAAACTCTTGAGCATTAGCATCTGTATGTATTGTATAGGTTATACCATCTAAATATGGCATAATTCTATTCCAATAATCAGGCTTACACTCAGAAGTATATAAGAAGATTTTTGGAGAAGTTCCCATGTATTTATG